GATGACTATGAGTTTTCTGAAGAAGACGAACTTACCTTATCTAACCTAGAAGATAGCATTAAACATGAATAGACAGTATAATAACATAACTACTAACACTGCTAAGTTTTTTGTTGGCAACGAAGTAGAACACACACCGGCATATGGTTTAAAAACATTGTTTGTTGTTGGTAATCAAACTATAGAAGCAGTACATTATCGGTTAGATGCTGAAGAAGATGTTACACACATCTTCTTTGGTGCAAACCATAGCTTTAATCCAAATACACCAGGTGCATGGATTGACTGGAATCACATAATTGAACACTTTTTAAAATTAGGCAAACAGTGTTCATTAGATATTCCATTTACAGTAGTAAACGATTTTAATAATAAAACTAATTTATGTTCATATGCAAATTTTATTCCTCAAATTAGAATTCCGGTTGCAAATATTAAAGATTGGAGTTATAATACAATGATAAAATTAGATGACATAGATTTTAACGCAACTAATCCCGGGGTGTGGACACATAACTTAAAAGCATTGCAAAATGACGATGTGTTTACTAGCTGGACTGACTATAACAACGACAATATAATTAAATGACAGATACACAAATGATATGGGTTTCTTTTAAGAAAGAAGGAATTCACCATTACCCTGATGCATTAACTAACCCTAACTTAATAGATGTATCTTTTTTAGGACATCCACATAGACATATATTTCATTTTAAAGTATGGATAGAAGTTACGCATTCTGACAGAGACATTGAGTTTATACAATTTAAACGATGGTTAGAATCATTGTATATTAGTTCAACATTATCATTAGATAACAAAAGTTGTGAAATGATAAGTAATGATTTATCATTAACAATTAGAAATGAATACCCTAATAGGGCAATTTGGATTGAAGTTTCTGAAGACGGCGAAAACGGATCATTTATTAAGTATTTGTAATATGAAACATTTTGTCTCAAAAGCTATGCTTGAACAACAGATTAATCGGTTACGCCAAGAGATATCAGACTTTGAAATCCAACATATGAAATCAGTTAACCCTAAACTTAAAAACGTATTACACATTAAACAATTAAGAAATCAACTGTACGATTTGAAGGAACAACTGCTAATTCGTACTAAACAAACTATATTAAAAAACGGAAGAAAATAAAATGGCTAAAAATTACAAAACATTCTCATACTTAGAATCACGTCCAGATGTTGTTAAAATCTTTGAAGATTTAGAAGCATTCCATGACTTTTGCAGAATTGAGTTACGTAAATTTGATCCAGCAGATTTATATCGTAAAGATAGTAAATCATACGGTGCTTACATTGCTAGTAAACGCCCTCGTAAACCATATCAAGGTAATAAACCTTGGCCAAACGGTGTTAGACCCAAAAACACATATCAAAAAAAATCTTAATCTTATTTTTAACTGAAAGCCCTACGGGGCTTTCACCGCAGGACATATTATGAAATTAAAACCTACTATTTGGATATTTGCTATTGAACCATTAGATACTCGATATACTAAACAATGGATCGAGCATATTCCATCACAACTTAAAGAACACGTTGGTGATTACAACATTGTACAAATTACTGGTGATCAACAAGACTCAGAAGTAACACCGGGTGCATTTTTAAACTTTATAGATACTAACATTTGGAAAGGATCACAGCTTGTTGGTTTTTTAAAAAACTATAATAAATCTTCAACTAATGATCATTTCTTATTTACAGATGCATGGAATCCGGCAATTATAAACTTAAAGTACATTAAAGACTTAATGAGATTAAATTGGACATTTCACGGGTTGTGGCACGCAGGTAGTTATGATAAACACGACTTTCTAGGTGCTATTGATCACGGGTGGGTTAAACTAGCTGAAAAGAGTTATTATGCAGCATTTGATCATAATTACTTTGCAACTGAATTCCACGTGCGTATGTTTATGGAACAATTATTAAACAACGGAATGACTAGTGAAAATCCGTGGTTTGAAGAAGATTGGGATGAACGTTACGACGATGGTAAAATTGTACGCACTGGTTGGCCAATGGAATACTTAGCAGACGAACTAGCGCCGTATGCTAATAAAGAGAAACGTGATTTAATTGTATTTCCACATAGAGTTGCTAGCGAAAAACAAGTTGATATTTTTAAAGCATTAGCTCATCAATTACCACAATACGACTTTGTTGTATGTCAAGAACAAAAGCTAAGTAAAGATGAATATCACAACCTGTTAAGCGAAGCAAAGATCGTGTTTAGTGCTAACTTACAAGAAACATTAGGCATTAGTTGTTATGAAGGTGCGTTACTTGGTGCTATTCCAATGGTTCCTGATAGATTAAGTTATAAAGAAATGTATATGTATCATTTTAAATATCCATCAGAATGGACTGCTAGTTATGCAGACTACGAATCACACAGTTATGATTTGTGTAACAAAATTATCCATTACATAGAAAACTATAATGATATTGTACCATATGTTAAACAACAAGCCGATTACTTAGCACTGGAATTTTTTAATGCAGGAGATTTATATGACAAGTTTAAATGATACAATAACAACATCATCTGGGTGTGATACAATTACATTTAATATGGATGGAGATCCAACACGTTACAGTATACCAGCTTTTGATACTATTACACTTAGTGACTATGTATCTAGTTCAACTGCTAGCGGAATATACAATGGAACAATGCATGGTACTGCTCCGTACACAATTAGTAATTCTTCTACTATTGGAATTAATGGGGGGTCATCTTATTACACCGGCACTGGTGGTTATTGGAATCAATCATATAACGGTAAACCATTTGAAGATAACTTTCCAGAATGGAATGCATTTAGAGAGTTGTGTGATGAATATCCAGGATTAGAAAGAGCATATCAAAACTTAAAAACTTTTTATACTATGTGCCATGCAGATAGTTTATTACCAAAGGACGATAAATGAAAGTAGTAAAATACAGTTGGAAACAATTAGAAGGCGCAGCATTGGAGATTGCACGTCAAATACAAAAAGATAACTGGAAACCAGATTACATTGTTGGAATTACACGCGGTGGACTTATTCCTGCAAACTTACTTAGTCAGTATCTTGGAGTTAAGATGTTAACATTACACGTTAGTTTACGTGATCATCCGGATGATAACGAACACAATGCATGGATGGCATGTGATGCATTTGGAATTACTGATGACGAACTAGCAAGTACCGGACAAGCTAAAAACATCTTAATTGTTGATGACATAAATGACTCAGGTGCAACCCTTGATTGGATTAAAGAAGATTGGAAATCATTGTGTTTACCAAATGACATAAGATGGAAACACGATGTATGGCATAAGAATGTAAGATTTGCTACAATATTTGATAATAGTGCTAGTAATGCACATGTTGATTATTGTGCAGAAGAATTTGATAACCGAGACGATCCAATTTGGATTGACTTTCCATGGGAAAACTACTGGAAGAAATAATGGAACTACATTCAATAGCTAAGAAACACGGTATACGAAGCATAGACGTTGAACAATTTTATGCTACAGATGGTTATTATTCGTTAGATTGGTCAAGATCAAACCTACCAAGCGAAAGAGCAAACGTTACACGGTCATTAACTGTTAAAATACACGAGAACGATTTTATAAAGTTAATTAACAACGCTGAAAAGTGTGAAGACTGGAATAAAAAATACTATGAAGATATGTATGTTAGAGATTCTAATCCAACTGTAAAAGCAGCATACGAAAAATATCAAATGTTTTTAGAAATAGCAAGATCGGAAGTACACAATGACAGACTTAACTAAAGAAGAACTACAAGAAAAGATTTTACAAGTAAAACGTGATATTTCTAAACATAGCGATTCAAGTAATCCACGTATATTATTAGGCCTTCAAGAATATGTAAATTATTTAGAAGACGAATTAAAAACATTGACAAATAAACAGTAGTGTTGTATAATACACACTTACAACTAGGAAATTATATATGAGCTTTAATAAAACAAAAACCGATTCAGAATTAGGTTTAGAAATACACAATCATTTAGTAAGTTTAGGAGTAGAAACTCCGGTAACTGAAAAAATATTAACATCATCAGAAAAGATTAATATCATTCAGGACAAGTTTTATGATATTATGGTAACTTTAGGTTTAGACTTAACAGATGACAGTTTAGCAGACACTCCTAAACGTGTTGCAAAAATGTTTGTCAACGAAATATTTTGGGGTCTTGATTATGATGCGTTTCCCAAATGTACTACTATTCAAAATAAGATGGGATACAATGAAATGTTAATTGAACGCAACATTAACGTACAAAGTAACTGCGAACATCACTTTGTAGTAATTGACGGGTTTGCAACAGTAGGTTACATTCCAAAAGATGTTGTACTTGGATTAAGCAAAATTAATCGCGTAGTTGAATACTTTGCAAAACGTCCACAAGTACAAGAAAGATTAACAGAACAAGTATTCCATGCACTGGAATACATTTTAGATACTGATAATATTGCAGTAGTAATTGATGCAAAACACTATTGTGTTGCTGCAAGAGGTGTAGAAGATACAGGTAGCACTACTATTACTAGTAAGTTAGGTGGTGCATTTAAAAACGATCCAACTACTCGTGCAGAATTTATGAGTATTGTAAACAAATAAGGAGAGTTATGAAAGACTTAAAACCACAAATTCCAGCAGTAGGCATTATGAAAACAAGTGACTGGGGTAACAGTAAAATGTATAAAATTCAATGCACATGCGGCAACGACGATGACAATATTGAGTTTATGATTGAGGCAGATGATCTTAATATGATTACTGTAACTACATTTACAACACAAAAAACTGCGTACTGGGATAGACCATTTGATGTTTCGAACACATACAAAATTAAAAATTCGTTTTTAAGCAGTATTGCATACGAAACATTGAGCTTTCTTAACGGGTTTCAGCATCGTATTAAAATGACATGGAATTTGTGGTTTAATGGTTATCTTAAATATCAGCAATCAACTATAATGACTGAACAACAGACATTAAACTATGCAGAAACATTGAAGGCTGCAGTTAATGATTGCAAAGATTTTCGTAAACAAGATAGGGCAACTAATCTTAAATGAGGTAGTTTTAAACCCTTAACATATAAATAAGTGTAGAGGAACTATTATGAACTACTTAATGATTAAAAAATGTATGAATACCGGACTTAAATATCTGTGTAAAACAAGCGGTAACAAAAATCCTTATTTATATACCGGATCCGGAGTTAGATGGTTGCACCATATTAAGAAACACAAATCACATATTATAACTTGTATAATAGGTGAATATAATACTAAAGAAGAATTGCAAGAAGCAGGTCTGCATTATTCTAAATTATATAATGTAGTAAAAGATTACACCTGGGCAAATTTAACAGAAGAAAAAGGCGACGGTGGATTAATAGGTAACGGACAATTAGGTAAAACTTGGAAAATTAAAGATACATCTAATATGAATAAACCAAAAACTAAAACAGATGCTTGGTATGAAGGTAAAAAAAAGACTGCTGGTAAAAACAACTATCAATTTAAAGGTCAAATAAAGACCCCATGGGGTCTTTTTGATACAGGTTTAGATGCTATTACAGAAGGCAAACGATTAAGAGAATTAGGAAATACAGAAGTAATTACAGATGGCAATACTTTAAGAAAGTATTTACATTCGTTAGATACTGTGTTAAACTTACAAGGCAGGCGAACTCCAAAAACTTGGAGAGGTAAAACGCCAAGAGAAATAGGTTTTGAAATAATAAAGGATACAGATGTCAAAAATTAAGATATCAGAAATATTTTACTCTCTACAAGGAGAGGGTAGATTTATGGGAGTGCCAAGTGTGTTCCTTAGAACGTTTGGGTGCAATTTTTCTTGTAGAGGGTTTGGAATGCCAGCAGGTGAACTAAGTGTACAAGCAGATGCGATTGCTAATAATGGTATACAATATCATTCATATGATGAACTACCATTAGTAACTACTGGCTGTGACAGTTATGCAAGTTGGCATCCAAAGTTTAAACATCTAAGTCCAGCGATGTCAATAGACGAAGTTGCAGCTAAAATGATTGAGCTGTTACCTAACGGTGAATGGGGTGGAGTACACTTAGTAATTACAGGCGGCGAACCATTATTACCAGGTTGGCAACAAATATATCCAGAATTACTAAGACATCCATTATTAGCAGACTTAAAAAACATTACATTCGAAACTAATGGTACACAAGAACTGTTACAAGATTTTGAAAACTACTTATACATGGAAAGACGGTATCAAACTACGTTTTCAGTTAGTCCTAAACTAAGTGTAAGTGGCGAGCCTAGAGAAAAGGCAATACGTCCTGAAATAGTAACCGAGTATCAGTTTTCAGGGCATAGTTCATTTTTAAAATTTGTAGTAGCATCTGAAGAAGACGTAGAAGAAGCGCGTGAAGTAATGCAGCTATATAAAGACAACGGATTTAGAGGTGATATTTACTTAATGCCAGTAGGCGGTGTAACTGATGTATACAACCTTAATAATCGACGAGTAGCAGAACTTGCATTAACGCACGGATTGAGATACAGTGATAGACTTCACCTCCCTCTCTTCGGTAACAACTGGGGAACATAATGTTTGGAAATTTTATAAAAAAAGTGTTTAGTGGTGAAAATCCAGAACTAAAACATCAACAAGAAGTACAAGAAGCAATTAAAGCTAAACAAAAAGCTAAACCTAAAGCAAAAGTTAAGCCAAAAGCTAAAGTAATTGAAAAAGAACCGCTAACTGACAAAGAAAAAGCTACCTTAAAACATGAACCATGGGTTGATGTAATTGGGTTTAAAGTTAATCCAAGTAACATTAGAAATGGTTTTTTTGAAATTGATTGGAATGATCACTGGATTGAAAAATTAAAACAAGAAGGGTATGGCTTTGACGGCGATCCTGAAGAAGAAATAGTAGGTCGTTGGTACAGAGATATTTGCACCAACGCTGCAGCAGCCGAAGGCATTGATATATCAGATCAGGACTTTGGATTCCTTAACGTTAACCGATCAGGCAACTAATGACATTTATTTTAGTAGATACTTCAAACTTATTTTATCGTGCAAGACATTCAGTGCAAGGTAGTGCCGATTTAAAACTTGGAATGGCATTGCACATTACATTTAATAGTGTTAAAAAAGCATGGCAAGACTTTGGAGGAGAACACGTAGTATTCTGTTTAGAAGGACGCAGCTGGCGTAAAGACTTTTACGAACCATATAAGAAAAATCGTGCAGTAACACGCGCTGCTATGACAGTAAGAGAACAAGAAGAAGATAAACTTTTTTGGGAGGCATACGGTGATTTTACAACATTCCTAAATGAAAAAACTAATTGCACAGTATTACAACATTCAAAGTTAGAGGCAGATGATTTAATTGCTGGATTTATTCAGATGCATCCGGAATCTAAACATGTTATTGTTAGTACAGATACTGACTTTCATCAATTGATTAGTGAAACTGTTAGTCAATATAACGGTGTAGCAGATCAACACGTTACTCACACCGGATATTATGATGCTAAAGGAAAACCTGTAATTGATAAGAAAACAGGCGAACACAAAGTACCATTTGATCCGGAATGGGTATTATTTGAAAAATGTATCCGCGGTGATACTAGCGATAATGTGTTTTCAGCATATCCTGGTGCTAGAACCAAAGGCACTTCAAAGAAAGTCGGGTTAACTGAAGCGTTTGAAGATCGCAACACAAAAGGTTATTCGTGGAATAACTTTTTATTACAAAAATGGACTGATCATAATGGTCAAGAACATCGGGTATTAGACGATTATGAACGAAATCGCGTGCTAGTTGACTTAACTAAACAACCAGCAGAAATTCGGTCGTTTATTAACGAAACAATTAGTACTAATTCTAAACCTAAATGTATTACACAAGTTGGTTCACGCATGATTAAATTTTGTCAATCATATGATATGAAACGGATGATTGACAATATCCAACCATTTGCAGAACCGTTTCAAGCAAACTACCCAATAAAATAATTATGAAAAAGATTACAATACTAAAAGAAGAACTAATTGAAATATTAGCAGTACTAGACAAGTTTCCAGATGTAGAAAAGATTGATGTAGGGTATGATAACAATAGCGGTATTGGTTACATATTAAATATTTCATTCCCATACGTAGTAAACGGTGTTGCTACTACTCAAACTGTTGAAATTACAGGTGTAGATCAATGGTAGAAATTGAATTACACGCTAAACCTATTATTGATGGCAAATTTTGGATTGTTGAACAAGACGGTTTAAAAGTTGCTACACTGCATAAAAAAGAAAACAAATATGTGTTAAGTAATATAGACGGTGAGATACTGTTTAATAAAAAAGAAGAAATAACTAATCAATTTGGATCTGATTTCTTCTTAACTAAACATAATATAAAAGTGTCTGCGGTTGAAACAAATGAGTGTTATGGATATCCGACTAGTTGTAAACCGTATAACGCTATATACGACGTTAGACGCAAGTTACCACTGTTTACTAAAAGTGATCAAAGTAAAAGTCTGTACTGCGCCGGATATTATACTATTAAATTTGAAAAAGGATGGGTTAAAAGCTTCTGTCCTAAAGTAATTACTATAGAACGCAATGATCACAAAGGTCCGTTTAAAACGGAATTAGAAATGAAAATGGTACTAACTAATGCAAAATCAGATTAATTTAACACCAATAACACAATTTGCTCAGTTGTTACGTGCAACTGAGCTTTCTCAACAAAAAGAAGTTAAAATTCCAGTTCAACAAGCTAGATTACTTAACTTAGCACTAACTGAGATTTTAGATCAGCTTAATCAAGATAACATTGCGCTACTTATTGAATTACGTAATCCATCTTCTCCTGAAATAGTAAACATAACTATGGATGGTGGCGGATTTAGCGAAGGCAACTAACGATAAATACACGTAGTTAATAGGAGGACCTCATGTCTCGACCCAAACCACGTGTATTATTAGAAAATCTTGACCCGAACACACTTCAATTAGATCAAATATTAGAAGCAGATGCTATTTGGGCGGTTGTTTATAAAGACGAACCATTTAATTTAAAGACAACTTCAAAACAACTCGGTTCTAAATATAAAAAATCGTCTTTTTCAAATCCAGGTCATGCACACAACTTAGCAGAAAAGCTAAACACTACATTTAAATGCAGCGACTTCGCTGTTGTAAAGCTAACTAAAGGGGTTACAGTGCGATGATTCTACGCGACACACTAACACGCATATTTTTAGACCAATGGGGAAAGTGTTCTGACGACACTAACGTAAAACTATACTCTCGCAAATGGTGGCAATCCTCGCGTGTAGGAAAACAAACTGCTTACAGGTTAAGTGAAGATGGGTTTGAGTTTTTAACTAACACATTAGAACTCAAATCATACGAAATCCCATTTACAGATACAATTGAGATAAGTCCGCAGACTATTGTGTTCTTAGAACGGTATTTAGATTGTCCTTATTACTTAACATATAAAAGTATAACAGTGTTCTCAGAACGCAAATGCGTTGAACTATATTTCTTTTCAGATGACATACGACGATTTGGATTAGCGAAAGCAATGAAAGAACGAACTTCTTAATTAAAAATAAGTCTTGACGTTTGCTAAAAATACTGTATAATATGCTACATAGTTTGTTAGCAACACAACATATTAACACTGCTACAAGTTATTTAATTTACTTTTTCTTTTTTACTAACCTATGAGGTAATAATTTATGAGCAACAACATCGCATCACGTACAGTCGGGCCAAAAGGCGCTAAAAAATCTTTACGCAAAGCATTTAGCAGCAAACGTCCATTGTTTATTTGGGGACCTCCAGGAATTGGTAAATCAGATATTATTAAACAACTTGGTACCGAGTTAAATGCTCATGTTACTGACGTGCGTTTAAGTTTATGGGAACCAACAGACATCAAAGGTATTCCATACTTTGACTCAGTAGATCAAACAATGGTATGGGCTCCACCATCAGAGTTACCAAGCAAATCATTTGCTGAAAAACACAAAATGATTATTTTGTTCTTAGATGAGATGAATTCTGCTGCACCGAGTGTACAGGCTGCTGCTTATCAGCTTATTTTAAACCGTCGCGTAGGTCAGTACGAATTACCAGACAACGTTGTTATTGTTGCTGCTGGTAACAGAGAAACAGACAAAGGTGTTACTTATCGTATGCCAGCTCCATTAGCTAACAGATTTATCCACTTAGAAATGGCTGTTGAATGGGATGACTACTTTGAATGGGCCACAGACAACAATGTACATCCAGATGTTGTTGGTTATTTAACTGCTTGCAAAAGTGATTTATACACTTTTGATTCAAAATCAGCAGATAGAGCGTTTGCTACACCACGTTCATGGAGCTTTGTTAGCGAGTTGTTAACAGACGGCGATACTGACTCAGACACACTAGCTGACTTAGTTGCTGGTTCAATTGGTGAAGGGCTTGCTATTAAATTTATGGCACACAGACAGTTTTCAAGTAAACTTCCTGATCCACGCGCTGTACTTGAGGGTAAAATTACACATTGTGAAACTAAAGAGATTTCAGCAATGTATTCACTAACTGTTAGTATGTGCTATGAGTTGAAAGAACTTTTCAATAAAAAGGCTGCTAACAAAAACACAGCAATGAACAATTACTTTTTGTTTATGATGAACAACTTTGAAACTGAAATTGCAATTATGGGTACTAAACTTGCGTTATGCTCATACAAATTGCAAATTGATCCAGACGACATTGCGTGCTTTGATGATTTCCACAGCAAGTACGGCAAATACATTACTGCTGCAAGCGGTCAGTAATACCAAAACAGTTGACACCGCCGCAAGGCGGTGTTATACTTTGTACTTTATAATTATGCAGGAGTAATTCATGGCTTTAGATTCAATTGTTGATAAAATTATCGTAGCTCGCGTAGGCTTACTATTACGCCATCCTTTCTTTGGTACTATGGCAACACGTTTAAAAATTGTAGACGGATCCGACTGGTGTCCAACTGCAGCAACTGACGGTCGTCATATCTTTTATAATCGTGAGTTCTTTGAACCGTTAACTGTAAAACAAATTGAATTTGTTATTGGTCATGAAATCCTACACAACGTTTTTGATCACATGTCACGTCGTGATGGTCGCAATCCTAAAATCTTTAATATTGCATGTGACTATAATGTAAATGGTCAGTTAATTCGTGATAAGATTGGCGAAGTTCCGCCTGTTATTAAAATCTTCCACGACACTAACTATTACGGTATGGGTTCTGAAGAGATATATGATAAGTTACTAGAAGATCACGATGAAGATTCACTTTCTAAAATTGGTGAGATGCTTGACGAACATATTGACTGGGAAAGTTCAGGGTCAAACGGTCGTCCATCATACAGTAAAGAAGAATTGAAAAAGATTCGTGATGAAATTCGTGAAGCTACAATGACTGCAGCACAAGCAGCAGGTGCAGGTAATACTCCAGCTAGTATTGCACGTTTAATTAAAGATCTTACTGAGTCTAAAATGAACTGGCGTGAGATTTTACGTCAGCAAATACAAAGTACTCTTAAAAATGACTTTTCGTTTATGCGTCCTAACAGAAAAGGTTGGCACATGAATGCAATTTTGCCAGGTACTAACTATGACGAAACAATTGATATCTGTGTTGCAATTGATATGTCAGGGTCAATTGGCGATGATCAAGCTAGAGATTTCTTAAGTGAGATTAAAGGCATCATGCAAGAGTATCAGGACTTTAGCATTAAGTTATGGTGCTTTGATACACAAGTTTATAACGAGGCATCATTTACTGGTTATACTATAAGCGAGTTTGATGAGTATCAACCAAAAGGTGGCGGTGGTACTGACTTTGATGCTAACTGGGAATATATGAAAGAAAATGACATTAATCCTAAAAAGTTCCTATGTTTTACTGATGGGTATCCTTTTGGAAGCTGGGGCGATGAGTCGTATTGCGATACTGTGTTTATTATACACGGTAATGATACAATCGTAGCCCCATTTGGTGAAACTTGCTATTACGAGTTTTCAAAAGAAAAGGCATAAATGGCACTAAAAAATGGAAAACCTAATCCATTAGATTATTTTAAAATGCGGAGAGTAGATTTTGCTTGTCCGCATTTTGAATACTTTACTATTAATAAATCAAGAACGGATTTACTCGAATTTATTAATGAATGGATTACTAAAAACTTAAATAGCAGATACTACATTGGAAAAGGAATTTCATTAGATAGTAATAACGCTATTGTTTACAACATTACAATTGGGTTTGAATCAGAAAAAGAACTTAGCTTTTTCACAATTGCATGCCCATATTTACATTCAAGATAATTAATTATATTACACTAACAGAGGAAAATAACATGACCGAAACTACACAAGAAGCAGTACAAGAAACCGCAGCAGAAGCAACTCAAGAACAAGCAGGTGCTGATCTTACTATTAACGATTTAAATGCGTTAAAAACTATTATTGACATTGCAAGTTCACGTGGTGCATTTAAACCAAATGAAATGGTTGCTGTAGGACAAACATATACAAAATTGGATACATTTTTAACAGCAGTTACTGATCAAGCTAAAGCAGCGCAAGGTGCTCAATAATGGCAGAACTTAAACATGTTGGAAGAGTTAAAGCTTCTGGCAAAAAATGTATAGTAGCATATCGCACCCTACCAGGCGATGCGTACAATTGCTTAATTGTACCTACTGAAAATTTGCCAGACAGCTATCACGATGCACTTATTAACTTAGTTGAAAGTTCAAGTGGTCAGGCTTCGTATGAATTTGCAGAAGCAATGGCACGCACTAACTTTCCAGATGGCAGTATCATGCTTGCTGCGTTGCACACTCAAGATAGATTAGTTAAAGTTTCAACTGATCAAATTGAAATGTTACCAACTAATTCGTACACAATTTTGTTGTCTGAACTAAATCAAGTTATTGCAGAACAACGTGGCACTACAGTTGATGAGCTATCTCTTAAATCTACAGTTAAAATAGAACAACCTACTAAACCTGTAGTTAAAGAAACTCCGGCTGAGGCAAAAGCGGCACTTGTTGAACTATTGACTCCCGAGCAAAAAGCTAAACACTATCGTTCAGAAGCAGATCGTCTTTCAAAAGAAGCTGCATCTTTACGTAGACAGGCTGAAGAATTAGTACCAACTGCTAAAAAAGTTAAAACTGAAACTGTAGCAGAAGAAGTAGTAACTACCACTACAGCAAAAAAGGAAAAAGTTGTTAAAACAGACGAAACCGCTTCCTAAAGAAGTAGTTGCACACTGGCCAGAAGTATTTGAAGAGGTAACACTTAATGTGTTACCTCTTCTTTATTTGCATTCAGTAGTTATTAATTTTAAAGATAATAAGTCTTGGGAAATAAAATTAACAACTAAAATAAAAAAAGATGGATGGAATAGCTTTCAACAGAGTTTATCAGAATTGTTAAATTCGTATGAAGAACAGATAGACGATGTAGATTTTAAACTGGATGCAGCAAAAGTAAAAAAAGATGTAGAAAAACTAACCAATAAATTTTTAAAGAAACAAAAATTATGAACATTAAATTAGTATCATATTCTCAACCAACTGAAGAATTTGCTGAATTAGGAATTACTGATGCACAAGAACTTATTGCGTTTTGCGCTCGGGTAAGTAATCCGTCAAATCAGTTTAATACAGAAACTTCAGAAAAACTTATCAACTACTTAATTAAACATAAACATTGGTCACCGCTTGAAATGGTTAATGTGTGTTTAGAAATTAATACCACCCGCGATATTGCACGTCAATTACTACGTCACGCTTCATTTAGATTCCAAGAGTTTAGTCAACGCTATGCAGATCCAACAAACGATCTGTCTTTTGAAATACGCGATGCTAGATTTCAAGATCCTAAAAATCGTCAAAATTCAATTACAATTAATACTGCAGAAGAAGAGGCAATTAATGATGAATGGCATCTAAGACAAGAAGCTCATATTAATTCAGCAAAAGCACAATATGAATGGGCAATTAGCAAAGGTATTGCTAAAGAACAAGCTCGTGTCGTTCTTCCAGAAGGCAATACTAAAAGTCGTGTGTATGTTAACGGGACGTTGCGCTCATGGATTCACTACATACAAGTGCGCAGTAACGTGGATACACAGCTTGAACACAAACAAGTTGCTGTAGCATGTGCGCAAGCAATTAGCGCAGTATTTCCAATGGTAAATGACTTTGTTTATAAGGAAGAACCAGTTTTAGAACCTATTAAAGAAGAAATTGTTGAACCTAAAAAACTTAAATGGCATCAACACTTTTTTAATTTTTACAAACACTAATCACAACAAAGCCGGCAATTGCCGGCTTTATCATTTGTACTACTTTTTACTAACTGCTATACTGAATGTTTCCATGGATTACGTGTATTCCACACAACTGCACCTGCACTGTTTTTAATATCAGCACCACCATAGCCATAATAGCCAGCATTAAATACAATTTTAACAATTATATTAAGTGTTGTTGGAATTGGGATGGCGCTATTCCAATTGCCGCTAGTTGGAATGTGTGTCCATGACACTCCGTTATTATCAGTCAAAACAATACTACCAGCTTGATGATCAACAATAACTGCGCGTAATACCATACCAGTTGTTACTAATATGTTCAAATCTTCCCAGTACAATGCCGGAATCCACGGCTGTGTTGACCAGTCTGCCTTTGGATATACCCAATACGATGTATAACCATCAGTCGCTCTATCTGATATATACGAACCTAAATTATACGCCGCTGGCGGTATCGACGGTACTGCTGGTGTTGTTGGATATGTTGCTTTTCCAGTTGGTATTACTGCTGTATTAGTTGGTACAGATGGCCCCCACGAAATTCGTACTTTAGCAGGTTGTCCCGCCGTTCCAGAACCAAGTGTTGGTTTTATATAAGAACCGGGTGATCTAGTTGTCCAAAGATAATTGGCATCTGAAGCTATCTCATCAACCCTACGACGTAACGTTACAGCTATACCAACAGTCTTACACACATTTGCTGTATTTTTAAACCATTTATAGGAAAGTGTAATTCTATTATTCCATTCAGCTGCTAGCGTAATGTTATAAGTTGTTACTTTCTTTGTTCCATCCCACGGTGTTGTAGTATCACCTACTGATACAAAACCGTAACCGTCTGTCCATATGTCTAAAATATAGTCTCCTTGCGGTATAGGCTGTCCTGCCGTTACCGCAGGACCATTCTGAACTTGCGGTTTTGTTTTGCTACTTACTACATTAGGCCATGATACAAAGAATGCGTCAGTACGTGTCGTAGCATCTGGCGGAGCAATTGCATGATCTGTAAAGAATCTTGGTATACCATAAGTCTTACCTTTAATTATAATAGTCGTAGTATCGCTTGATCCTTCCTGCGGTGTTGCTGCAATTAACTGCACACCGGCGCCGCCTAATCCGCCGCCGTTTGGAATATATACAAAACAACTTTCTGGCGGAACATACGAGTTACCACCAGTGCCCCCATTTCGAGATACTGCATTAGGAGATTTATTATATGCTTGTTTATCAACTAAACCGCCTCCGCCGCCGCCGCCACCTGAACCAGGGCTAGCTTTAGCATTAGCAGACACGCCAGCAGAAACATAAGTTGCTGCATATTTACCTATAAGCTGAACACCAGTTGAACCAGGGGTGCCCGGTAACGTTCCATTCAATCTCCCTGCACCGCCACCACCTGCGCCGCCAACTGTTACCCATGGGGTGTTGGTTAGTGGTTTTTTATTAGTTCCTCCAATATACATTGCAATACCTGCGCCACCTGCGCCGCCAAGTCCGCCCCAATCACCGGTTATACCAGACACTGTGTTAGTTGAAGGTGTAGATACGCCGCCGGGAATAAACGAAAACGACAATCCGTCAAAATTAGTAAGATCAATTATACCCTTAACTGAAGCTGCATTGCCGCCTGCACTGCCATCAAACGCTGCGCCTGCGCCGCCGCCCGTGCCGCCGCCGCCAATTAATTCAATTTGATAAAAATTAACACCGGCAGTTTTTGGCCACCATTGATTTCCTGTCTTTTGATCAATTTCAATAAAGTCATCACCTTTCATAACTTCAATAGGTTTAGTAGTAATAATGAACGGGGTGTTAGTAACAGGATCTGTAACTGTAAATTCAACTTGGAACGAACCTGATGTGTTTACTGCTAATTTGTTTGCAAATAGTTTTAACTTAGCAGTTGACACTAACGGTGATGTTGGATCTATTACGGTTGTAAATGTTCCATTGTTAACTAATTTAAACGGAGTGCTTGCAGAAGTTGATAGTGCTGTTGAGATTCCTTGTGGAGTGCGTGTAGAAATTTTCCATTTTACATCTAACGGTTTTAAAACATTAGTATTAAATGGTGTTATTGCAATTATAATTTCGCCAGCACCAGATTCAATAATACGAGCCGGAGCAGACTGCACTGTTATCTCTATTGTTTTAGTTACTACAGCAGGTTTTCCTGATGTATCTGTAATTACAACTTTTGGACACGGTGCTGCAAATGCAATTGGTATACCAGTTGCAGTGTTCATTACTTGAATATAAAACTCTTTATCACCGTCAGTTGCTTGATCAATCGCTGCAGCAAGTTGTATTGTTACAGTTTTATTTGTTACTACTGCACTAGTAGCGTTTGCATTTAACGTACCGTTTGGTAATGTTGCAATTGTAAAATCTGCAGGTGTTAAGTTTTTAGTTGCTGGTGTAAGACCCTTAGGCCCAATTACAGTCCAGTATAACCGCGAACCATTAGCTGCAGTTGGTGTAGTAATAGTATATGTTACCGGAACACCGTCTTCAGCAATTTTAGTTTTATCAGCTTTAATTGTATAAAATTCAATATCAGTTATAGTAATAATTGGAGTATTATCAATATTAATAATTGGTCCAGTTTGAGAACCAGATCTTAATACAATACTAAATGAATCATTTTCAGCTGGCAATTTATCAGGTGCTGCAGTTACCCCAAATGTTCCTACATGTCCAGTAATAGTAACTGTACCGGTTGCTTTTACAAAATCAGCAGGATCAATTGCTCCGGCAACTCCTTGAATAGACCAGTATAATGCAGTTTCTTTTGATATACCAGGAGTACGCACTGTAAATGTTACTGCTGATCCACTTTCTGCAATAGTAGTTACATCTGATGTTAATGTATAATTAGTACCATCAGAAACTGTTATAGTTGGAATAACTCCTGTTAACGGTGATAGCGGTAAACCACTTTTTGTTACAGCAATTGTAAATGTATCGTTTGGTTCAATTTGTGCATCAGGTGCAGCAGTTACTGTAATTATAGCAGTACTATTTGCAACTGGTAGTGTTGTTCCAGAAAATGCTACAAAATCAGCGGATATCATTGTTCCGGTAACTTGCACAACTGTCCAGTTTAATGTTTCTCCGTTATCAGCAAATGGAGTTGTAACAGTAAACGTTACTGATCCGCCTTCTGCAATTACAGTTGTATCCGAAATAATTGTATATGAAATAGATTCAGTAATTAGTACAGTTGGACTTGTAGTAACAGTGGTGCCTTCAACTGAATCACGTTTTAATACTAAAGAATAAGTTTCATTACCTTCTGTATTGCTATCAGTAGCATGCGGAATGATAATTGTACCTTTATTTTTAACAATTGAAACAGTACCTGACATTTGTTTGTCAGCAAAATCATTCTCATTAATACCGCTTGTACTTGGAGTTGGTGTTATTACCCAGAATAAATCACCATCGTCCATTTTTGGAGTAGTAACTTTAAAATACGCAGGAATGCCTTCTGCAAATGAAGTTACTTGTACTGTACTAATTTGAGATGCAGTTGGAGTAATAGTATAAGCAACAGTTTCAGTGATTGTTACAGTAGGCGATCCTGTTCCTCCAATTGCAATCGATTGTCCAGTTGCCGAAGTTAAACTAATAGTAAATGATTCATCACCTTCTGTACCGGCATCTGATGCTGCATACAGTGTAAAGGTACCGGAATTAGTTGTGCTGTTAACTGTAAATGTCCCAGTTAACGATGAAAGTGTAGTACTTCCGCCAGCAGTTGTAACAAAGTCCTGAGCTGCAATTGAACCAGTTTTACCAACAATAGTATAGTTAAATATAGAATTAGCTTTAAGTTTTGGTGTATTTAATGTAAATGTTACACCGTCGCCTCCTTCTGATATAGATGCAGTGTTAGCACTTAATACATACTCAACAACTTCCGAAATTGCAATAATTGGTGACGGAGATCCTAAAACAATTGGGGTTAAACCATTAGCTAATTCAATATGGAATGTTTCATTACCTTCAGTGGTTTCGTCAGCAGATGCATACAATGTAATTGTACCAGTACCATAGCGACCGGCACCTGTACCAACACCGGTAATTGAAACATCGCCTGTTAACGAACCCGGACCGGGAGTTGGTGTTTGACCATCATTAAAATCAATTGCGTCTAATGTTCCAGTATTGCCAACAACGGTCCACCCTAATGTGTTTCCAATTGCTGATGCAGGCGTAGTAACTGTAAATGTTACAAGTCCAGCTCCTTCAGCAATAGAACGAGTCGATGGACTAATTGCATATTTTATTTCATCTGAAATAGTAACAGCGGTTGTACTAGTTGCTACTACTTTTCCGTATACTGAGCCAGTGCGTAATTCAAAGATAAATGAACGCACACCTGTTCCAGGCGACGATGATTGAGTAGTAACTGTAATTTCTTTAGTACCATTTGCTGGTGTTGATCCATCATCATACGTAACATTTACTGCAGTTGGAGATACTGCAGTAACAAAATCAGTAATTTCTAACCCGGGACTTCTAAATAATGTCCAATATAAATTTGTAGTATTTGTTACGTTTTCAGTATGGACAGTAAACACTACTGCGCCACCTTTAATTATACTTGTTGCACTAGTTGTAACAGAATATACCGGTGCCTCTGGTTCCGGTACTTCAATGTCAATTGAAGTATCTTGGATAGTAACAGGTACACTTGAAACAACTACAGGAGATCCGTATGATGTAAGTCTAAGTTCTATAATAAACGCATCAACACCTTCAGTTAATACATCGTCTTTAGCAGTTCTTATAATAGTACCTTCGTTACCAACAATTGTAACTTTACCTTGTAACGTACTATCTTTAAAATCTGCTTCAGACACTGTGCCAGACGCAGAACGAGTGGTCCAGTACAATTCAGTGTTATCAGCAACTTTTGGTGTTTTAACAGTAAATGTTACACTGCCTGGTCCTTCTGTTACAGTTGATGTACCTGCAATAACTTGATAGTTAACAGTTTCAGATATTGTAATTTCTCGGGTAGTTTGTTCAACTGGTCCGTCAATATCGTCTAATCTTAATTCAACTTGGAATGTTTCACTACCTTCAGTTAAACTATCAGGTCTAGCAGCAATAATAAACGAACCTCTATTGTTTTGAATAGAAACTCTACCAGTTAATCGTTGTGCCGACCCGCCTTGTGCATCGGAAACAATGAAATCATCTGCAGTAATGTTACCAGAACCTGGTAAGATTGACCAATATACTAACGAGCCGTTTGATACTTTTGGAGTAGTAATATTAAATGTTACACCTGCTCCAGTTTCTGCAATTGACTGAGTCGATGGAGTAATTGAATATTTTACATATTCTGAGATTGTAACCGGATCGCCAATTTTAACAGTTGTACCAGATGCAGATCCTGTTTTTAATACTAAATGGAAAGACTCATCACCTTCAGTTAACGCATCAACTACTGCAGTTCTTGTAATAGAGCCGATGTTATTAGTGATAGTAACTGTACCAGTTAATGTGTTATCAGTAAAATCACTTGCAGTAATAGTTCCAGTATCAGTTACAGTTGACCAGTATAACACAGTACCGTTTGCTACTTTTGGAGTCTTAATTGTAAACTCAACACCAATTTGGCCTTCAGTAATTGCAGATCTTTGTGATATAATATCATAAACATTTGGTTCAGTAATTGTTGAACTTTGACTTGATACTAAAATTGCGCCACTTACACCGTCAGTCTCACGAATTTCGACACGGAACTGTTCAACACCTTCAGTTAACGTGTCGTCTTTTGCACGAATTAAAAATTTACCAACGTTGTTATTAACTGCAAATGTTCCAGATACACCATCAACTAGATCATCTGCATCAACTGTGCCAAATTCAGATACTACTCTATAATATAAATTCTTACCATTCTCTAATGCAGGAGTATTAACTGTAAAATTAATGCCCAATCCACCTTCGGCCATTGCACTATAATCTTTTGTGATTAAATAACTAACAGATTCTGTTATTGATACAGTTGGACCTTCTTGTAGCTCGTTAGTCATTGCTGCATCAGAATAGAATGTTAAATGAAACGATTCAAGACCTTCTGTTACACCGTCTGCTTTTAAATAACGAGGAACAACACCAATTTGATTTGATATTAATACTGATCCAGACAACAACCCGTCATTGAAATCACTTCCGTTTATTGTTCCAATATCAGAAAATGTTTGCCAATATAATCTAGTGTTAATTGGTAATTTTGGTGTTGTAATTTTATAGTTAACTGCTAGCACCGAACCTTCAGGTACTGTTGTTAAACTTGTAGATACTAAGTAAGGAACATCCGGAACAACCACTGCAGTATCAACAATTTGCATTAGATAACTGATTTGTACTTGTCTTTTAACTCCGGTAGTAGCATCAATTGTAGATAACACAATTTGGAAAGATTCAATTTGTTCAACTGCTTTATCATCAACTAATGTTCTAACAATATCAGCAGTATTGTTCCAAATTGTAATTGTACCAGTTAATGTGTTGTCTTCAAAATCAGCAGCAGTTATACCAGCTGTTAACCCTTTTGTTGCCCAATATAATTGTGTATTATCTGCTACACCGGTTGTTACAACTGTATATGTAATTGTGTTACCTTCAGCAGTTGCACTAACTGATTGTGATACAAAATTGTAAGATGGTGTTGTTCGTATCACAGGTACTGTTAATGATAAATCGTTAATTATCTCAGGTGCTGATGCAATTGTTGCTACTACCGGAGATGTTAATTCAGGTGCTACTCGAATTTCAACTACAAATTTTTCAGTTCCTTCAGTAAATTTGTCATCGCTTGCAGTTAAAGAAAACGATCCAAATCCGCTAGTAATAGCAAAGCTATCTTGTAACGTAGCTTCAACAAAATCAGCAGCAGTGATGCCATATCCTTTTACATTCCAATATAACGGAGCATCGTCAAAGTTTACAGTAGTAACAGTAAATGTTACTCCAGTTTGACCTTCACCAATTGAAGTTGAGTCACGTGTAATAATAAATGACGGATTAGCTTGTCCTGCAGACATTTCGCCAACTGCAGATGGAGCAGGAACTGCTACAAATACACCACTTGCATGATACGCCCTAACATTGCTTGTTAATGTTCCATTAACGTTTGGATCTGACAATGATGTAGATCCATCTGTAAATTCAACAGTAAATTCAATTGTTCTACTGTCAACTAATCTTGCACTTAGTTTATAAGTGTTTGGTTTAAGTGTATCAGTAGTTAATTTTTGAAATATAACTTGATAAGAATCAGTTAATCTTGAATACCCAATTGATGTTCCAACTGATTTAGTTGACGAAGTTGCACTTCTTTTAAAACTTATTACACCAATGTTTGCTAATAAACTAGTCCATGATGAATTTTTTGTTGTAGACGCGCCTGCAGAACGTGACGCAGAAAATTCAATTGAGCTACCTGTATTAAAGTAGTTACGAATTGCATCTTCATCAACAAATTCAGCAGTTACAATTTGGGTAGTTGTGCCATTCCAATCAGTTGTAATAGTATCCGATACTAATATATCGCGAGCTGCTTGTGCAGCAGGTGGAGTAACTGTACGGTTTGCTTCTACTTGTTTAAGAACTGTTTCAAATGCAGCCCATTGTGTGGCAGTAATTGAGTTAGTAATTGGAGTAATTGGTAGTGTAGTAAGTACACCAACTTGATGTTGTTTTGCTGCTAAAATATCAGTTCTTAAATTCTGAAAATCGAGCAAATTAGCCGGATTATTTGCAGCTAATTGTTGACTTAATGCAATTTGTCCGTAACCATAATCGCCGTCACCAATTTCAAGAATTCTTGAAATCCGTACCTGCATTGCATTAAAACTGGTTGTATCTGGTAGTGTTGCCATTATTTTTCCTTTTTAAATATTAAAGTATAAGTGCTTCAATAGTGTTGCCTTCCGTGTTATCACTATCATTGAGCGCAATTGCAAAAACTAAACTTGCACATTCACTTGTTAACGATTTTGCTAGACCGGTATCTGTGGCAATTAACCGATCACCTTTTTTAATAGCCCCAGTTGTTTTTACTGGAACTCGCCCTTTTAGTGCAACTATTGTGCCGTTAGCTAGCCCAACATTCATTATGTATGCCGGATTTGCCGAAACTACACCGATTGCACGATGCCCTGATTGTGCAGCAGTAACTTCGGCATCTCCTCCAATTATTAATACTGTACCAACATCGTATGTGTCATCTGCTAAATATTTTTCCGCTAAGTCAGCGTTAACGCCTAAATATGCTTTTCCTGCAAATTCAGTTGCATAAATTGATCCAGCTGCTATTTCATAAGATATAGGAACTATTGTTACTCCATCTGGAGCTAATGTAGTAGTATTCCAAGTAGTTACTGTAGATGTTCTAACTGGAATTGAATCAGCAAAGTCTGCTTCAGTCGTTGCATTAGTAGCATGCCCATTTAATGCACCTTCAAATGATGCTGCATACATATTAAGAAACTGATTGTCAATTCCGCCTAAGTTAGTAACATCATTAGTACCTGGGAAAATATCAGCACCGTTTAATGTTAATGCAGTATTTGTTTCTAGGGTTACGGAATCAGTAGTTTGAAATACAATAGTTTCGCTTTTTCTATTTTTAATTGTAGGAACTTCTAATTCATTATAAATTTCTAAAATTTGGCCTGGTCCTACTGTAAATCCATCATCAGAAAAGTTTGCAGCGTTTGGAAACACTGGTGAAGCTACAGTAATATAACCCTCTGCCGGTGTACCTGCTAACTTATCTGAATTAGATGCAGTACCATTAAATTTATAACCAGTTTCACTTATTGTAGAAGTTTCAGCGTCTAACCCAGAAAGTGTTATACCTTTATGAATTAATGCAAATCCATTTAACGCAGTAGCTTCGTCTACGCTTAACGCAGTAGTGTCTAAATTAAATTCAATTTCACTAATTATAAATGTTATAACGTTGTTAACAATTGCTTCAATAACCTGGTGAGGATTACCAACATCATCAGGTAAGCTAGTTATTTTTAATTGAGTATTTGCATTTATAACTTGACCGCCAATATATATATCGCGGTTACTAGTAGATCGGCAGTATAACCGTTCAGTTACTGAATTCCACCAAAAATCACCGACGGTTAACCCTGGGGGTGAAACGCCGTCTTCAACAATGTTGTTTACTGCCACGGTGCGCCACGCACCGGCGCCGTAGTTTACTTTTAATTTTCCAAGACTGCTGTCATACCATAACTGCCCAATAATTGCACTTGGCGGAGCTGTACGACTAGCAAAATTTTCAAGCAGCCACACAAAATTTTCATTTTGTGCTTCGCCATAACCGGCATAATTCTTGCCGATCAGCTTTAAATCAAGTGTGGTATTAATTGTGCCGTCGTCAACGATGATTGCCGAACTACCACTACTATTATATCTGTCAATGCTATAAGCCATCTGTGTATCCTTGTTTAATGTATTTATTCATATTGTACTATGTTAGTATCGAACTTACTGTAATAACGTCATTTACTTGTCGCCATTTAATTACAGTATCTTCCTCTGATGTACCAGTACCTGATGACAATTTAAAAGTTCTAACAGTTTTAATACTGCCATCTGTACATAACACTCGACATGTAGGCAACTGATCTGTAAAATTGCCAACATCAAAATCAGCAACCGGAAATAACTTCTCTAACATTAATCCAATTTTAGTATGTTTTTCAGCATCGTTTGCTGCATTATGCAAACCGGAAATATCTAACGAAATTGCATACGGTGCAGTTTGCTTAACTGCAGTGAGTAATCGTTCATTATTAACTACATCATTAGTGCCAGACGATGTCCTAACATTTGTAATTAATGGTTTTGTTTCATTTTCTGAATTTGGATTATTACTAACTAAGTTCAAACCTTGATTTATTGGATCCGGGCCAGCTTCAGTAGATGGCCAACCATAAATTACAGGCAAACTATTTGTGTCAATAATAAATGAGTCACTACTTATTACTGCAACTAACGTGTCATCAATCATTAATTTTATTACTGTATGAGAATTTTGATCAGTACCATACACTGACACTACACTAATTCCAGTCATTGACGAATCTTGAGGGCCTACTAAAAATGTTTCAACTCCATTATTGCACCAAAGTTGACGTGAATTTGACTTGATCCAAATATCACCTTGAGAAATTGAACTAGGCATCATTGGAGCTACAATAGTACCGCCTGAAACTTTATATCCTTTACCGTCATACACTTTTAATCTTTTTTCTAACGTGTCAAACCATAATTGCCCAGGTATAGATTGTTTAGGTTGTGTTGAATTTGCAAAATTTTCTAATAATCGAACTAAATTTTCATTTATATATTCGCCATATGCATTAGCACTTTTACCAATTAACGTTAAATCAGTTGTAGATTGATCAATATTTCCGTCAATAATTTCAGTTAGTACTGTACCATCTGTCTTGTTTATTATGTACGTCATTAAATAACACCTGTAAAAATAATATAATTAATTGTCTGATATGGGTTCATAATCGAAGATGCTTGTTCGTTAACACCTACGCTAGTTACCGTTGCTTTACTTCCAGTTGCATTAACTGACGCTAGTTGACCAATTGTTTCGTTACCTGCACCGTACCCTAAGGTTGATGCTGCTAAATCATGTACTCGATTAGCCGGTAATGCACCGTTTACTCCTACACCGTTACGATTTCCTCCAGCAGTAGCAGTACTTCCAGATGCTAATGATATCGAAAGTTCGTTGTCCATATCATCTTTACCTAACGGGAACCTACCTCTTAAATCAGGTAATGCAAACGTACTCACACCTAACAGTAATGTTTGATTTCGATAAGAATGCCCAATAACATCAAATAACCCTTTGTATTTTTTAATTACTAATTCTGATCCATCACAAAACAAATACCCAGATGGTACTGTAGTTCCTGCAAACGGAAAAATTGATCCAACTGGCACAACCGGTACTGATGATAAAAACTGTGCTTTAGTAATTGTTTGAATACCAAATCCAGTTTTATTTCTAAATATTAACATTTGATCAGTATCTAATGCAGTAGCCGATGCAGGTTTAGATGTAAAAAAATCTGCACTTACTTTTGTTTCAAACACAACCGGAGCAGTTCCATTAAAATTAACATTTGCCGACGTTATGTCTCCACTGAGCGAAAATGCTACAGATTGTGTTAGTGACGCTGCCGACCCGTTAACGTTACCAGCAAGTGTTCCATTAAATACACCGTAAAACTGTGATTTAGGAGCTACACTATTTGGAGTTATTGCATCTGCAGAGCCAAACGACATTCCAAATACATTTCTAAATGGTTGTGTTGTTGCTCCAATATCATAAATTGGAACTGCAGTTGCCATTGGTACTAATACTGACCCTGATGTGTCTTTGCTTAATGTAACAGTATCAGCAAACTTAGCTAGACTTCCAAAATTTGATTGTTTAGCAACTGACAAACCACCGGCAGTAATTATGCTACCAGTTCCAATAGCTGTTGAATTAGCAGTCCCGTCAATAAATAATGATCCACTAATTAAAACATCACCTAATACATCTAATTCTTTTTGAGGGTTTAAATTATTACCAATTCCTACAAATGGAGCATTATTAGTTTTTTTAATAAACAATCCAGACACAGGCGACTCTGTTGGATTACCAAATGCAAAATTAATATTCTTATTTGCAAACGATGTTAAACTAATAGCCGATACCGACGAACTAATACCAAAACTTGAATCTTTTCCAATAGTAATACCGTCATTTGAACTAACCCTTAACGACCCAGAAATTTCTGAATTTTTATCAGATCGTAAAAAATTAATAGCACTAACTACATTACCATCGTAATTTAAATTATCTGCAGAGAACGCAGTACCCCATAATTTATTAAGTTGTGTACTGTCAGTTACATTAGATTCGCTCGATAATGTTAATCCTCTACCAATTACCGAAAAACCAACTGTAACAACTTTTGGAGTAAATTGTGATTCACTAATTATTGCAATTCTATCGTTGTTTGCATACAGTGATAGAATTGACCGAGTAGTATCGTCATCTGCTATCATTGACTCTGGTTTTGTTCCGGTTAGTATTCCGTCGCTAAACTGCGGTCCAACTACTTGCCAATTAGTTCCTGAGAAAATTTTCAACTGTTGTTGCTCAGTGTCAATCCACAAATCGCCTCGCTGACCGCTAGGTTCAGTGTTTGCTTTTTTTATTAATCCAGTTGGAATAAACTCAGAACCGTTATATACTCGAAGTTCATTAATATCAGTTGTAGTATTAAACCATAACTGACCAGTTACTGGCTTAGTTGGCATTGAATCAGATGCAAAATTTTCTAACAAATGTAAAAAATTTTCTGCAATATATTGTGCATACCTTGGTTTATTTCTACCAACAAACGTAAGATCAGTCTCGTCGTTATAGGTTTCATCTGTAACTTGCAATGATCCAGATGCCGGATCAGTAAATCTAACATCATATGAATTATTTGCCATATCTTAGACTCCTGTTATGCCAGTTAAACTTTGAATACGTACTGTATAATCAATTTGAATTAATCGATTTAACGATTTTTGTACAGGATGAAAAATAACATGTGTTAATAACAATTCATTCCCAGTGTCGCTATACGATTTTAATCCAATTTCATCAAATACAAATAATCCGTCGCTACTAATTGAAGTGTCAAATGCATTCTGTCCAGCTGGCTCGCTGTAATCTAACAAACATGTAATAAAAACATCGGTATAATTTTTACCTACAGTATGTCGAGAATCAATATAATTACGGGTTGGATCTAAATTATTCTTAGAATTATCATCTACAACTTTTGTAAATGTTTCATTATATAAACTAGAATTTGATCCTGAACTATTTGGTGATAAGTATGTAATAATTCCAGTTGGATCAACTGCTGTTCCGCCGTTGCCAAAACCCATCTGGTATATAAATCCCTGACCTCTGTTTGCAATGCTGCTTGCTAGCGCAATGCTCATATTTTCATAATGAATTGCATTACGTTTATTAACGTACACTTCATTACTTGTAGGGTCATAGATCTTAAGGTGTCCCTCAATATGTATGCCTGTTGTTTCTTTATTCTGCATAGTAGTCTCTCATTATCGTATATTTATCAAGTAATATTAAGTGTATGTTTATTTGTAAACACGCCGTTTTGGTCTCGGATATACTTGTCCAGACGCAGGTCTTATCCAATAATTAATTTTTGGAAACACATAATTAGATACCGGTCTCTCAGGATATGCATACAAATATCGATTTGGTGCTAACATTGTATCATAACTATCTGATATGCCCCCACTACCTGATGTTAATTGATTATCTTTTGAATATGCTTGTATATAACGTATTGCATCTGCCTGTGTCATAGTTGGGTACATCTCTAACACACATGCTAATACACCAGTAACCTGCGGGCTAGCCATTGATGTTCCTGATATTTTTCCTTTTACAAATGTTGAATCTCTTGGGTCAGGGGAATTTAACCATACGTCACTTATGTTAAATGAACTTGCAATGTTAGATCCTGGAGCAAATATGTTAATACCGGGCCCGGTATTACTGTATGAAGCTTTTTGCTCCGTCGTTGTTGCGCCAACTGATCCTACAGTAATTACATTTGTTGCACAACCTGGAGCAGATCCTTTATGAACATACCACGAATACGAAGTACCGCCATAAGTTGCCCAAAAATAATTGTTATAATCTAAACCAGTTTGATCATCAACAAAAAACGAGTCATTCCCTGCAGAACCAACTATAATTACTCCGTCGTCTATTGCTTGTTGTATATCAGAAACTACTGAACTAACGTAATACGGTACAGTTGCAGTGCCTCCAAGGTTTCGAATCTTAGCCGCATTTAACTGAGCAGCAGTTGCCGATGTGCCAACTGTGCCAACATTAACTCCTCGATAATTTATTTGAGTGATTGGACCAGTCCCTATCGTCGCATCGGGCCAACTAATCGATGTCCCGTAACTGCAATTACATATTGTAGGATTTTTACGACCGGTTGCTGGATTAATTGCTTTAGTTCTATGGAATGCTCTAATATAATCCCACATTACTAGAGAACTCATTGATGTGTTTGGGTTTGTACTGTACGGGCTAATATTATAGATGTTGGCATCTCTTGCCCAGCCGTTTGTATTACCTGCAACAGTACCAGCAACATGGCAACCATGGTTGTTATCCGATACCATATCCGATCCAGCTGTAGACTGCCACATATATGCATATGTTGATCCAGTTAATGCAGTACCATCATCGTCAATTGACGCAACTGTACCATTTAATGTAAACCATTGAAATTGATTAACTCGAGTGCCACCCGTGCCGTCTGCATTTTTTGCAAACTCTGGGTGATCTGGGCGAATATGCCCATCTACAATTATAACATCAACATTTTTACCACTTAGACTATGTGATACCGAATCTAATACTGCAGTAGTACCATTATTACCCCAATTAGGGATTTGCATACCTACTACACATCTCTTTAAACCCCAGTTATAATGATTTGAATTTGCAGTTGATGATTTATCAAACGTGTTAGTTGGAGATGTCCACATTGGTTTAACAGCAGCTTTGGCTAATTTTGAAAATGTGATTCCTTCAACTCGAGGATCAGTGGCAATTATTGCAACTTCAGCATGTGATAACATATAATGTGTGTTTTTACTAATCGGTCTTCGTCTATACACCGGCACAGCTCTATCAGGAACAGTAGTTAAACTACTCATAGCTTCCATATCATTATAAAAGGAATCTAAATCATCCATGCTGTTTAATGTAATTATAACTTCTTCTAAATCATCCATATTAGCTCTCCAATGGAAGTACTGTTAGGGTAATAGTAAATGTAGCTGCTGTCAAATTTGTGTTAGTAACTGCAAGTTCAATGTTTGCAGTTGGGGTAGATTCATTATTAAACCCAATTACTCCAGGAGCAGTTACAACTGTTGAATTTGAAGTAGTAATAATTTCTGCAATAACGCCAGGTGTTGACGGATCTGAAGTTTGCAATCTTGCTGCATCTGCCGTTCTTGATGCAGCGTCAGTATAAATCCTTACCCATGCGCCGCCTGCAGTTGAACTAGTTGCTACTGAATACAACGCATAACTTTTATAACCAGTAATTGTTAAGTTTACAGTTGCACCAGCTGCAATAGACGTAGTAGTTCCGGTCTTTGTTGCACGAGATAATGTAACAACACCAATACTACCGGGACTACTAATCACGCCACTTCCGTCAATTGTAATCGTAGTGCCATCAGCAATAACTCCGCCTAGTTTAGTAGTAGACGCTACCGGTAATGTGTAACTGGCTGCAGATGCACTAATTACTCCATTAACATTTATAGTAACTGTACTTCCATCTACTTTAACGCCGCCTAATGTTCCGTCTGACCCAATACCGGCAGTTGGAAGAGAATAACTACTACCTGAATTAGAATGAATTACTCCGTCAATATCTATAGTAATTGTAGTACCGTCAACTTTAACACCACCTAACGTTGTATCAGTTGCAGGTTGTAACACATACAACATAGGAGTGCCGGTTATCTTTGAATACGGTAAACTCTCAATCCATGACGGGTTTACATAACTCTCAGTAGTATACACTCCGTTCGTTACTGTACCGGCATTCCCAGTAATATTAGGTGATGAATGTATAACACCATTTCCATCAATTGTAATTGTAACACCGTCAACTTTAACACCGCCTAACACAGTTGATGTTGCTGCTGAAAGTGTGTAATATGTGCTTGGAGTTCCAGATAGTTTTGAGTACGCAATCTCTGTAATCCAAGAAGGATTTGCATAACTTCCAGTTGTGTAAACCCCGTTAGTTACAGTACCAGCATTACCGGTAATAGTAGTAACGGTTGGAATTACTGCGTGTATCACTCCGCTGCTATTAATCATTATAGTTGATCCGTCAACTTTAACACCACCTAATGTAGCAGTATTTGCAGGTTGTAATACATACGGTGGTACATTAGCGGTTATTATGCAAGTGTCGCCGGTTTTAGTTAATGTAATATGTTGACCTGCAGTTAATCGATTAAAAACCGATTGATTACTATTATATAATTCTGTAAAATTACCATTAATTTTAACTGCACCTGATCGCAAGGTATCTCCTGTTTTATCATTTGAATTTGCTCCGATGTTTATTATTTGTTTAGCCATTTATTGTTTCCTTACTTAAAATTGAATTTCGTCACTACCGAATGTATCAGTTATATTATCAAATGTATCTTGAAGCGTTATATGTTCTGCACCAGGTACTGCATTTATAAAGTTTATTATTGTCTGATCAGCAACCCATTTATTCCCAGTGCGTTTAATAACAGTAATAAGTGTTTTGTCTCCTAACATAAATGTTTGAGATAATCTAACAGTTTTAAAAATTCCATTTACTGAAAAATCTGCAGGAAATACTTCTTCAATTCCTAATCGTTCATTAAATACCTTATATGGAGTTTTTTGCAATCTAATATTACCAACAAAGAATCCCCATATATCATAATCAGATTTAAATGAATCTGCACTCGTATGTGGGCTTTTACATTTATAAGTGTAACTACCAAATGTTACAATGTCATCGGTATTATAAAAAACATTAGGCATCCATGATGAACTACTATCATACCCACCAACAAATACTTCAATGTCGTTACATTGTCCAAACCCTTTTCTAACAATACTTGCCGATTCTGCTCCTTTCCATATTATTTTAGATTTATTAGGCCTAAACGATAAATTTACTACTATTGATTTTCCATATATGTGATACAACTCTGAATTTTCGTCAACTCTGATTACTGATTTCTTTTCTAACGAATGATATTCAATAAGAGTAGTATCTGCATATGGGATTGTTTCAGAAATCCCTATAATTTGAACTATTGAACTAGCGTAATGTATTTCCGGAATGCTCGTTCCTAACGTACCACGACGCAATTGTCCTACTGTATTATTGTTAATTGTAAAATATTCAATCCGTTCACCGCCAATCTCAATCACACCCGGTTTATTAGTTAGCGGGTCTGGCTGGTCTAACATGCTTACATCGTCTAACGTAATAGTAGTATCTGTATTTAAAAGCATAACTGTTAATGTTGTTTGTTTACTTGCTGGCAGCCGCTTATAATGCACACGATTCAGCATGTCCTTAAACTGCATGTATGTATATGTTACATTATCAATAGTTGTGTAAACTTTAATAGCAACAGTATCAACTACTTGTCCAGGAACTATCTCTTCAGGGCCTGCAAAAATATTCTCAAACTTATCGCCGTCAATTACAATATCCTCCGGAGCTAATCCAGATGCAGAACTTGCACTAAACCGTCCGCCTGAAATTGCAACATCATAGTCGTTATCGTTTTCATCAGTACCGTCGCTTGTTACTTCACGAACAATAAACATACACGAACTTGGAATATCTAATTGTTCAGCTTCAAACAATATTTCAAAGAATAATTCAGGAATTACTATCGTTGTAACATCTCCGGTTACAGTCGGTGTTTGCATAATTGCAGTGCCGTCTATTCTAATGGGAGATCTATTAGCTGGATTTGCATCGTAATAAACATTTAACTCCGTGCCTATTGCTGGTATATTAAAACCATCATCTGGAAAATGTATAGTAACTGGCGCCTTTACACCACCAGTAGTGTATACAACTTTAACATCGTTAAATTTAGAATTTACATTATCCCATTTAATTGTATCGTATGTATAACTTTCCCATCCGTGTTTTACATTAAAATCTAATCCACTAACTTCAACACCGCCGTAATCTATACCAACCATTAATTGAGCTAAGTCTTTACCTAAATCACCAATTTGTGGATTGTAGTAATGCTCAATACGATCTACTGCGTTTAATACAGACGAATCTATCAAATAATTTACTACGATAACACTATTTTTTTCTGGTTTATGAGAAAATGTAATTGCTCCAGTATATTCTGTAAATCCTTTAGAAGTTGACTTTACAACTTGTAACGTATAATTGTCTCTTATTTCAAGTAATCCATTTACAGTCACTGAATGTGTTCCGATTTTAACATTTGGTGCCCATTTAAGAGGAAATTGCAGTCTATTACCGGTAACAAGCGTAGTTAGTATTGTTTCTGCCTGTTCTAATTCAGTTATAGTGGTTAACTGTGACACTCTATCAAATTTCATTTTAATTAAATTAGTACGGATTACACTATTACCAATAATTGCAGCAGCTACTGCCGGAGTGCCGTCATTACTCACACCCCCGGTAATAACTACCGTTGGTGTTGATCTATACTTAGACCCTGGTGTTAGAACTATAATTCGATTTATTGATCCATTTAAAATAAATGCTCTAGCAGTTGCACCAGAACCCCAGCTGCTTACAATATTAACTATCGGTTCAGTAACATATCCACTGCCGCCATCGATAATGTTTATTGAGGTTACTGAAAACCCAACATTATCTAGCCAATGTTTCCACGGATATAATTCATCTAGTGCATAATGACTAGAAAAAATTATATCATCGTATACTGTTATTTCCATTGGTTCTGCACGTTTAGTTGTAGGGTTAATTATTGCAGGTAAATCAAAATCTGTTACTGATAGCTCTGCAGTTTCAATTGAATTATAAGAGCTAACATATTCTCTAATTTGTGTACGATACGGTTTTACTTCTGACACATAATCTTCAAAGTTTGCTAAATTATCATTCTTATATGTAACTGACTTGCGTAAACTACCTACATTGTGCATTACATTAACAAAACTAGTTTTAAATATCCAATCAACATAAGTTTGCTCGCTCATTGCATACCGTACACTTGCAAAAAATAAGCTAAGATATTTGCTGTTATCTATTAAAAGGTCGTCCTTTATTGCATTTAAAATTATACGCAATTCTACTAATGCATAGTTGTCATACACCCCTAAATCATATAACATTCCGTCATACCCGACTGGTGTATTTAGAAAATTATATAACAACGAACTAAATTGAATTGTACCTTCTTGGCTTCCAACTACATTATACGCATCCGCCCAATTAGTTGAGTCAATTTCTTTCCATTTTTTTAATAACACCCATCGATTTGCAGTAGTAGTTAAAACTTTAACTGTTTGCCCAACTTCAATTTCAAATGCTCCTAAATCAGCATATGTATTAACTGCATGATTTATTGCAGTAAACTGGCTGTACGATGGTGCATACCAGTCAACTTTATGCCAGTATTGCATAGTGTCGTATGCTTGCGACACTGATTTAGACCAAATAGAAGTTGACGGTTCGTACGAGTAAATACTCCATTTCCCATTTGCTTGCAAATCGCTACTTACTAATACTGAAAAACTTCTAATAGTTAATACTGTGTTCTGTAAATATCCTTCACCTGCATTTAGTATCTCACATCCTTCAATTGACCCAGTTGAACTAATCTTAGCTTTAATTCTTGCGTTAATACCAACGCCGTGTACATTAATAGTTGGTGCTACTACATACCCGCGGCCTGGTTCAACTACTAAAATGTCAATAATTTTTCCGTTAACTATTACCGGTGCTACACTTGCTTTTACAAATTTCTTTGTAATAACAAATTGCAATTCAGCATCAGTATCAATAGATTTGTCATATAAGCCGCTAATTAATGTTGGAGGTATATCGTATTTTTGTAAATTTGATAAATTACAAGTATCAACAATTGGTTGATCGTTATCTCGTAATATTCTGTTAACTTCTTCAATATGTTGTTTAAGTGCTTCAAATCTGTTAACAAACATACTTTGACGAGGGCGATTTTCAATACCATATCTTAACTTAACCGGAATTTTTTGATCCGGTACAATTCTATTGTATTCGTCGTTACCGCATAAACTATTAATCCACTTTTGTTCTATGTTGGCAGGAAGTATTGATTGAGGTGATGAACTAATCAATTTCCACTGCGTGTGAATATTTTGATCAGTTTTATCAATTAACCAATATTCAATCAATAATACAATATTTGTGTGAGTTAATAACGGTCTTACATTTACTAAACTAAATGAATTTTCTCCAGTTAGTGCAATGCATTGATACCCTTCACCTCTTGGATTAGCAATTATCGCAGATGCATCGCTTGCAGACAACTCACGGCCACTAATTGAAATTGTAGTCTTATTCTTAACCCAGAAATAATAAGTGTAGGTAAATCTCTGACTTAACGTATCATACGCCGACACTGTTGAATACGCTAAATCACCGTATAACGATGTTCCGCTAATTCCTAATGCTAATCCTGCTTCAGTACCTGCATCGTCATCCCAGACTGACGGTTTTACTGTTGATTTAACCCATTCATAAACATCAACCGATGCACCCGGTGCTAATGTGCTCCATACACTATTTCGATAAACTACATTATCAGTGTAATTATCCATAAACTTAGTAGTACGTTTATCCCACCATAGTACACCAACTTGATCAGCAGCCCATGCTATTCCTTCATCTACATTTACAGTAGAATTACCAACTGAATAAGTTGCTGGATCATACGTAGTTTTAAACTTCACTTCTCGATTAATAACCTCTGGAAATTTTTCTTGAACAGGATCAACTATGTCTAAATATTTAACAGGTGTATTTGTATTTTTGTCATACATTATTACTTGTTTAATTTTTGAAATATTTGGTTTTGTTATTGCCCTATGTTGCACTGCCCAACTATATGTGTTAGTAGGTTTAATATAGTGATGTATCTGATTAGCATTATCAGAAGTTACAATAATGTTTGATGACGTTGAAATAAAACTAGTTCCATATATTCCAGTAATACGTTCACTAAACTGCCATTTAGTTTTATAGATATCAAATATATCTACTGTTGTATCACTTTTAACAATAATAGTGTTAAAATTATTTACAAACTGAACTTTGCTTGTTGCATATGAGCCAGGCATATTAGATGGATTTAAAATTCTAATTCGTTCTAAGGTGTCTGTTGAATATACTAGTATGTATGAACTGTTTAGCACTGCAACATAATCAGCATTTTTAGAAATAGCAATACTGCTAGCAAATGAAAAATCAGTAGCAGGAATAGTAATTATTGGATCAGTGTAATTATCATAGTTGTTATACACATATACATGCGATGCCGCTAATACTGCTAATACATTATTATCAGAAATTACTACGTCTTTACCAAAGGTTGATGATGGTTTAATAAAAGTAGAAGTGTTTATCTGCCATGCTATTTTACTAAATGTAATAACCCCTTCCGGTGTTGAATCAGGCATCTCGTCTAACAATACAGTAGTTGAATTTATTATTGAACGGATAGTTTGCCCTGTAGTAAATCCAATACCTGAGAGTCTCATACCACTTACAAGTTGAGCTGCACTGGACACTACTAATGTAGTTTGACTACTACCGTTAGGATTATAATACGCTTGCACTGTTGCACTTTCAATTGCAGAATAAGTAGCTTTATAAATCCTGTTATTATTTGTGCCTATAAACAGTGTAGTATTGTCAAAAGTTAATGTTTTACCAAACTGCATAGGTGAACTAGGGCGATCAAGTGTAAAATTATATTCATAATAATCACTAGAATTATTTTTATACAATTTTACTTTATTATTCTCTGTGGTTGCTAACCAACTGCCATCCTTAGATAACGCAATTTCAGATGCAACTATATTAAGTTTTTGCAATACTACCCAGTCAACTGGTTTAACTAAACTACTAGTGAGTTGCAATTTAAAAATATAGACATTAGTTGGTGTTAATACTGCAACTAAGTTTCCTTCTTTATTTGCAACAATTTTACTACCAACTGACCCGTTAAATATACCGTTGTCAATGACTACTGATTTATAAACTGGATTATACTTCCATGTTTCCCATTGGCCATTTTCGTTATCAACCCATGCTACATTGTTAGACGGTACAATTGATGCTACTTTTACTGTAAATCCAGTACCTGACCCCATGCCGTAATATGTCATAACAGTTGTATTATCAATAAATCCGTTGCCATGGGTTACTAATGTTACACTATCTACTAATCCTTTATCATTTGTAGTAATATTTGCAGTTGGATACTCTGTTGCAGTAGATCCAGACACATATACTAGTTGAACTGCATTATACGTGTGTGACATAGTGTAGCCAGATCCTGCAGTAAATGTAACCTTAATTGCAGGCAACAACTCATTAAATGTGCAAGTGTTATTATCAATCGACGAAATCTTTCTAGCTACTAATATTCCAATTTCTATACGTGCAGTTACAACTTGAACTGCTCGACTGTTAGGAATTGCAATCTCAAAAGAGTTATTAGCATAGTTAACATTTGAAACTTTAAAGAATCCGTCTATTAATTCTGGAGTAGTATGAGTATTATCTTTAATCCCAATAAATGCATTATTTGCAAACGAAATTGATTCATGAACAGTTATAGTATACCCAGTATCAATCTGTTCAACACTAACGACCGATAGCGGTAATTTAACATACTGATACACATTCCAACTATTTTCAACAAACGTACATAAAATATAATCATAATATGTATAATTTAAAATATTAAGTGCAAGTAATTCAGTATGTGATTTTACACTTGTTTTTACTTCATCTAATCTAGCATATATTGCAGATGATGCAACACTCGGTGCTGCCTGAAATGCAGTTGCTGATCTATAACCAACAGGTTTTACATACAAGTCGGTAGGTAAGTGCCGAATAACTAAGTCAGTATTTAACGGTTTAGAATCAACTAACTCAAATCCTTGCGGATTTGTTTTAAATAAAGATTCATCTAATACACATTCAAGCGTGTCAAATGCATTACACGCACCATATTGCCCTGAACGAACTGCCCATTCTTCGTAGAACTGTAAACTCGATTGATCATCAGCACTTAACACATCAAACAATTTGTTTAACACATTTTGTGTACCTTTTTCAAGAATCATTCCTTGATAAAATTTGTACTCGCTAACATCATCTTGGATAATGTTTTCTAAATATTGCCGTTTTTGATATCCAGTTAAATGCTGTGCCATTTTCTGTTGATTTACATCAAAATTTTCGCTGTCTAAACTATAAAAGTCTGTAAACTGTGATGCTTTATAATTCCAATTTGGAAGTAATTTAGAAGTTGGTTTCTTAGATAGCATTACCCAGTGGTCATCAACAAACGTTTCATCACCTTGTATTGATGATTTTGCACTATAAAAAAACGAACGATGTTGTACAACGTCACTAACTGCATACGATTTCCATGGAGTCCATTCTGATATCTTTGCTTGATCAATTACAAACCCAGGTACGTCTAATGATCCGTTCCAAAGTGTGCTTACATAACCCGAAACTTTAAGTTTGTCTTGTTTATATCCACTTTCTAAATTATAAATGGTGTCATTAAACATAGTAGAATTATTAAGAATTACTACATGCTCATGCTGTACTAAATAAAAACTTGCACAATAAATTCCAGATTCGTCTCTTGGACTGTATGAAATTGCATTATCTGTTCTATATAACTGTATCATTGGTACTGTTATTTGATGGCCCGATATATCTAAAAGTTCACAAATATTGTTTGTATTTGATATAGAATCAACAACACTTAAAATTGAAGTAAATGTTAACTTATTTGCTGCAGGACTTAATGAAATTAATGCCGATCCAACAATATCAAGTCCTGGTAAGAATTCATAATCGCCAATATTAAATATATCCGATTGTATTGATTTAAGTGCAGTAAAATAGCTACCATTAAATCTTACAATATCACCACGTTGTATTGCAGTGTACGGAGACCATTCGTACCAAGTATCTTGCATTGATTTCCAATTTGATGTTGTCCAAAATAAGAACTCTTTCGCACTAGTTTCCCAGTTTGCAATGTCACGCAAGTCTGTATTAAAGTCATTAAAATCAAAACCTTGTTCAATTAGCCACTGACCGTACCCTAATAAAAAGTCAACTACTGCTTGAATTGAATCTAATTTACTGCCGTATTGTAATATAACTGGAGTTTTAACCCATTTTTGTTTAAAACCTGCAGAAACTCCGCCAATGATTGGTAATTCGCCTAGCATTGCAAAGTAAGAGTTATCAAATACAGATGATGCTACATGAGTAGTAGTTACACGGTAATACTTTTTATTATATAGAACAATTTTTCCTTCAACAAAAGTTTGTAAGGCACCCCACACTGCATATGCCTCTGAAATTCCACCAATGTTTACTATTGTACCTACACCAAGACCTTCGTAATATCTAAAATACGGTTGTAGTTTGCTGTATCCTTTAATCTCAAAGCCGCCTTCAACCTTAGTAATAATTACACCACTATATGTTATAGTAGCAATAGGAGATGATGTGTTTAATACTACTGTATAATCTTCTTGAGGAATGAATACACTACCGACAGTAGTTGGAGATTTTGAATCTAATAATAAATTAAATTTTTCTTTACTAGTAAAGCCGCTTACTCGATAACAAAGTTTAGCAGTTATTAGTTTTAAATTATGTTTATACTCGTTATACTGTTGCAACGATTCACAATTAAGATAATTAACCAAATAATTTAAAAGTCCTGCAGTTTGAACTCGATCATTTCCTAAATATATGCTAGGCAATACAATGTCGCTTGGTTTAATTCGTAATCCAGTTTCAGAATATATAAGTTGCCCAGCGTTATTCCGTTTAATTCTTGATCTATCTAATAGCAAACCTATAGTTTTTGCAGGTGTTAATAATATAGCAGTTTTAATTACACTAAACGAATAATGCGAATGTCTTCTCCATGCTGATTCTAACGGGGATACATCACCAAATGTAAAATCACCTTGATTTGATTGAGAAATTATACCTGTAGTAAAATTAGAAATGCGAGGATCAACTAATCGGCCGTCTGAGTCAACTGGAATATGATCTAACAAATCTGGTTTTATATGTTTGAATATATTATATGTAAATGCTGGATCTTTTACTAAACCATTGCTTAGATCTTCCCATAAAATAAGATTATCCTTTGTGTACGGAGCTGGTCCATAAACACTTACCCACCATAACGGCTCTTCGCTAAACCCTAGCATTTCCCATGGACAAATGTGAGGACGATCAGTCCTAAGCATCCATTGATATATACCTCTCCAATATTTAGGACCAACAGTGCCATCAGCTGCAATATGATTTTTGTAATTAAAGGTAAATGGATTCTGATCATCATATGTTAACGGTGTTGAAAAATCTATACCTATATTAAGCGACCAAGAATAAAAATTAGACATTAACGCGTCGTTAAACTCTTGTAAACTATAATCAGATAATTGATAATAACAAGGAATTACATCATTTATATCAAAAATAGATTCATCGTATGCTACTTTTATATTATTATAAATTCGTTTTTCTAATTCTAAAATTAAGTCGTCTCTATAGTCATTATATGCTAATGTTAAACTACCATCATGGCCTTGAATCATCCAGCGAGGCGTAACTAGTGTAGTATCTAAATACATTTTTGGTTCGTATTTAGGCCACATACCTAACTTTGTAGGTGTTTCAGGAACTAAACAACCATCAGTAGTATCGTATTCAAAAATAGAAATAATGTCGCCAGTAACTAACTCAGCAGTAACAGTAACAAACCCTTGGTCACTAAACGTGTAATCTCGTCTATGTAAAAGTTGTAGGTCGTTTAAGTACACATTAACTGCTTTATTTGATAATTTAGATAAACTAAACACTGCTGATAATGAAAAAATCGTATTGCTTGAATCGGCAACTAAGAAATCAGTTCTTATTTTTGATCCAGTTGGTACCATATCACTAAAGTAATACGATGATGTTGCTGGTGTATCTTTAATAATAGTCTGTAATATTAAATCAGTATGTGGTACGGTATCTAAATCTACACCAAGTGAGTCGGCTAGATTTATAAAAATACGTTTAAATTTACAATAGTCATCTCGTGCTTGGTCAATTGCACGAATTACGTTATGTGAGTCTGATGTTATGTGATATACTGCTAAACTAGCAGGACCACTGTGCTGAATAAACTTTGTGCCAAATTTTGATACACTTCCTAAATCTCTTAAATTACCAACTCCTGGAAAATCTCCAAGAAACTCAGTAGTAGCACGTAAATTATCAACAATACTTTCAACATGATCAATCACTTCACCTAATGTAAATTCAGTAAGCTCGCCATTTAATGGGTTGTTCTGTATGTTATTAGGAAATTCATAATACCCATTTGAATTTATTGTAGTATTAGCATACACTTTAAACATTATCGTATCAGTTACTTTAACATCGTTGCTAAAAATAATCCGATAATACGGAAGTATTGCATCTTCTGTTCCAATTGTTTGTATCCAATTGTTAACAACAACGCCGTCTACATATGTTTGCTGAGGCACGCACACGCCATTTACATATACCCGCACTTGAATAAATGCAGGTGCTACATCAAAAATGTCTATATCAAAATTATTAGTTTTATTTGAATTTCGATATAACCGAATTGCTGCTTGTGGTGGACCTACATAAGTTTCCCATCCATTTACAAATCCATTATAGCTGCTGTATAAAAAACCGGTGTTTATTTGTTTACTAACTGTAGTTCCGTTATATTCATATTGAAATGTGTCCGATAATAATGTAAAATTAAATACAATATCACCAATGTTATTAATATTTTTATGCGATAACGAAAACCCTAAATTGTTATCAACAGTACCGTTACCTACTTTATAAGAAAAGATTGAAGTTCCTTTAAACGTAGTTCCAGGATATGTACTAGTGTCGCCAAAACTTATTAAATCTTCGTTGTATGCATCAAATAATGGTAACTGATTTAGCTCTGTCTTTTGTTGGCAAGTAACCCAGCTAATTCCATTAAACCAATACATAGAACCTTGCGCCAATCTTCCTTCTTTTACTAGAACTACTTGATCATATTCTGGATATGATTCTAATACTAATCGAATTTGCGCACTTGTTGAACCTAACTTAACCTCATGTTTAACATCAATAAACTCAACACGATAAATGTTGTTTGCTACTAACGAATCAGTATCGGCTGTAAATATAACACGCTGACCGTTAGTTAAGGTAACACCATCAATGCTATATCCTAATGATCCTTCTATTGTTGAAAATGCATCAACAGTAAACTGATCAATAACTGACACATCAGTAATTGCATTACTTCCAAAATTAAATAATTTTAAATTTTTCTCAAATTCAATGATTGGTCTAACTGCTCGCATTGATTGGTCAAACGATGCATGTATACCATTAAGTGTTGCACTCTGTTCAATAACAGCTTTGTGTATCCATCTATTATTTCTACTCCAACCGTTTTTATCGTTACTTCCTCGATTAATAACAATGTAATCAGGTTTACCGGAATACGATACTGCATCACTAAAAGGAGTTGTGTCAAACTTAGATGTGTCAAATAATATCGATTCAGATGTAGTATACGGAGTAATAATTTCTAACTGAGATTCATTAATTAATTGAATTGACTCGCCAACTCCTTCAACATAATACCGTCCAGTTTTGTACTCAGCAGGGTAAATATTTCCAACAAACCGAACTTTCATTCCGTTACTTAATAAACTATTAGAGCCAAATTGATACGTTAGTTTACCTATAATATCAGCATCAACATTAAGTTCTCCACTTATTGCAGGATCTAAAATAATAAATAATCCACCAAAATTTACATCACTTTCACTAACATAAAATAATTCAGATGGTGCATTGTCCGGAACAGTGAATTCAATAATACCATTTTCAGTTGCATTGTTTAATAATGTAGGAGTGATATATCGATTTATTTCCCCTGCATCGCGGTCAGTTTTAATACTAAATGGATGTCCAGTGCTATCAATTTTAAAATAATAAGTATAACCTTTGTATAATGTAATAGTTGGGTTTTGTAAAGTAGTGTTTGCCGAAAATAGATAAGATTCAGAATTTATCGATACACTGTATGTACTAATAACATCGTATTGCAGTGCAGTACTAATAGTAACTGTGTCTGCGCCATTTGGCATCCAGTAATAATTTTGAAAATTAACAAACTTATCCCAATCAATGTGCGGATTCCAACTATAAAATTCTTCTTTATTTACGCGAGAATGATTTGATGCATTATCATTTCCGTTTTTATCAAATGACACGTTTGCGCCAAAAACTCGCAACTGGTTTATGTAATCTTGATAGTCTTTTAAAAATATATTGTTACCTAAGTCGTTCTCAATTACAAACCCAGGTTCTAATTGATAATTTTGACGTAATCTAGTAGGTGCATTTACAAACACATCATCTGACGTTGTTGCTTTTGAATTCATTCGACCAATGTAACCGCTAACTTTGTTAACAGAACCTGATTGTGTAAGTTGAGTTAATGTTGATTTAAAAAACTTTTTATTAGCATCTGTTTTATAAAATGCAGGTAACAAACTAGCAACATTTGCGCGATCGCTGTCGTTGATAGCGTTTGATCTAGGTATAAAATTGTTTTTGTTGTCAGCCATTAGATACTCCCATATGATGAACTTGTTATTAATTGTGTGTTTGAGGTGTTGTTATTTGCAATTACATTTGACGATTTAATATTACTTGAAGTTAACCCTGATACTACTTCAATATCAGTTACAGTTGCACTGCTTAACAAAATTTGGTTGCTTACCGCTTTTATTTCAAATAATCCTCCAAAATTAAGCTCTGAATGTTTTGGAACAATTACAAAATTAGAAATATACGGTGATGCTTGAGTACAAACATATGCTGATAACTCAGTAAAATAAAATGTATCACCAAAATCCCAATTATCTAATGCAAAAAATGTGTTTATTGCAACGATAACTTTTGACTTAATGTCGTTATCTGAAATAACTTGTCCTGGTGTTTTTGTAATTTTAAAAGTTGCTTGCACTTCTGGTGCAGCTGAAGACCCAAATAAGATTTTGTAACTAACTGGATGATATACAACTTCATCTGATATAGACTTAATTAAATTTAACGAAGGCGCAATTGTATTATAAAGTTCGTCTGAACCCGGCGGGAGCGGTTTAGTAGATATTGATCCGTTTATCCATTGGCGCATTTCAATGTCATAACCTTTTGTTAACACATATACATCGATAAAATTACTTGCACTTGGGTCAATTCTTGAATTGTAACTAGCATTATGGGTATATTGGAATTTGATTTTATCGCGACCATTATATACTTTGTAATCTAGTGACGGCTCTAATACTGACGCATCTGAGCATTTCAACACAATACCTGCATCTTTAACATAGTAATATTTCCCCGGTACAGGACTTATTTCAAATACATTATTACAAATTAATACAATTGCATTATTGTTATCTACATATCGATAATCTTCTTGACCTTGCGAAATTAAATATCGTTCTTGAACAACATAAGTGTCTGGAGAGACAACCTGTTCGAATAACTCCGGATCATCAACAACTCCGTTGTTATCAGAATCAGCAAACGTTATTACAATTTTTTTGTTATCTATATACCCGTCTAATCCATTATACTCTGAAACAATATCCCATTTAAGATCATTCTTAAATGACGCAAAATTATCATATGGTAATGTGTTAATGTTTAAAATATTAATCTTATCCTGTACTACTGAGCTAGACACGCTATTATACACAGTTTCACTGCTATCAAAATAAAATCGAATTTCTTTATCACTTTCAAAAATATAGCGAAGCTCTCGGTTTTCAATTGTATAATATTCGTTATCAGTAGTAAATGATATCATCCAACTAGAGTCTAAGTGTTTGTTTGTGTTATTTTTTTGTGAATTTAAATCAAACGTAGAAGTTAAGTTTAAATTTGATTCGTATACAATTATCCAAGATTGGGTAGCCGCATCATAAGATAATCCAAATGATTTATTTTCAAAAATTAAATCAATCATAGTAGTAATAACACTTGATTCTAAGCTAGTTCTCCATCTAGGTATTACTTGTATAATAACGGAACCTGCTGGTAATGCAACACTACTGGTTATTTGATTTCCTACAACTTTTACAATAGTTGCCCATAATGTATTAATACCATCAATAGATATCTTAATTAATGTACCAACTGTCATATATGCCAATTTATCAGCAGCAACATTAACGGTAGAAGTATCACCTGCAGTAGACCATAATTCATTCCATGATAAATTTGTTGCATACGCATAATTCATATAATAAAAATTACGTATCCCTGCTTTTTTAAGAATAGTGCTTAATGTATTATATATTATACCTTGTATATCAGTTTTATTAGTATACGAAAACTTAACAGACGATTTAAACACATCTTTATATATTACACCGTCTGTAGCAAATAAATTAGTTGAACTAAACTTTCCAGTTGGATCAACTAAATCAAAATATCTACTAATTCCACTTGATGCACGGTTTATTGCTTTAACTTTTAATACTTGTTGGCTAGCACTTAACGGGCAAATGTTATAATCTTCACCTGTAATCATTCTGTTTTGTGTATAAAACGTAGCTGGCGCATTTGCTTTAATACTTGCATTAGATTCAGTTGATTCTGCATTTGAAACCGACGATGCAAGAGACATGTTTAACGTTAATGTTTCCGATTTTCCGGTATTAGAAAGATACGGCACCGATAACGACACATTTCTAATGTCGCGAGGATGAATAGTGTACGAAACACCATTGCTAGTTCTATAATAAACTTTAAATGTTCCTAACGGTTTGTTTCCAAACGTGCCATCACTAAACGACAAGCTTACTGCATCATTTGCACGAGTTATAACACTAAAAATATTCTTAATACTTTTGTTAACACTATTGTAAATTATGTTATTACCTTCAACACTAGGAACTTTAGTCCACAAATTTTCATCTAATTCAGCACCGTTTTTATCTAACTGATATAACCATACATCAGTTTCATTTATATTAGTTGTGCCAACGTCGATAATTTCATTGCTTCTTGGTTGATCAACTGTAAATTGACTAGATGCTAATGTACCCTGTGTAAAGTTTAAAAAGAACCCTGATCCTGCACTGCCGTATCCTCTTCCATCATTCCTAAAAATACAAGAAAGCTGATTGTTGTCTTTTGGAGTTTCTTCGTAAATAAAATCCTTACCAGAGAATGTAGTACTAGTTACTTCAAACGTCATCATTTTACCAGCTACTGTTTTAGTAAACGAGTAAACAGGCACGCCTGTTGAATTTGAACTTAATCTATATCGTTCAGTTGGAATTCCGTAAATTGTAGCTTTATCTGATGGGTTGCCAAATTGTTGTGTAGGCTGCATTGCTGCATTCATAATTTTAATAAATTGGTCATACCAACTATCATTAGATGAATCGTTCCACGACACTACTTGTCCTGATAAGTTTCGACCATTACCATCAAGAATGTTTTCTGAAGTTTGTACTGAAGTTACTTTCATTAATCCTGATGCAGCAGTTGTGCGTTTGGCGTTGTAACTAATCAATCTTGATAATCGCAAAACACTTTCTCTGCGTTCTGCTAATTCTAAGAAATTCTCCCTAGCGTTTAAATCTACTCGAAATGCTACACTTTGTCCTAAGAATGCAATTACATCAAGTAATGCTAAGTATTCCGAACTTTCAATATAATCATTAAAGTCTTCTGGATAATTTTGGCGAATATAATCAACCATTACACGACGTAAATTTTCAAAATCGTAACTTTGAAAATCTGCGTTTCTAAAAGATTGATAAATTTTCTTCCAATCTTCCGTTACTAGTAATCTATTTTGTCTGTCAGTTGCACTCATGTTGTTGTCCTAATAAAGGTATTTATTGAAAATTTTAACCGCGCAGTTTATTACGCTATTAAGCCATTTGTTTGGTCAAATCGCAGACTAATTTGTTCTGTAAGGTTATATGGAGTGTATGTTAGAGAGAACACAATAGATATACCGCTTTCATATGTTGAGATATTTGTATCTGATACTTGTACTCTAGGATCATAGTTAATAATTGCTTCTACATCCTGTTTAATCATCCCTTTAATATCTTCAGTTAATGGCTCAAATAGCAAGTCCCATATAATAGTACCAAATCGAGGAAGCATTACTCGCTCACCTTGGCGTACATGAAAATGATTTAAAATATCCTGCTTAATAAGTTCAAAATCATACAAACTGAAATGCTCAGTTTTATTACTTACAGTACTAAATCCTTTATAAGTTTTTGGTTTAACTATGTCATTCTGTTTTTTTAAAACTGCAGGAATTTTTATTCTTGTATATAAGTCTGTCATTGGTCTTTTTCCGGTGGTTTAATTTTTTCAAACGTGTCTGTATCTATTGTGTATTTGGTCCATGCTTCTGGTGGTGTTTTCATTTCTTCATTAGTACCTTCAGTCCTGCCTTTACCATCTCGATTAGTTACCGGTGATTTAAACTTTTCTGGATCTAAATTTTCATGCTGCGGATATGGTTCATGTGTCGGTACACGCATCATTATTGAATTTAGTGTTTTATCTTTTACGTCAGTCGGTAATACATGTATCTTTAATGGTTTTGCTGCTACTGACGTTGCTTTTCCTGAATTTAAATGTATCTGACCGCCATCTATAGCAGTATTCGCTGCCTTAACACCAAAATCGCCAGTAATTGCATAATCAAACTTTCCACCAATAGTAATGTTGCCATCTTTAGTTGCTTTGATTGTAAAATTTTCACCAGTTTCAATATGCATTTCTTTTAATGCTTTAAAATTTATGTTACTATCTGCTTGAAAATTTATATCTCGACCGGCATGGAAATTAAAATCAGTTTCTGTATGAAAACTAATACTATCCTTAGCATACACATCAATCTTTCCGTTAGCTGTCATTTCAATCCAAGAATTACCACTACCGTGTGAGATGTAAATTAAATCTTCACTGTTATGTAACAGTATTTGATGTCCAGTGCGTGTTCTAATACGGATTAACTCATTATGCGGGGTACTATAATCTTTTGCTGATTCGCCTTGTTCAATTGCAATATATTTAGGCGCGGCATCTTTTGCAGGTTTTTCCCTAACATACTTGTCGTCACCATCATCCATTACAAATGTAGATCCGCCATGTCTTGTTACATAAGCGTTTTTTATAGGATGATCTTGTTTACCAATCGTACCTTGCTTTCCACTTTTGTTAAGGGGTCCAGGAGTTGAAATACCAAATACCATACTTGGTGTTTCACGGCGTGAGCTGCTAGTTGTAATACCACGGATGTCATCTTTAATTAAGCCACCGCCCTCTGTGCCTTGTTCTAAGACTGTTGCAAATGGATGTTTTGGTTTTTTAAATTTAGTAGAATCAGTTCCTGTATTCTTACTAGTCTTATTATATTCAGTAACCGGCAATCTAGATTTGTCATCAGCTGTATTAAATTTTGTAGCTGCTATGCCTGGAACCATAAAATTCATATGATCATCTTGTACGCAACCAATCCAATATGCACGTTTTACATCACCATTTATAAAAAATACAATAACGGTTGACCCAGGATCAGGTGGAACCATCCACATACCGTAACTTTGTCTTTCATCTTCTTCAGGATTATTGCTTTTTGGAGTAATCCCGTAAAACGGTGACATATATTTTGCCGGAATTACTTGCCCTGCTACTGGTTCGCTACCTGATATTCTTAGAATTTCAACCTCTATGCCGCCCATATAAATTGCGTCTAGATGTCCAACTACTTTTGCCAAAAACGGACCAGGTGTGGCATTAGGCTGCCCAATCGGCGATGACATTTCATTTCTTGTACCCATATTATTCCTAACTAAAAAACTCTTTAACGTCTTTTACAATATTACCCAAACTAAATGGTTTATTTTTTGAGTCTTCTTGTGTTGATTCTTGCAATGACGCTCTACGACATTTTAATGTCTGTTCAAACATTCCCATTCGAAACGAACTTGTTACGTTTGTAGGCGTATATAATCCACTAAATTGCATTAACGGTGTTGATGCAACTTCTCCATTAAACTGATACATACCGGTTGTTTGATCAATCTCAATTGGAGTTCTAAAATTAACTACTATATGTACTTCGCCAGACTGATGATTAATTGTGCCATCTAAATTTAAATTTGGATATTGTGTAGGTTTTGATGTATAATTACCAAATCCGCTATGATGTAAAAATGCAGGGTCGCCAACAATTCTCATATCAAGGTTAACCATATCATTACCAGAAATTAATGCATCGTGAAATAGTTTAGCAGCTCGAGTTTTTGGTGAGTCTGACCCCCCGCCGCCGAACCCATCAGTGATTGATATAGTAGCAGTATAAGAATTACGTTGCGGAGTTGATCCTTTTTCAGGGGTTTTTCCAAAAAACGATATTATATCATTAACAACACCGCCCGATTCTGAACTAGTTTTATCTGAAGTCTTTACATCCTGAGATGATTTTGAATAATCTGCTGCTAGTAGTTGAGTGTAGGTGTTTTTTATTCCTATATCAAACGACAACACATCAATGTTTTTACCAGTATACAAATAGTTGTACTCTTTTACTGCGCCAAGTAACAACTTATCATATCCTTGTGGTTTTTGATTAATTACAGTTAATCCCGAACTAGCATGTACATTATAAGGAACTACACGATATACAATTATTTTTGGTTTTACCCCAGTTGATGTATCATTTTCATGTGTTGAAACATTATACACCTGAATATCAATCTTCCACCATTTTTTATAACCCGATGGTGACGTGTTGTCTTCTTCAAGAGAACTAGCCGGATACTCACTTTGTAAAATTACTTGATCAATTGCATTAGGAATGCTAGAATCTTGTCTAAATTTAAAATCACTTTCGGCTGGGTTTGGTTCAGTTTTTCCTCGAACATTTACTTTTAGTTTCTCATCATACACAGTATCTTCAGTGCCGTATGGTGCATCAGCTGCGCGGTCTGGTCCAAACCCTAACTTTGATTTTCCAATGTTGTTGCATTCATCAGCTTTTTGAACATGATATTTAACATCCGGAACACTACTATCTTTTCCTTTTACACTTACTTCAGTTACTCCTAATTTTTTATATAGATCTTCTTTTGACCCAGACGTTGCACTTCCTGAATCTCCAGAATCATCTTTTTTATTAGATGCAATCGATGTTGGGAATATGATTAAAATCTCATCCGGTACTGCAATAATTCCATCTTTCTTAAATTGTTGAAGCCTTGCATTCCACACTGATTGCAAACTTTTATCACCAGTTTGTAATACTTCTTGAACAGTTGTTCCCTTAACTGTCATGTCGGTTTTTAAATGTGAATGTTCTGCACTTAGACCTTGCGAATTCCAAACCAACCCTTTGATTTGATATGTACTACCAGTTTCATTAACTGCCATTTCAATTTGAGTAAAAGTAAACGGAATGTATCGTGTAGAGTTTGGAATAGGCTGCATTGTACCTAACTCATCATTACCTCGAAATTCAATTGTTAATAAGAACGGTGCTGCATTCCAGTTATGATGATCGGCTTCCCAAGCAGCTTGTTGACATGCCATGGTAAACAGTCCCATACTGTACGGTTCTTTTACTGTAAACGCGATATTCGTAGATGAGATGTTGTTTCCTTGCAAATAACCAATTATACCTTCAACTGTTAGTTCGTCAACAAAGAAATCAAACTTACCGTAATCTGTATGAACTCGATTATTAGGATCAGCATTTGCTGACTTACAAATAATTTGTAAAGGTTTTCCTTTTCGTTTACCTGGCTGTAACGTTACTCCTTTAAGATATGAGTTATCTGGGAAATTAACATCATTATCATGCAATGCGCTAATAGTGATGATATAATCATACGTTGCATAATCATGCAATACATTTGGAATTGGCAACTCAATCTCTGGAATAGAATCAAAGTCTAACCCAAGATCTGATGCAAATTCTGATACATTTGTTGCTACTGTTTTTAAAACATCGTTTAGACCTTTAGTTGCTGCATCTATAAATGCCATGTTAAATCCCCATTACTGTTTTTAATTTACTTAGTTGAGGTATATATATTTGAACACCTGGTACAAAATCAAATATAGGATCTTGAATTACGTCTAAATTACGCTGTGTAAATACCCACCATAACGCAGCATCATTATATAAATCAAACGCTAACAAATCAGGTCGATGTGTATATTGTGATTCAATAGTATACAAGTAATCAGATACATCAGCTGCAACTGCTCGAATTTTTAATATATCTAAGTATCCATTAGTAACTGTAGTTAAAAACCACGGACTTTTATTGCTATATTTTGCTGCCATTATACATACCCAAAACTATTGTTAAGATAGCCGCCGGCTACAAAGTTGTCTAATCCAAACTTACGAGCACTTGTTCTGCTGTATGCAGGTGTTAAAACTATTGTAAATGAACTTTTAGTTGGAACATATGCAGTTCCGCCGCTTTTTGACATGCCAATACCCATTGAGTTTGCCATTGATGCAACTTCACCAACAGTATCGGCAATATCAGTAATTGTTTCAGTTATCTTTCCTAACCCAAATGATCCACCAATTGCGCTTGCAGCTGCACCAACTCCGCCGGCCATAGATGCAATTGCTCCTGCTAAACTAGTAGTTGTTTCAACTGGAATGTAATCACATTCTGCATTTAAACTTGTACTAAATGAGGTTACAACTACCGGAACATTATTAAAAACATAACTTCCGTACCCATTTAACATTACAATAGGTGGCGGATTTCCTGCTTTTGGATCGTTTCCTGAAAACATTTTTGTTACTGATCTAAAATAATGTAATGCTGCAATCCAATACAACGCTTGGTTAGCATCTTCAACATTCATTGGAGCATTGATTGTAATTGTACCTGGATCACTATGTTGATACGCTTGAAATTTAAAGTTTGAATGCACAGGTTGCATTGATGTATAGGTTGCATTAGCTGACAAACTAATCAGTGGAGTGTATGGAAATATCATGCCGCCTGCATCTTTTAACGGTTTTAAAACCGGACTTCCTCTAAAACTCGGCCATGTTGGAAGTGTAAGGCGTACTCGCCAGTCATCGACAAACATGTCTTGAACTACTGCATAAACGCTCATTAAATCACCCGCAACTTCGCCTGCTCTAGGCAATGTTGCCGAACGTGTCATGCTTAAAAAATTACCTGCATTGCTTAATGCACCAATACCTGCACCAGCTGCTGCGCCTAATCCTGAAAATGACATTATTATTACTCCTTTTATTGTATTATTTATTTGACTTTATTAAGTGTAGAGTTTATAATATACTTGTAAATGGAGATACAAAAAATGCTTACACCAAAAGTAAATTACTTAAACAATAAAGATATGCTGTTAGAAATACATAGATCAAAAAGTTCGTATTGTGTCTTTACAGACCCAGCATATCATCAATACGACCTTATTTTACCTAATATTGATAAAATAAATATCCGTACTATCGCTACTGCAAAACGGAATCAAGCAAAGCGTATAGGGGACTTAGCATATTTAACTAGAAAGAGCGAAGGCGAAAAAATTAAACAAGCAGAATGCGAGGTTAATTATAAAACTATTCCAAAAGAAGATGTAGTATTTAGAATTATGTCATATGAACATATTCCGCTAAACGCAACAAGAAAGAAAAATCCAAAAACAGAAGCAGATAAACGAGAAAAAGTAAACTTTCCTCCGTTCCAACATTGGAAATTTATAGATGATCAACTAGTATGTGTAGGCAAGAGCCACTGGAACGGCGACTTAGAAACTGGACATTTTGATAAAAATGCAGGTCAAATTACTAATACATTAGCTCGTATGATGATTAAATTATGTGAACGCTATGCTACTAGAGGTAATGTTAGAGGTTATACCTACAACGATGAAATGCGTGGACAGGCAATATTACAACTAACACAAATTGGATTACAATTTGACGAATCTAAATCAGATAACCCATTTGCGTATTTTACAGCAGCAGTTACTAATAGTTTTGTTAGAGTTATTAACATTGAAAAACGAAATCAAAACATTAGAGATGACATTTTAGAAATGAACGGAATGAATCCATCGTATACTAGAACAGGATCTGAAGAATATGAAAACGCAATGCGAAGATCAGACGAATATGAATAATACACTGGATATAGCACATCCTGCACTTGATGATGCTTATCAAATTCTTAAAGAAGAACACTTGGATGCTAAAGCTAGTTATATTGAAAAACTGTTTGAAGAAACTTATAAATGCAAAATAATTTTTGATAATAGATTTGGCGGTTCAGTTACATTTAACACAAACAAAGATTTAGTTTGGTTTTTATTAAAACACGACTCAACAGGAAATAATGGATAATTTATTTAAAAAAGCAGCAGTTTTTACAGATATCCACTTTGGATTAAAGTCAAATAGCAGTGTACACAATCAAGATTGTGAAGATTTTATAGATTGGTACATTGGTACTGCTAAAACAGAAGGGTGTGATGTTGGAATCTTTATGGGAGATTGGCATCACAATCGCAACAGTTTAAACATTACAACAATGGATTACAGTCTAAGAGCATTAGAGAAATTAGGCCAAGCGTTTGATAAATTTTACTTTTTTCCAGGTAATCACGACCTATATTACAAAGATAAACGTGACATACACAGCGTTGAATTTGGCAAATATATCCCTGGAATTACAGTAGTTCATCATCCAACTACCATTGGGAATGTTACATTATGCCCTTGGTTAGTACATGATGAATGGAAAGAAATTGGTAAGAAAGGTGCGAAATATATCTTTGGACACTTCGAATTACCTCATTTTTTTATGAACGCAATGGTACAAATGCCTGATCACGGTGAGATTAGTTTAGACTCTTTTAGCAGTTACGAACTTGGTTTTAGTGGTCATTTTCACAAAAGACAGCAACGTGAAAACATGCATTACATTGGTAATGCATTCCCTCATAACTATGCAGATGCATGGGATGATGCAAGAGGTATGATGACATTAGAGTGGGGCGGACAACCAGAATTCTTTACATGGCCTAATCAACCTACATTTAGAACTGTTAAATTAAGTCAACTTTTAGACGATGCTGATAATATTCTTAAACCAAATCAACACTTAAGAGTAGCATTAGATATTGATATTAGCTTTGAAGAAGCTAGCTTTATTAAAGAAAAATTTATTGGAGATTACAAATTAAGAGAACTTAAAGTAATTGAAGAACGCAAGTCAATAGATGTATCAAGCAACGTAGACATTGAAGCATTTGAAAGTATAGACGAAATTGTAGCAACTCAAATTGTAAATATTGACTCTGAAACTTATAACAAAAACACATTATTATCAATCTATAGCAACCTATGAAAATACAAAATTTAACTGTAAAGAATTTTATGAGTGTAGGGAATCAAACTCAGGCTGTAGATTTTGAGAAAGAAAACTTAACACTTGTACTAGGAGAAAACTTAGATCAAGGCGGCGACGATGCAGGATCTAGAAATGGTACAGGCAAGACGACTATCGTAAACGCATTGAGTTATGCGCTTTACGGTACTGCTCTTACTAACATTAAAAAAGACAATTTAATCAACAAAATCAATAATAAGAACATGTTAGTTACATTGTCTTTTGAAAAGGATGGTAACACATACCGCATAGAACGTGGGCGCAAACCAACTGTTCTTAAGTTCTTTGTTAACGAAGAATCACAAGTTTTAGCAGACGATGCACAAGGCGATATGAGAGAAACACAAAAAGACTTGCATCACTTATTTGGTATGAGTCATGATATGTTCAAACATATTGTTGCATTAAACACTTATACAGAACCGTTCTTATCAATGAGGGCAAATGATCAACGAGAAATCATTGAGCAACTGTTAGGTATTACATTGCTAAGTGAAAAAGCTGAAACACTTAAAGAGCAAGTTAGACAAACCAAAGATACAATTTATCAAGAAACTGCTAATATTGAAGCTGCTAAAAAGTCAAATGAGCGTATTCAACAAAGTATTGATACTTTGTTATTAAGACAAAAAGCATGGTATAGTCAACAAGAAACTGATCTTGAAAAACTTGCTCGTGCTATTGTAGAAATGGAAAGTGTAGACATTGAATCTGAAATTGCTAACCACGCGTTACTAAAAGATTACTTAGAACAACGTGCAACAATAGCAAGTCTTAACAAAGAAAAAGCAACTTTAGAGTCTGCATCAAGTCAAGCTACTAAAACTAGAGACAAATATGTTAGAGAAATTGACGCACTTGATAACAAAAAATGTCATGCTTGTGAACAAGAATTACACGATCACAAACACACAGAATTATTAGAAACTGCCACACAACATTTGCTCGAATCACAGAAATATTTTGATAAAGTATCAAATGATTACAATAAAATATGCAATGAGCTAGCTAATATTACAGTTATTGAAACTAGACCAGATACATATTATGACACACTTGAGCAAGCATTAAAACACCAAACTAACTTTAGATCTTTAGAACAACAGTTAGAAGTTAAAGCAGTTGACACTGATCCATACCAAGAACAAATTGACGAAATGCGGAATGCTGCATTACAAGAGATTAGCTGGGATAAGATTAACGAAGCAACTGCACTTAAAGATCACCAAGAGTTTTTGCTTAAACTACTCACAAATAAAGACAGTTTTATCCGTAAAAAAATTATAGATCAAAATTTAGCGTACTTAAACAATCGGTTAACATACTACTTAGATAAGATGGGATTACCGCATAATGTTGTATTCCAAAACGATTTAAGTGTTGAAATTACACAACTTGGACAGGATTTAGATTTTCATAATCTTTCAAGAGGAGAAATGAATAGAGTTATTATTTCGTTAAGTTTAGCTTTTCGAGATGTATGGGAAAGCTTATATCAAAAAATTAACCTACTGTTTGTTGACGAATTGTTAGACAACGGGCTTGATTCAAACGGCATTGAGTGTGCGTTGTCAATCTTAAAAGCTAGAGCTAGACAATCAGATTCGTCAATTTGGTTAATTAGTCATAAAGAAGAATTAATCGGACGAGTAGACAACATATTGCGAGTTTACAAAGAAAACGGTTTTACGAATTACGATTATCCAACTATACAATGAAACAGTCAATACCGTACCTTTACCAGTGGATTCACATACCTACTAATAAATGGTATATAGGATCAAAAACGCAAGCTGGGTGGAATCCAGCTTGCCATGAGAATTACCTGTGTTCAAGTAAAATAGTAAAGCCGTTAATTTTAGAAAATAGAAATGACTGGAGATATGAAATCTTAGCAATCGGCCCTGCATCATATATAAGAAAATTAGAATCCGATTACCTTACAATTTTAGATGCTAAAAACGATCCTATGAGTTTTAATCAATCAAATGCTAAAATTGATCCAGGAAATAGATTAGGTAGAATCGAGTCAAAAATAACTCGTGCAAAGAAAAGTTTAGCAAGGCAAGGAGATAAAAATCCTATGTACGGTAAAAGGGGTGAATTAAGTCCACACTTTGGAAAACATCACTCTGCAGAAGTTAAACAAAAACAAAGCGATGGTGTTAAAAATTATGCAGCATTTCGCCCAGCAACACATAATGAAAATATAAGTAAATCATTAAAAGGAAATCCTAAAGTAGGATTAAAAGGCGAAAAAAATCCAATGTATGGAAAATCTGCATCTGACTATAATAAACAAATGTCCAAGTTAAAAAATTCAGGAGATAACAATCCGATGAAGCAACTTAAACATCAACGAACATGCGAGCATTGTAACAAGACGATTGCAAAAAATCATTATACTCTGTTTCACGGTGACAAATGTAAATTAAAATCGTAATAATATGCCACTTTATTTTTAGAGTGGCATTCTCACGACTAATAAATAGTTATTATATGGAATTATTATGTTACCAAATGAAGAATTACACGACGAAATAATGAATGCGTTTAATGAATACTTTAAAGCACATCAACGTTGGGTTACAATACAAAACTCGTCAACTGTTGTAGATTTACGTAAAGAATTAATGGCTATGAGAAAACTTAGTATTAAGTTAAGAAAGTATTGTGAAGATCAACGCAACGTTGTACAGGATTGGCGTTACTATCATTTTTCCCCTAAACAACCAAGTAAACGCGCTAAAGCATTGATAGCAGAGCGTGATCAAAAAATAAAAGATGGCACTGCAGATCCGATAACTAAAATAAAGATCAAACACAGAAACTAAAGGAACAGTATGCCAAGTAAGAGCAAATCAAAAGGGAACAGTTGGGAAAATACAGTATCAAAACATTTAAGCTCACTGTATAATGCATCTTTCATGCGGGTGCCAGGCAGCGGTGCTTATATTGGAGGTAAGAATGCAGTACGTAAAGACTTCTTACATGAAGGACAAATACGTTCTATGAAAGGTGATATTGTGCCGCCATTAAATTGGAAACACTTTAATGCTGAATGTAAATCTTATGCTGATTTTCCATTTCATCAATTGTTTACTGCAGGTGAAATTAAGATTTTAGATACTTGGATTGAGCAAACTTTAGAAGTTGCTGATACAGATGATTTCAATATTATTATGATGAAGTTTAATCGCAAAGGCTCTTATGTTGCGTTTGAACATAAACATTTCAAAAAATTCAAACTACAAAAAAGTGTAGACTATTACTCCAAAAAGAACGGTAAATGGGTGTTTACTGATTACGATTCTTTTTGGAGTGAAAATAAAGATGTTGTTGAGAAACTTTCTAAAGTGTAAGATCTGTTGAGTCAACAGGTTTATCTAATGAATTGATAATCTCATTAACATTTAACAGTGGTATATTATATTTTGTTACTGCATACGTAGCAACATCACTACACAGACTAAGAAATTCGCTGTAGCTACTTGTCCATTTCATCATATTCATTCTAACTAATACAAACTCAACGTTTCCTTTATGATATCCTTTCAACGGATCTAATCGATCTGGGCTTGATTTAAGTCCAGATAATCTACCTTGATCTAATTTTGTTTTTCCTTCATAAAATGGGAGATGTGTAAATGCACATTTCCATTCTTGTTTATTAATTAAATCCCATAAATCTTGATATGACATAGATACTGAAAATCTATCCTCTATTTGTTTTCCGTCTTCTAACTTTTCTAACCTAGAAGTTAATCGATCATAAATGCTAGTTGCAGCAATAAACCACATTTTATGTTTAGTATCGTTGTTATTGTAGTCAGATGGTAGCGGACCTTTAATATTCCTTACATACTGTTGTATAGCTAATGATTTTTTATATCTTTCTTTCTCACGTTCTAACGGTTCTTTATATCTTTTATCCGAAGCTATTATTGCATCTGCATTGTAATTAAATGTTTCAATAGGTAAACCGGTGTATAAGCATTGCCTCCGTAATGAGACAACTTTATACTCATTGGGTGTAAGTTCTGGTTTTATTGATAAAGCTCGTTTTATAAGTTTATATCGGTCAGAAATAATTTCAAAAACTTTAGCTGCACGGTCGTTATAAAAATTAAACATTTTTTCTGTAATTTCAAACGTTTCTCGAGAATCAAGTACTTTTGTAAGCTCATCTCTTACTTTATGCAATGACTCCATGTCAGTCCGTTGTAGATAAAATCCAAGAGGAAATGGATAATTTTTATATGGTTTTCCCTTTATATGTATTATAGTTTTTGTAAGTTTTTTTGTTAAAGTGTCTTTGTATTTCTCTGGTGTGCTCATTTCAAATACTTCCATTTTTAGTATTTACTGTATTTCTATCATGTATAAATTTACACAATGATACAAATTGGTCTGTTGTTAATTGGTTTTTCATAACGTTAATTGCATGTGTAGTAAACCAAAGATTACCTACTTCATAAGATCTATCTGAATTAATTCGATCAAAGCTTAATCGATTGTTTGTTTCATTAAATTCTCTATTAGATAACGCACATCGCCATTCTTGTAATTGTATTATATCCCACATTTCTAAAAATGTTATTGTAGACTCTCTCCGTAATACTACATCTCTTGCAAGTGTTAGCCATTGTGCATGCAACGGATTGTTAGTGTCAAGATCAGGAGGTAATGGGGTTTCTGCCATCCGTTTTTTAGATTCTTTTCTACGGTCAGATGTTTTATAATCGGAATCACGATCATTAAGAAAATTAGTAAATATATCAATTTTACTTTTTGCATCTTCTTCAGATACAGGTGTATATTCTATAAAACTTTTTAAATATTCGTATTGTTCAGGTGTTACTTGATCTCTAAAATAACCATATTTTGAATATAATTGAACATTCTCTTTTGAATTGAGAAAATTAGTAATATCGTTTACAAATGTAGTATAAAATGGTATTCGTTTACCTTGTACTACCGGTTTAGTATTAGGTGTTAGTACTCCGGTAGATGGTTTTCGTTGCGATAGAACATATTGTTTTAATTGATCCATACTACTATACAACGAACTATAATTAACATCTGTTCCGTTACCATAAATGTTTTTTAAATCATTATAAAATTTCATTAATTCCAGTATTACCGGCCATGTTCGTCCTTCAGGTGATCTAAGATTATCAGTATGGTTATCATGAACTCGTGTATTAACATAAAATGGACCTTTATAATCATCACGAAGAAATTGCTCAATATCAGCTATTAAGTTTTTATATTGTTTTTTATATGTAGTAATCGGTATCGCAGCTTTAGGCTTAGGTGTAATATCAGATTCTTTTAAAATATCTATAACTCTCATGTGTGTTCCTATATTGTGTATATTTACCATCGGTAATAATAGCAGTTGACTTTTGATACTAATGACTGTATAATCGTTTCTAACAAGGTGGAGAAGTTGTTCAGATAAATATTTGTTTAAAAATACTAAACCTATATATCTAACAAAACACTATGGAAGAACTCGTAATAATTTATACAGACGGCGCATGTGTACCAAATCCAGGTAAAGGCGGATGGGGTGCTACTATGCAATACAGAGACGTCATTAAAGAATTTTCTGGAACAGAACCACAAACTACTAACAACCGCATGGAAATGCAAGCTGCTATTGAAGCACTATCGCGTTTAAAAAGACCATGCAAAGTTAAAATTTATTCTGATTCAAAATATCTAGTTGATGGCTTTACACAATGGTTTCCTAATTGGAAAAAGAAAGGGCGTACTGATTACTTAAATCGTGATCTATGGCTTAAATTAGAAACTGTTGCTGCTGCACACACTATAGATTGGCAATGGGTTAAAGCCCATGCAGGTAATCCAGGTAACGAACGCGCTAATGATTTAGCAGAAGCTGCTGCTCGTAACAACTAACCACTTTTAACCCCTTGTTTAAAACACTTTTGTAAATACTAGACAAAACACACAAAACACTTTTAATTCACACTAACATAAGGTTGGCAGGCCGGATTGTAATACTGCTGAGACAAGTTCTGGAAACGAGAACCGCTGCTCAAATCGTTGATTGTGCAACGACTTTTAAACACTACCCTCTCGCAAGAGGATGCCAAAAGCAACGTCCATTGATGTCAATGCTTTGTTTAATCGGAATGGTGGTCTAGCTGTATTTGAAAAAGAATACATAGGCTTTAAATCTGTAGAATACTAGTAATAGTAACAATTTTGTAATGATATACGAAGCACCTGAAAGTTATATCTTAAAAATACCTGTAAGTGTTGGTCCGGAGGTAGCCAATAGCAAAAGTCTACAGTCATATAAATTCTTACTGCAAATTCCATGGCGATGGGGTGAAATCATGCATCTATTTTTATTAGGGTGCATCTGACTTCAAAAGTGATATCTCTTTATTAAAATAATTAAATTATATTAATTCATTTATAATTTAATTGTTTTTTTCATTATTGTTGTTAGAGAGAATAGTATTGAGCGATAGCGAAATACAGATGAACGTTAGTTCATCTTTTAATATGAAATATATTTTTTAATAAATATTCATATTATATAAGGGATATTGCGTTTGCAATATCAAAGGAATATTATGAAAATTTACGAAGTTACTAATCAACTTCCAAGCAAGAAAATACTTGCTCAGGAATTAAGTAAAATATACGAAGCTGATGCTCCGCCTGATCCTGGGTTCTTTTCTAAATTAGGACGTGTGTTGCATAAAAGTTTAAAACTGTTTAGTTGGTACGAAGCATTATGGAAACCGTTTGACACGTATATGGTAAACATGCAACAAGTTGAAGCCAATCTAACTAAAGCCGGTAACACTCCAGCTGCAATTGCTGAATTTAATGAGCAGCATGAACTGCAAATGGGTCAATTAATTGCAGGATTATCTGCAGGAATTATAGTTAGCGGAATACTTGGATCACTTAGTACATTTGGAAAATTTTTACAATTTATTCCAGGTATTGGTGGCCCACTAGGAAAAACTATAGGATTGTTATCTGACGGAGCTAGAGCATGGATATTATACGAACTTCAGTCTGAAACAGGAAGATCAGCAATTGCTAAATTAGTGGTTTTTACTGGAGTTAATTATGATATTGACTGGCTTGGTGTTCATATTCACGGAGACGTTAATATAACACAAATAATTGGTAAACTAGGTGTTGAAGCACACGATTATTTTGAAGATTTATTTAGACGTGCAATTGGATTAAAAGAATTAGATAAACCCATTAATGGAAAAGACCAGTTAGATCCAAATGCGCCACCGCCAACTCCACCGTTAACGCCAGCACAAGATGCAAGTCTAACGGCACAGATGTTTAGCACAAATAAACCAGTTGAAAAAGAATTGCCTGTTCCAGGTGAATACCTAGGATCTAGATTGCAACGTAATCCCGTAACAGGCAGAGTAGAAATGAAGTCATTACAATAATGGCATTCTAGATACTTTTGTCATTTCTATATTTTCTTCAATTACATTATACATAATCATACGATCTTCGTGACTTAGGTTATACAGGAGATCGTTGATTGACACTCCTCCTCTCATATACCACGATATTTTAAATAATTCATGTTTAAATCGTTTAACTTCGTTATCTAGCCTAATTAGATATTGACTAATTGAATCTCTTGATTGTCCAATTAGGCGGGATCGAAAAAATTCGATTGATCTAAGTCAACTGATATTGATGACTCGTGGTTACAATCAAGGTTACTACAAATTACTTTTACTGCTGGAATTTTCCAATCAGATTTAGTTTGATCTAAATGTGCTTTAATAATATTAAAAATTTGTTTATCGCAATTTTGTAACCATTCTGAAATAAAATTAGATTCAGTTACTACTATTTTTCCAGTATCAATTGATTCGATACTAGCCGAATAAACTTCATTTTGCATTTTACCTAATTCAATAAACAAATCATGTACAACTTCTTTATATTTCTCTGCAGGTTCAATTGGAGTTGCTGCTAATTGTTGCTGCATTTTAAAATTTCTTAAAGAAAACTCAGTAGTTTGTTTATAATTTAGTGGTTGCAATTTGATAGTTAATGTGCCAACTTCAATTGTATTATTGTATATACAACTACTAAAATGATCGATCACTGTACCTAAATCAATATCGTAATCGTTTTCTGTTTTACATTTTGGGCATGTATGTACAACTTCTAACACACTCCCATGAGTAGCAATTCGAATTGCTGTTAGTAGTAGATCAACATCTAATGTAGTTACTGCCCAACCGTCTTTAATTGACGGGCAGCAGCTTTCAATTAGTTTCACTGAACTATCACCGGATAATAATGCATCCGGAGTTTTCATTATGATATCGTCCATACCTGTCATACCAAATATTGGCATGTGTGTAGGATCACCAGTAAATGTTCCTAATTGATTGTATATTCCTTTTGAAGGTAAAGAAACGAATATTTTTGGTTGTCTATAAAATTCTTGTAAAGGGTTTTGTGCCATTTGTTACTCCGCATAAATATATTAACCGTATTTATATATACAAACTTATAGGAAAATAAAACATGAGTAGTGAAGACGATAGACGTAATGATCAATTAGATAAGCTTATCAACGCGTTGGAAGGTAATAATCGAAATAATCGAAGATCTAACCCAGATTCTGGATCAAGCGGTGGCGGTGGTGGATGGGGCGGATTTGGCCAAATATTTGTTAATACTGCACAAACTGGCGCTAAAGCATTAGACGATTTATGGAGAGGAACTCTAAATGTGTCTAATGGTTTTGACTCGTTAACTGGAGTCTTAAAAAACGCAGATTCATCTCTTGGTAAAGTATTTGGCCAGATCGCATCTCAAGTTGGAACTGCTCTTATTGATACTACTGCAAGTTTAAACAAAGCTGGATCAAACGGCGCTGATTTTAACATGGATATTGCAGAATACGATCGCTTATTAAAAGGCGCTCGTATGACCCATGAGCAATACAACGACATGATTAAGCATAGTGCTACTGATTTAGCAGGATTAGGCAGTGGAATCAATAAAGCTCAAAAACACTTTTTAGATATAGCTAGAGATTTTCAAGAATCAGACGTTGGTGCTAGATTTAAAACGTTAGGGTGGACTACTGACGAACTTAACGAAGTTACCAAAGTTGCAATGTCTAATCGCAAAGGCATGGACCTGAACGATCCCAATAATCAGCAAAACGCAGTAATAGCTACTGAAAAATTAGGAACGGCAATTGATGAAAATTCAAGAATACTTGGTTTAAGTAGAAAAGACCAACTTGAGGCGCTTCAACGATCAAAAGACGAAGGCGATTTAGAAGCATCAATGTTATTAGCTGGCCCACAAGCTCGTGCGCAATATAAACAAGCCGAAGCTGATTCAATGGGAATGGGCGACTCTTTTAAACGAGTAATGAAAGAAGCGTTTACTGGAAAAACTACTGCAGAAGGTTCAGAAGCAGCAGCAGCAACAGGCACAGCAGCTGCTGCAATTAGAGAATATGGGATATCGTTAAAAGATACTACAGATGAAGGCCAAAAACGATCTGAAGCATTAGGCGAAAAAGCTCGTGCAGCGCAACTTGAATATATGAATTCTAAAGGTGCATTAGAAGCTGCAGCTCTAGCAGGCGGCGCAGTTGCTGACAAAATGGGTAAAGAGTTAGTTACAAGTAAAACACAAGGTGTATATGTAACTAAACAAGCCGAAGCAGCATCTGAAGGTAAAAAATTAAGTGCTGAAGATGCCTTAAAAGAACTAAAAGATGCTGCAATAAACCGCCGTAACCTTAAAACAGAAGAAGGCGGTGCACTTGACACGCCAGGTGCAACTGTATCAAAAGCATTAAACAATGCAGATCGAACGTTATCTGATTTATTTGCCGGGTCAACTGAAGGATTTAGTAAGTTAGTTGGAGCAACTGATGATGTTATAAACAAATTTCATTTATTAGATTCTGAAGTATTAAAACCTCATAAACAAAAAGATATAAATTTAGACGCAATTGTTGGAGAGCTAAAAAAAGGAACGGGCGATAAAGTAAATAAATTGTTTGAAGGTAACAACGCAAACATACCAGTTACTCCTCCAAAACGTGCATCAGGATCACCTGAAATTGACAGTTTTATTAAATCATCTTCCTCATCTTTTAATAGTATGTTTGAACAATTTAACCCAAAAGGTGAAATGGTAGAACTACATGGTGCAGAATCAGTAGTAACACCTAAACAAATGGAAGGTATTATTGCTAAATTTATGCCTACCGATATAATGGACATGATTAAACAGCCAATGAATGCGGCTAAATCACAGTCTCAACAAGGAATGCAACCGTTTACAATTGATTTACCAACATCAGGCAACGCAACACAAACCGCAGACCACAAACCAATAGATATTAAATCGTTAGCAGTACTTACGCCAAACAACGAAGATTTATTAGTAAAGAACATTTCTACAACTGTTCATGATGTAGTTACTAAAGTGTTTCACCCCATGGGGAATATGCTACAAACAGTAACTAAATCTGTTGAAAAACATACCGAACCTAAAAAAGAAGAACCTAAAAAAGAAGAAAAGCCAGCTGAACCTAAAAAAGAAGAACCTAAAAAAGAAGAAAAGCCAGCTGAAGTTAAAAAAGAAGAACCTAAAATACTAGATTTAGGTATTAAAACTGCAGAAGATTTAAACAAGTTTATGTTTGGCACACAGCAAGTTGGTACCAAACAGCCTGAAACAAAACCAGCTGACGGTTTTCCAGCTATTCCAGGTCCATCAATAACAAATAGAAAACCGCATTGGATTCCAGATGAAAATGGTACAGATCAACCAACAGGTTCGTTTAAACAAATTGATTATGATATAGACACTGAAGCTCTTCAAGATCAAATAGCATATCTTAGAACACGGAAAGATGAAGATGCAGAACATGATCTTCCTATATATGATGAGATGTTACGTCAACATTTAGCAAAAGGTAGACCGGCTGACGAAGTAATTAAAGGCGGAAACGTTGAAAAAGAAATGAAAACGTTTAATGACTCATTAAAAAACATGGGCGGACCTGAAACTTTTAAAGAAATTGGTTCTCAACTTACTGATTCAATATCTACAGCATTGCCATCAACTGAAAAATTAGAAGAAACAATGACATCTGCAACTGATACATTTAAATCTACTGATTTTAATAAAGCATTTGCATCAGTTGGCGATTCTTTTGCATCTGCTAATGTTAGTACTCCTACTGTTGAAGAAAAAGTACCAGATGCATCAATAGAAGAACAACAAGCACAGCTGAAAAAAGACAATGACAAAACAGTTGACAATTATCTTGCTGCTAATCCTACTGCTGAACTAGTTGAACCTAATAAAGATGAAGCTAAAGATAATTCACCGGGAATATTTGATAAGTTTACAAATTTATTCAGTAGTAGCAATAAACCTGCATTTGCAAGTGGTAATGTAAAATACGAAACTATACCACAAGCAGAAATTGATGCTAGAGATAAAGAACTTCAAAAAACTATAGGTACAATAGACAATAGTCCGGAAGCAATTGAAGCTCGTAATGCAGAACTTGACAGACAGAAAAATTCAGGGATGTACAAACAAAAAGAACCAGAGAAACATGTACTTCCTGAAATTAAAAAGCCTGCAGAAACAAAAGAGCAAGCTCATATTAAAGATATGTACAAAAAGTTTGGTCTTGAATCGTTTAATGACTACAATGCAAGAATGACAGCTGAAGAAAAAGCTAAAAAGCCTGATCACAGCAAGCTTGCTGAAATTAAACCAACTGTAATGCCAACAATTAAAGCACCTGATATTAAAGCACCGGTAGTTTCAGGAGATTCATTAAAGCCGCCATCTCCGCCAGTGGTAAACAAGCCGCATGAAGAACAAAAACCAGCCGAACAACCTAAATCTACAGCGCAAGTTGTTGAAAAGCAAGTATCATTAAAAGATATACTCGATGCAGTAACAAAGTTAAATAACACAATGACAACGATGGCACACCATACTGATAAAATTAGTACTAACAGCCATAAACAAATTAGTGCAACACAAAGTTTATCTAATTCAAGATTTTAAATAGAACCAAAAAGGAATTATTATATGTCGTGGCGAAAACACTTTTCACCAATTGAAACTGATTACGATACCACTAGATCTGCAGGATTTAATCAAAATTCTAAAGCCGGTCCTGCTAGAACCAATTATTCTAGCTACTTACCTGATGTATATACAGGTAGTCCTAATAGAGTTGAACGGTATCAACAATACGAAGTTATGGATAGTGATCCAGAAATTAACGCAGCACTTGATATTCTTGCTGAATTTTGTACACAGAAGCTAAAAGATGGTAAAAGTCCATTTACGGTTCGATGGAACAGTAAAGGTACTAATTCGGAAATTAGAATCTTAGGTGAATATCTGCAGCAGTGGAATAAATTACAACAGTTTGATACTAAAATATTTCGTATAGTACGTAATGTATTCAAATATGGTGACGCTTTCTTTATTAGAGATCCAGAAACACAGAAATGGAATTGGATTGATAACAGCAAAATTGTTAAAATTATTGCAAACGAGAGTGATGGAAAGAAACCAGAACAGTATATTATTAAAGATCTTGCTCCTAACTTTGAAAATTTAGTAGTTACACAGATTACACCTAACATTAATCCTAGACAAGCAGGCGGCGGAATGACATCTGGTGCAGGTTTTATGGGTTCGCCTGGTGCTCAACGTGGGTCATCTGGTCCTTATCCTAGCTCAAGTGGTGGTTCTAAATTTGGTTTAGCTGAAACAGAATATGCAATCAATGCAGAACATGTGGTTCATTTGTCACTATCTGAAGGTTTAGATAACAATTTCCCATTTGGTAACAGCTTATTAGAGAACATTTTCAAAGTTTATAAGCAAAAAGAGCTGTTAGAAGACGCTATTTTGATTTATCGTATACAAAGAGCTCCAGAAAGACGTGTATTTCATATTGACGTAGGTAATATGCCTAGTCATTTAGCTATGGCTTTTGTAGAAAGAGTTAAAAATGAGATACATCAACGTAGAATTCCTAGTCAAAGTGGCGGTGGACAGAACGTAATTGATAGTGCATACAACCCTTTAAGCATAAATGAAGACTATTTCTTTCCGCAAACTGCAGAAGGACGTGGTTCTAAAGTTGATACATTACCGGGTGGTACTAATTTAGGTGAAATTGATGACTTAAAATTCTTTACAAACAAGTTATTCCGTGGTTTACGAATTCCAAGTAGCTACTTACCAACAGGTGCTGATGATTCTCAAGCAAGTTTTAACGACGGACGCGTAGGTACAGCATACATTCAAGAGCTAAGATTTAACAAATACTGTGAAAGATTGCAAAGTTTAATTACAGAAGCATTTACGAACGAATTTAAAATGTATATGTACTCAAGAGGTATGAATATTGATGCAAACTTATTTGAATTAGCATTTAATCCGCCAATGAACTTTGCAAGTGCCCGTCAAGCAGGATTAGATTCGGAAAGAATTAATACATTTAACACCATACAAGCAGTTCCTTACATGAGTAAACGCTTTGCCCTTAAACGATTTTTAGGGTTAAACGAAGATGAAATGGCAGAAAACGAAAGATTATGGGGTGAAGAACAAGGTAAAGGGCAACCTACTCATACAGATGCAGCTGGTGAACTACGTAGTGCAGGCTTATCTGCTGCAGGTATGGAAGGCGATTTAGGCGCAGCAGGTAATTTAGCTGCACCGGCTGATATGGGCATGGGCATGGATCCATCAATGGGTGGCATGGGAGCTGGTATGCCCCCAGCTGGCGCACCTGCAGGCGGTATGCCGCCATCAATGTGATAAATAGATATATGATACTTAGAGAACTTTTTTATATTGACCCTAACACACGCCATGTTGCTAGTGATATGCGGTACAATCCTGATAATGATAAATCGGTAATGCAGCGTTCAGATACACGCAAAACACGTTTATCTCTTAGGCAAATTAATGAATTACGTAAGAGCAGTGAAGCTCATATTTTAGAACAAGAAGTTGAATTATCATTCGTTAACGCAATGTATTCAACTCCACCACCTGCAGTATAAATAATTCTAAAATATTAAAAAAACCACCGGTTTGACCCCATATTTACATTCTTTTTTATAAGTAGTGTAAATATAAGACAGCCTTGTATAAAAATTATCACAGGAGATTAACATGACTGACCGTACAAAATTTGAAGCCATGCTTGAGGCATTGATCAATGAAGATCACGAAGCAGCGAAAGATATTTTTCACAATATCGTAGTAGGTAAATCGCGTGAGATTTACGAAAAATTATTAGCAGAAGAATTTGAAGAAGATGATTCTGAAGATGACGCATTTAGTGCTGACGACGAAGAAGGCGAAGACGATGACATGTTTGGTGCTGACGACGAAGAAGGCGAAGACGATGACATGTTTGGTGCTGACGACGAAGAAGGCGAAGACGATGAATTTGGTGATGACGAATTTGGTGATGAAGAAGGCGACGAAGGTTTAGAAGATCGCGTTATGGATCTTGAAGATGCATTAGACGAATTAAAATCAGAATTTGAACAATTATTAGCTGGCGAAGAAGATGAACCAGAACATGATGACATGTTTGGTGCTGATGATGAATTAGGCGGCGATGAATTTGGCGGCGACATGATGGGCGGCGATGAATTTGGCGCTGGCGAAGAAGAAAATGAATTCCAAAGCATGTTTGAATACGTAAACAAAGTTGCATTACCTAAACACGGTGACAACGGCTTAAACAATAAAAGTATTTTTAATAAACCAAAATACAATGACATGGGTGGAACAGCACCTGTATTTGCAAAAGAAGCATCTGGTGAAGGTACAAAAGGCGGTTTGTTAAACCCAGCTACCCAAGACTTAACTAAAGGTATGCAAGTACATAATCGTAAAGATAGTAACGCTGGTAAAAAAGCATTCAAAAGCCAACAACCAGGTCACGGTGCAGAGAAAAAAGGTAACCGCGAATCAGCTCCAAACACAAAAAGTTTGATTCCAGGCAGAAAATAATTTATGTTACATCTCCGAGAAAACCTTAGCTTCAACGAAGCACAAATGATCGTTGAATCCGACGACAAGGAAGGAAAGAACTTGTATATGAGCGGTATTTGTATACAAGGTGGCATCCGCAACGCAAATCAACGTGTGTATCCTGTGAGCGAGATTAGCAAGGCTGTTAAAACCCTCAACGATCAAATTCAAAACGGTTATTCTGTGCTCGGAGAAGTAGATCATCCAGATGATCTAAAAATAAACTTAGACCGAGTTTCGCATATGATAACTAACATGTGGATGGAAGGCCCAAATGGTTACGGTAAACTTAAAATTTTACCAACACCAATGGGACAATTAATCAAAACAATGTTAGAAAGCGGAGTGAAACTTGGCGTTAGTTCACGCGGATCTGGTAACGTTAGCGATAGCGGATCCGGTGAAGTTTCAGATTTTGAGATTATCACAGTTGATATGGTAGCTCAACCAAGTGCTCCAGGAGCTTACCCTACGCCTATTTACGAACACCTAATGAATACACAAGGTGGCCTTAAATCCTTTCGCATAGCGGAAGAAGTTAGAGGAGATCCAAAAGCACAAAAATACCTCAAAGAGAGCTTATTGAATATAATAAGCAAACTCCAATAGTAAAGGAGAATCACATATGTTGGACGCACTAAAAACTTTATTTGAAAACAATGTGGTTTCGGCAGAGATCAAAGAGTCTATTGAACAAGCATGGGATCAACGTATTGTTGAAAACCGTGAATTAGTTTCTCAACAACTCCGCGAAGAATTCGCTCGTAAATACGAGCATGATAAGAGCACAATGGTTGAAGCAGTTGATCGTATGATTTCTGAGCAACTTCAAAGTGAACTTAGTGAATTCGTTGACGATCGTAAACAACTAGCAGAAATGAAAATTAAATTTGCTAGAAAAATGACCGAAAGCGCAAAAACCGTTAACACTTTTGTTACACGTCAGTTAGCACAAGAAGTTAAAGAATTACACGAAGATCAAATGACAATGGCTAATAAATTTGGTACATTAGAACACTTCGTAGTAGAAGCTCTTGCACAAGAAATTGCAGAGTTCTACAAAGATAAAAAAGACGTAGCCGAATCAAAAGTTCGTCTGATTCGTGAAGGTCGTCAAGAAATCAAACGAGTAAAACAACAGTTTGTACAACGTGCAGCTGCAATGGTTGAAAGTGTTGTAGGTACTACCTTAAACGCTGAAATTACTGCATTAAAAGAAGATATTGAATCAGCTCGTCGTACAGATTTTGGTCGCAAATTATTTGAAGCATTTGCTGTTGAATATCAAGCGAGTTACTTGAATGAAAAATCCGAAACTGCAAAATTGCTCAAAGTCATAGACATGAAAGATTTGGCCATCAATGAGGCTGCACATGCAGTTGTCAAAGCTGAAAAAATATTAGAAAGCAAACAAGCAGAAATCGTTGCGTTGAAAGAGTCGCAAGAAAGAAAAGCAATTATGAGCGAATTGTTGGCTCCTCTAAACGCTGAACAACGCTCTATTATGGGCGAATTGATGACGAGTGTGAAAACTTCAAAACTTAACGAAAGCTTTGAAAAATACTTACCGGCAGTAATTTCTGGTAAACAAGCACCACAAAAAAGACAAGCTCTTGTAGAAGCTAAAGAAATAACAGGAAACAAAGCTGTTTCCACAACCACCCGTAGCAGCGAAGATGAATCAAACATTATTGATATCCGCCGCCTCGCTGGTCTATAAAAATTTAGGAGAATTTAAATGTCAGAACTACTTAATGGCCGTTGGGCAGAAACAAAGCAAGCACTTTTAGAAGGCTTGACAGGTACAAAAAAATCAGTAATGGGCGTAACACTTGAAAATACACGTAGGTATTTGATAGAATCTCCTACTGCTGGTGCTACATCAGCTGGAAACATCTCAACTTTAAACCGTGTGATTTTACCAGTAATTCGTCGTGTTATGCCAACTGTTATTGCTAACGAATTGGTAGGTGTACAACCGATGACTGGCCCAGTTGGTCAAATCCATACATTGCGTGTTCGTTATGCAGATTCTAGCACAGGTGCTGGTGTATTAGCAGGCGAAGAAGCATTAAGCCCATTCAAAATTGCAGAAAGCTATTCAGGTAATGAATCAGCTACAGCGAAAGCTGCATCAACTGCAACTTTAGAAGGACAAGCAGGCAAAAAAATGAGCATTCAAATCTTGAAACAAACAGTTGAAGCAAAAACTCGTAAGTTATCAGCTCGCTGGACATTTGAAGCTGCTCAAGACGCTCAAGCACAACAAGGTATTGACGTTGAAGCAGAAATTATGGCTGCATTAGCTCAAGAAATTACTGCTGAGATTGATCAAGAAATTATCGCTTCATTGTTAACATTGGCTGGTTCAGATGTTGAAAGATATGACCAATCTGCAGTATCAGGTACTGCTACTTTCGTAGGTGACGAACATGCTGCATTAGCTGTTCAAATCAACCGTGTAAGTAACTTAATTGCACAACGTACACGTCGTGGCGCTGGCAACTATGCTGTTGTATCTCCATTTGCTTTAACAATTTTACAATCAGCTACTACTTCAGCTTTTGCTCGTACTACTGAAGGTACTTTTGAAGCTCCTACTAACACTAAATTTGTTGGTACATTAAACAATTCATTGAAAGTATATGTTAACAGTTATGCAACTGATAACACATCTATCTTAATTGGTTACAAAGGTGGTTCAGAATCAGACGCTCCTGCGTTTTATTGCCCTTACATTCCTTTGATGTCTTCAGGTGTTGTTTTAGATCCATCAACATTTGAACCAGTTGTATCGTTCATGACACGTTATGGTTATGTTGAACTTTCTAACACTGCGTCATCTTTGGGTAACGCTGCTGACTATTTAGGTCGTGTTGGTATTTCTAACGCTAACGTAAGATTTAGCTAATTTAAACTTAGGTTTAATTATATTAAAAAGGCTCTTTGGAGCCTTTTTTTATGATAAATACATCATGACAACACAATTCTATACACCTACCACAATTCAAGAAGTTACACCTACAGACGATTATTTGATGCAACCTATTATAGGATGGAATCACAATGGCGCAATATATGATAACAACTATGCTGTTACTAAGCAACCGCTTTATACTATCAGTGGGTTGTGGATGGAGAAATATCTCAGTCATACTAGCGAGTTATGGTGTACTGGACTTAATATTCTAGACACTGAGCAATCAGTAGTAGGTATAGAATTTTCATTGCTAATGCATCGATTTTCAAGAATTGAAGATTTACGATTGCAATTAACGCTAAATGGCGAAGCAATTGGTGATAACATGGCAAGTCCAGTTAATCCTGTACAAAGTAATATGTATACAGGTGATAATAGTCCATTACTTCCTATAATAGGCGACTCTAATATATACGGTAGTTCTACTAATTTATGGGGAACAACTGGATTAACTAGTACCAATGTCTCCGATCCGTCATTTGGAATCATAATTAGTTTCCGCAGTAATCAAGTATATCCACATCGTGATATAGCGCAAATAAATCAGATTGCGTTAGGTATCACCTACGGATAAATACTTAGTCATTCAAGTGCTGTAAACACAGACTTATGCAGTACCCACTGCGTATGGCTTAAAACGTCAAAGGAGAAAACAATGGGACGTCCACTCAATAAAAGATATTTTGGTAACCGTAATGTCGGTTCAGCATCCACTACTGCAGATGATGGTATTGGCGGTAAAAGTGTAGCAAGTATTCCAGTAACTACTGCTAGTACATACACTACTCGTCCGTTAGTAACATTAACTGGTGCACCTAATTTAGTAAAAGGTACAGCTGCTACTGCAACTATTACTTCAGAAGCAGCAACCGGTGCAACTACTACTCCGGGTACAGGTTATACTGTTGGCGACACTCTTACATTATCAACTGCAGGCGGCACAGCTGTTGCAGTTGTAGCTAGCATCACTGGCGGTGGCGCAACTGGTCCAATTGGCTTAGTTAACTTTACTGGTACTGGAGCAAGTCGTGGTAGTTTTGAAGCATTACCTGGTGTTAAAGTTGCCGCAGTCGGTGGAACTGGCACAGGCGCTGAAATTACTATTACCTTCCAAGCTAAATCAGTAAAAGTATTACCTGGTTCAGGTTACACAACTACAACTCCAACTGCAGCAGCAACACAATCTGTTGTATTAGGAACCGTGGTAATGACTACTCCAATTGCAAATACTGCTACAGTAGGTTCAGGATTTAATCCAGAGTCTGCAATTATTGCGTATGCATATACTGCGTCATCTTCTAAACAAGCTGACATTGTTAAACAAGTTTCAACCGATCGTTATAAAGTTGTTACCTCAGATACTACTACACCAATTATTGCAAAACTAATAACAGTTGGCACACCTGCTGCAGTTGGCGAAATGATGATTAAAGCAACTGATAGTGCCGGTAAACCATATTTTGTTAAAAAATTAACTTCACGTAAAGTAGTTATTGTTCCAGATACATCTTCTGTTACTGGACACCAATTTCCTGCAACCTCTGCTGGAGTTTATCAAAGACCTCAATGGACACTTGGCACTGCAACAGCAAATGTATCAGTAAAAATAGAAAACGGTTAATAAAAATTAGATAAGGGGTCGCAAGGCCCCTTTTTGAGGAATATAAATGTCAAAAATATTAAAAATTAGCCAAGGTGATTACATAGTTCAAGTACCTTCTGGTAAAAAAATTACGTTAGATACTGATTCGTTACATGTTACCGGTAATATCGTTGTTGAAGGCACTACTACTGAAATCCAAACGACGAATACTACTATTGCTGATAATATAATCGTTTTAAATAAAGGTGAAGTAGGTCCCGGAATTACAAAAGCTGCCGACCAATCTGGTTTTGAAATTGATCGTGGAACATCTAACGGATTACCTAGCGGATTAAAATTATCTGCAAGTTTAATATTTGACGAATCATTATCTGCATTTGTATTAAACACTACTTCTAACACAACTACTACCTTAACTAATTTATATGCAAATACTGCTAATTTAAATAAAGTCTCGAGTAACGACGTAGGCATTACTCTTAGTTTAACAAATGATAACACTACAGTAACTATAGAAACACCAAATTCAGCTACTGATTATCATAATCGTACCTTAGTTTCTAACAGCATTGTAACTAAACAATATCTTGAAAATTATGTTGAAGCAGACAGTGGTCGTGCTATTGTTAGTCAACTTTTGCAAACAGCAGGAACTGTTACTAATTCACAAGTTCTAGCAACTGCAGACGCAATTGAATTTTATGTTGGCGAAACAGACAGTGTTAAAAATTTAATTGGAAAAATACTAATCGATGGAATTTATATTGACCAAATACAAAGTATAACAGGTGATACTGTATTTTTTGTATCAAATATCGAAAGTGCATATAATTTAACACTTACCGGTAATGTGGATATTATAGGTGATGCTAACCGAGACATTACACTTACAACAGATGGCACTGGTGTTATTACTCTTACATCAGGAACTACAGGTACAATTAACAATGTAGATATTGGGTTAACTACTCCTGGTAACAGTAAATTTAATAACTTGCAAGTAACTACTTCAGCTACTCTTCCATCAGGTCCAACAACTGGTGCCGGTGGTCGTCCAACTAATGCTGCTGCAGGTAACATACGATATAACACAACTATTAAATCGTTTGAAGGATTTAACGGTACATTATGGGGTACTGTAGGCGGCGGTTTACAATCAAGTCCAGGAATTGAAACAAGCAATTATACTGCATTATCAAATAATTTAGTTAGAGCAAATTCAACAGCTGGTGGGTTTACAATTACACTACCAGATGCACCAAATGACGGCGATGTTGTTGGTATTATTGATGTTGCAAATACATTTGGTATTAGCGGTAAAGAAGTAACAGTTGTTCCGGGCGCAGTTGGCACAATTGAAGGTACTACTGATGTAGTTTTAGACTTAGAAGGTACATTTGTATCATTTGTGTATATTGCAGCAGTTACTAACTGGAAGTTAGAACAAACACCAACCGGACCAAGCAGCGGATCTGCAGGATTAACTATTTCAAATAGTCGAGTTGTTTCTCGAGTTACAACAGCAACTGCTACACCTACTGCATTGACATTTGACGGCGAAGTGCCAAGTGCAACTAATCAACTAATTTTACCAAACGACAGCACTTATACATTTTCAATTTTAGTAACCGCAAGACGGACAGATGCAGATAACGAGTCTGCAGGCTATAAATTTGAAGGAGTGATTGATCGTAATACTATTGCAGCAACAACTAATTTTGTCGGAGTACCGATTAAAACTGTGCTAGCAGAAGATTCGGCTTTGTGGGATTGTGTTATTTCAGAAGATACCGTTAACGGTGGATTACGAATTACAGTTACTGGCGAAGCAAATAAAACAATTAAATGGGTAGCAGTATGCAATACCGCAGAAGTTACTGGATAAAAATAAACCGTATATCAACAAGGAATTTTAAATGTCAAAAAATCTTTCAAACATTCTAAAAGGAGGAACTCTTCCAGTTATTCACGGAGGTACTGGCGTAACAGTATCAACTGGTACCGGAAGTGTTGTATTAAATACAAGTCCTTCATTAGTTACTCCTGACATAGGTATTGCGACTGCTACTTCAATTAATAAAGTAATGTTTACTCAACCAACCGGTAATGCGACGTTGACTATTGCAAATAATAAAGTATTAACTGTAAGCAACACTATATCATTTACTGGCACTGATTCAGCTGCAGTTGAAGTTAGTACCGGGGGAACAGTAACTTATACGAAAGATAAATTATCAGTATTTTCAACTACTACATCAGCTGAGTTAGCAGGTGTTATTTCAGACGAGACTGGTTATGTTGCTGGTGCAATATTAATGTTTAACGACAGTCCTACAATTAAAAACTCAATTGTTACTACGTCAACTAGTTTTGATTTACTCAATACTAACGCAACTACTGTAAACTTTGCAAGTGCTGCAGGAACTATTAGCATTGGTGCATCCGGTACTGGAACTACAACAATTAATCATAATTTACAAGTAGCTGGTGATATTTTCTTTAATGGTACTGCAAGTCAGTTAAGTGCATCAACTATTGAAGTAACTGACACATTAGTAATGTTGGCTAAAAATAACCCGGGTGATATTGTAGATGTTGGTTGGTATGCGTCTTATATTGCAACTGCAACAGGTGTAAAAACATATACCGGTTTAGTAAGAGATGCTAGTGAATCTGATAGATCGTGGAAATTGTTTAGCGGAACAATTACTGCACCGTCAACTACAATTGATTTTGGTAATGCAGTCTATGATAACTTAAAAATAGCTGCATTAACTGCAACCACTGGTAACTTTTCCGGACAAATAACATCAACTCTTGCACAAGGTACTGCACCATTTTCAGTTGTGTCAACTACCCCTGTTACTAATTTAAGCATTGGCGGAAATGCTGCAACTGTTACTACAAATGCAAATATGACAGGACCAATTACAGGTACCGGCAATGTTACATCTATTACAAGTCAAACCGGTACAGGTACTAAATTTGTAATGGATACTAGTCCAGTTCTAATTACACCTACTATTGGTGTTGCTACTGCTACATCAATAAACGGGTTAACACTTACTGCATCAACCGGTACATTAACTATTGCAACTGATAAAGTATTAACCGTAAGCAATACATTAACCTTTACTGGTACTGATACATCATCTGTAGCATTTGGCGCAGGTGGAACAGTAGCATACACAGGCGGCACAGGTACTAAATTATCATCATTTGCTGCAACAACTTCAGATGAATTAGCAAGTGTTATTTCAGATGAAACCGGTACAGGTAAATTAGTATTTGCAAATACTCCTACATTAATTACTCCAGCAATTGGTGCTGCAACTGGTACATCAGTAGTACTAACAAGTGATTCTACAATTAATGGATTAACAATCGGGTTAGGCGGAAGCAACGTTGCATCTAATACTGTTATTGGTTTTTCTGCATTTAGTGGTAATACAACAGGCACATCAAACATTGCGATTGGTATGCAATCGCTGTATGGATCAACAACTGCTAATGTAAACACATCAGTTGGTTCTCAATCAATGCAAAATGTGCAAGACGGTAGTGCAAACGTTGGGATAGGTGCTGGGACATTATATTCTAACACATCAGGTGCACAAAACACTGCAATTGGTGCATTTGCAGGGTACGGATCTAACGGAGTTAACGCAAACACTACTGGAACAAACAATGTATATGTAGGGTATAGTACTATAGGTTCTGCAATTGACAATACAAACGAAATTGTAATTGGTTCACTTGCAGTAGGGTTAGGGTCTAATTCAACAGTACTTGGTACAACAAGTACAACTACTGCAACTATTTACGGTGCATTATCGATACCTAATACTACTGCATCGTCTAGTTCAATAACCGGTGCATTAAAAGTTGCAGGCGGAGTTGGAATTGGCGGTAATTTATATGTTGAAGGAAACTTATCTGTAAACGGGTTAATCACTACGATTAATTCTACTACAATTACAGTTGACGATAAAAATCTTGAATTAGGATCAACTGCGTCACCAACTGACGTAACTGCAGACGGTGGCGGCATTACGTTAAAAGGGTTAACTGATAAAACATTTACATGGAGTGCTGCATCAAATAGTTGGGTAAGTAACGTTGGTATTACTGCATCAAGCATTCAAAATACCCCAATTGGATCTACAACTGCTAGTTCAGGAAACTTTACAGGTATTACTGTTGAAAATGGTGGATCCTTAATTTTAAAAGAAACATCATTAAATGGTATCAACTATATTAGCATTAAATCTCCAGATAGTTTAGCTGCAGATTACACAATAACGTTACCTACTACTGTCGGTACAGCTGGACAAGTACTATCAACTGACGGTAATGGTGCATTAACGTTTGTTGACTCTGATGTGTTTGGTGGTAACGTTGTGTACGTATCAGAATCTAAAGGTAATGATCTAAATGACGGGTTATCTTTACCAGTTAGAACAATTAAACGCGCATTACAAATTGCATCTGGAATGGTTTACAATTCGTTAGGTGCAGTAAACCGTATACGTGCCGTTGTTTCAGTAGCTGCAGGCAACTATGTTGAAAACAATCCAGTTATTATTCCTGATAATGTTAGTGTAGAAGGCGCAGGGTTAAGAGCATGTGTTATTCGTCCGTTAAACGCAAACAAAGATATGTTTAGACTTAGAAACGGTGGATATTTTGCGCAATTTACATTTAGAGATGGGATAACTGCATCTGGTGTAGCATCGTATACTTGGGCGTATGCATTTGCATTTGATGATGTATTTGATACGCAATGTGATCGTACTGGGTATATTAACTTACCAAGTAACAGACCAACGATGACATTGTCGCCATATGTTCAAAACTGTTCTATTATTAGTTTCTTAGGCGGTAACGGTGCATATGTTGACGGAAGTAAGGTTGCTAATCCAAACGTTCCGACTAGCTTATTAGAAGTTGAAGTAAACCCTGCAGGTGCTGCACCTGTACAGTGTAAATCAATGATTGCAAATGCGTTTACTATGATTAGTTTTGGCGGTACAGGATGGCGTGTTACAAATGATGCGTATGTTCAGTTAGTATCATGTTTCCAATTATTCTTACTAAATGGTGTTTATGCACAAAGCGGTGGTTATACGTCTATTACTAACTCTGCAACTAACTTTGGTAAGTACGCATTGCGATCTTCAGGCTATTCGCCTATTGCATACCCATACGATAAAGGTTTTGTATCCGCTGTTGGATCATCTGGAAGTATTCAAACAGTTACTGCAATTGGTTTTACAAGACCAGATGGTCCAGTTGAACAATATGTTATTAGAATATACGATAATAACGCATTTACTTACAACGTAGCAATTTGCCAACGAGATATTGGTTTTATTATTGATGCAATTGGTTACGATATGATGTTTGGCGGTAACTTTAGATCAATTAAAGCTGCAATGACATATTATTCAACGCAAGCTGCAAACGTAGTTGGTGTTCAAAAAACTGCAACAATTGCAGGATTTACGTATTTACGAGACTATGTTGCTAATGCAGTTAATGGTGATCCAATAGCCGGAGCATCTATTATTGCTAATATGAATACAATTAATGATATTGTTAATAACGGGTTGTCAGTAGTACCTGCATCAGTAATACCGGAACCATCTAACATCGATCCTGGTTTTTCAGATGCTGCTAGGTTACTTGCTGGTAATAAATTATTCTTACAAGCTGAAATAATAGCATTTATGTCGTCAACTTACACTGCATTATGGAGTAGTTTAACTGCACCGCAACGCTTGTTATGCCAACGCGATGTAGGATATATGGTTGATGCAATACAATATGATTTAATATACGCATGTAACTTAGAAACAACTGTAATTGGAAGACTGTATTATAATCGATTAACTAACACTTTTGTAGAGAACGCTGGAGAAAAAACTGCAGCATTGGATGTAGTTTTAAGATTACGTGCAATTGTTGAATATATTGTAACAAACAATACTGCAGGCTGGACAAAATCAGCTGGCAATGCAGCATCACAATTTATTAGTGGAACTGCTGCAACTCCTGGAGCAGTTACTTTTGCAAAGGCACGTTTCCAAGAAATATATGATACTATTAATACAGGTACAGAAACTGCAGTAGCAATATTGCCAGATACAACATGGGTAGTTGATGCTAACTTAGTTACACAATTTAACATTTTACAAACAACAAAAGACGCAATAAAAACATTTGTTACTGAATATATTTCTACTCAGTACGGCGCTACTGATTTAACATCACAGTATAAAGTGCAATCACCTAACTTTTTGCAAGTTTCATTTAATGCGTTTACTGAGATTGATATTGCAACTGATGTGTTTACAACTAGTACACCGCATGGGTTAACAAACGGTGACTCGGTTATCTACGACAGTACCGGCAATTCACCGTTGGGCGGACTGTTTACAGGTAGTGTATACTACGTGTATTTCTTAAATACTGTGCAATTTAAATTAGCACACGATGATAGTTTAACATTACCGGTTGATGTAGTAGCATTAGGCACTGGTACACATACATTTACAAAAAATGATTATGAATTGTATGTTGACACAGTTACTAGCACACATACTACTTTCCAAACAATTGTTTTAACATCTGCTTATTCGTTTGCACCTGGTGATTTACTTGAAGGTACAACCGGTGCATTGCCTAATAAAGCAAGCGTTTATAGCTATGATGGTGATAAAACTATTGTTGTTGCTATTAATTTTGTTACTATTGGCATATCACAAGAACGCAAACTATTTGCTACAAATTCAATTATAACAAAAATAAATGCAACTGTAGTTAGTTTAACGGTGTCGTCTGTAACATCAAGAAACGACTTACATGCAGCTACATTTAACGTTGCATCAACATTGCTAGGCGGATTATTAGACAACGTTGGTACACTAGTTGGTAAACAAATTTTCTTCCATAGAGCAAGTATTGTAAACTCGTCTGGTCATACATGGGAATACGCAGGTTCAGGAATTGATTACAACGCGTTACCGACAAATGGTGGTAAAACAGATGTTAGATTTGAACAATATCAAGAACGATCTGGGCGAGTATATACGTCAGGTACTAACGAATTAGGTGACTTTAAAGTTGGTGATTTTATTACCGCATATAACAGAACAGGGAACATTGTATTTAAAAATACTGTTACAGTTAGTCAGTTAAATGTATTAAAATTAGCGTTAAGTGACATTTCGGTTGATGCAATTAGTAATGACACTGGGTTAGGTGAAAATGAAGTTGGCGGACCATCTGATAGTAAATTAAGTACGCAGCTAGCAATTTGGTCATATGCAAATCAACGATTAGGTGCGTTTATTGATAAAGCAGTTAGTACTAACGCAGTACCTGGAGCACTAGTTCAATTAAATGCAACTGGGCAAATTAACGTTGACTTAATTCCGGCACAGCGAACATCTGCATCGGTTATTACATATGGTTACCGTTCACGATTAACTGCATACGATGATGTGCCATCTGTAAACTTTTTATCAGGTGATAACAGTACAGAAGAATTTGAAACTGTCACGTTAACGTTAAGTGATCCAATTACTGCATTAGATGGTGCAATTGTTACCCAATCTACTAGCGGTGCATCAGGTTTGTTAAAAGGCGATCATACTAACGTAAATACTATTTTAGTAGCTAGTACTGGTTATACATTTACTACTGTATTTGATACAACTCCTGCGCATACACTTATTATTAATTTAGATTCAACACCAAGTACTACTAACACATCGGTGTATTGTTTAGTAGTCAGTGCTGCAATTAGCGCAACTGATAATAGTGTGTTACGTAATTCTACAACTAATCAATACTTAGTGTTACCTACTACTGGAACATATGTATATACATTTGTAGGTATTAGTAAGATTCTTAGATACAACAACATTGCATATGTTACTACCGACGCAGCACATTTATTAGTATCATCTAATCAAGTTAAAATTACACCAACTACGTTAACAAATTACGCAGCTACACCGTATGTTACTGTGCTAAGTTCTACTAGATTTAGGTGTCCAAATGTTGGACCACAAACTCCTGCTGCTGCAACTACTACAAACACTGCAACAGTGCCTGCAACTACCGGAACTACTACTGTTACTGTTGCAAGTGCAAGTGTTTCCGGCGGCCCAATTCAGATTGGAGATTACGTATTTTCAAATATTAATAGTTTTCCAATAGGTTCAGTAGTAACCGGAGTAACTGGAACTACAACACTTTTAATTGCAATTGAATTTCCGTCAGTAAGTGATACTTCTACTGCATCATCGATAGCAGGATTAACATTTATTCGACCAATAACTGAAGCTGGTACAGTTCGATCTGTTATAACTGCAGTTAATAACAGTGCGCAAGGTGAAATTTCAAGCATACGAAAAGGCATGTTAACTGCAGTTAATAATTTAACAATTACTAGCGGTAGTTCCTATGTGTCAGGAACATATTATAGGGTTTCGTTATCTAATGTAACAGGTACAGGTTCTGGTGCATTAGCAAATATCACAGTTACTGGCGATTCAGTAACGGCAGTAGATTTAACGTATGCAGGATCAGGTTATGCAGTTGGGAATACAGTAAGTGCATCATTGCCTGGTGGCAGTGGTTTTAGTATACCAGTTTCGGCAATTGAAACTCATGCATATATTAACAATATCTCAGATTTGTTTGTTGGGTCAAGTATATCACCAGATTTTGTTAGTGATAACGCTAGTGCAATAAACACTATTACTGTGTCAAGTACAATTTCTAAAACATTTAATGCTTCAAGTGATGTTAATTACTCTACTAACAGAATAACTATTGCAACCCACGGTTATTCTAATGGTGATTACGTAATGTATAATCCAGGTTCTAATCAACTAATATCCGGATTATCAATTACTCTACCGTATTATGTTAAACGAATTGATGCTAATATTATTGAACTGTATAGCGAATACTACCTAACTAATATTATATCATTAGGCACTAGTTCAACTGGTACACACACGTTTACAACAAGTGCAATAAACATTACTAATAACAGATTGTACGTTGCGGCGCACGGGTTATCTACTGGTGATGCATTAGTGTTTACCGGAACTAACTTACCGTCAATTGATTCTAATCAGATTGGTGATAGATCGCATTTCTTTATTGGATCAGTTACAACTAACACATTTACAATTCACAATTTACGAAGTGATGCATTAGATAGTGTAAATGGCGTAGTGGTTGCCCCAAACAACATTACAAGTATTGGATCTAGTACATTATCTATGATTCATTATCAAGTTCAAATTATTGGGTATTCAAATACTAGTAGTAAACAAATATCAAACTGGGGACTTTTAGCATCGTCAAGTATTGATGCAAGTAATATTGTGTCGGGCGTAGTTACAACTAGCAGATTAGCAACATCCGGTACTGCAAGTTCAACAACTTATTTACGAGGCGACTCTACTTGGTCAACTGCAGTTACAAGCATCCAGTCTTCAAACAGCGCGTTAACTATTACCGGATCTGGAATAGGTGCTATGTACGGTGCATTAACATTTGATGTTGCAAAAACAACATTCCCAACTGATAATGGATCTTATTCAACATTAGGTGTTGCTAGTTTTAATATTAATCAATTTACAGTTGGTACAGGCGCCACTGCTGGTCTAGTTTATATTACTGCAGGAACAATTGATGCTGGTACATTAGATGGTAACGACTCGTCGTATTACTTAGATCCTGTAAACTTATCTGCATCAATACCACTCAATAAAGGCGGTACTGGAATTAGTGTGTATACTGCAGGCGATATGATTTATGCAAGTACGACAACAAGCTTAAATCAACTTCCAATTGGGCCAGCTAATACTATTTTATCAAGCAACGGTACATTACCGTATTGGGCGCCGTCATTATCATTAGCAACTGTTATTAAAACAGGTGCTGGCGAGATTTCAACTACTAATGCAGGTTCTGCAAACGTATTTAATACGAATGCATTAACATTAAATGTTGGTGGAGCAGCAACTAGTGTGTATTTAGGTGCAAATTCTACAGGTATAACATTAATTAATGTTAAGAGCTATACTACAAACGGTGCATCAAGCACTACTGTTTCAGCAGTATATGGTATTGTTGCACCTATTAGCACCGCAGCTAGAAATAATAGTGGAGTATCAACTATTGTTACTACTATACCGCACGGTTTAACTGCAGGTGATCTAATTACGGTTGTGTGTTTGTCTGACCCGTCGTACAACGTAAGAAACGCTGTAGTATCAGTTACTAACACAACTACATTTACCTATTCAAATGCTGGCTCGTTAACTACCGTTGTTGCAAGTACTGGTTCAATATTTACTGGGTCACAATCATTATCATTAGCAACGACTGCTGCAAACGGTGATACTAAATTAATTTTTGGTAGTACTGCTGGAGTTATTATTGGCCAAATTGTATTAGGTAATTCGCATATACCTACAAATACAACAGTTATTGGTATTGATGCGTTAAATATTTATTTAAGTGCAGCAATCACTGATGTAATTATGTCAGCTACGTCAATTGTGTTTGTTCACACTAATGCTAGTTTAGGTATTGCTACTGGTAACCAAATAACTATTGCGTCATCTGGTATAACAAATTTAGACGGTACATGGCCAGTTACTAGCGCATCTTCATTTTCAACATCATTTAGTATTTCAATAACTACTGCAATTACTGCATCATCTGCTCCTCGCGTAGGTAATATTACTAAAGCTAATTCATTAGTATTAAAAAATAAAAATATTACAATTGGTAGCAGTGAAGCAAGTGCAACTCCGGTTGCAGCTACATTAATTGGTGAAAAATCAGTAGGTACAAATGTTGCAGGTGTTGATTTTAATATTATCCCTGGAACAGGAACAGGTAATGCAGCATCAGGTAGTTTTGTAGTAAAAACAGGTAACGGTGCAGCATCAGGCACATCACCCCAAACTCCGACTACTAAGTTAACTATTGATAATAATGGTATTGCAACATTTACAAATTCAGTAGTTATAAATCAAAACATTGAAGTACACGGTGTTAATACTACTGGAATTACTAATGCAGCAGCTGTGCCAGTAAAATCATTTTCAAAGACAGTTTATAGAAGTGCTAAATTAATATTCCAAGTAACTTGTACGTCGGGACCAAATGCAAATACATATCAAATTGGTGAAGTTTTAATCATCCATGACGGTACTACTGCATATATGGCAGAATACGGTGATATTAAAACTGGTGCAAACATGTTAGCAACATTTACTTGTGATATTGATGGATTAGATAACGTTCGAATTTTAGCACAAGCACTTACTGGTGATACTATTTCAGTTCGTGTAGTAAGTAGTTTAAATATTATATAAGGAAAATAAATGGCTCAAGCTGATTTTACCATAAAAAGCGGATTTACCGCTAACGACATTTTGCAAGTTAATTCAGAAACTGATTCAACATCATCTATAACTGGTGCGGCAATTGTTGTAGGTGGTATGGGTATTGGTAAAAAATTATATGTAGGTAGTGGTATTAATACCACTACCGGTACTTTTACATCAACCGTTTCAACAACTCAATTAACATCAACTATTGCACAAGGAACTGCACCATTTGTTGTAACTTCTACCACGCCTGTTACTAACTTAAAATCAGATTGGGTAGTAACAAATGCAAATATGACAGGTCCAATTACAGGAACTGGAAATGTAACTTCTATCACAAGTCAAACTGGTACTGGTACTAAATTTGTTGTTGATAATTCACCAACGTTAATTACTCCAGATATAGGAGTTGCAACTGCAACTACGGTTAATAAAGTAACAATTACTGCTCCGGCTACTAATTCTGTACTAACTATTGCTAATAACAAAACGTTAACTGCAAGTAATTCTATTACGATTGCAGGTACTGATAGTAAAACTTTAACTGTTACAAATTCGGTAGCATTTTCAGGTACTGACAGTTCAACGTTAGCATTTAGAGCAGGTGGCCAAGTTGCATATACTGATAAAGATAAATTATCAGCATTTTTAGCAACTACATCAGCTGAATTAGCAACTGTAATTTCAGATGAAACCGGAACTGGTGTTTTAGTTTTTAGTACAAGTCCTGCATTTACTACATCAATTACAACCGGATCTACTAGTTTTGATTTAATCAATACTACTGCAACTACTGTAAATTTTGCCAAAGCAGCAACTGCATTAAGTATTGGAGCAGCTACTGGAACTACTACAGTTAACAATAACCTACAAGTAACTGGTGACATTTATTTTAATGGTACTGCAAGTAAACTTAGTTCAACTAACATTGAAGTTAACGATGCATTAGTTTATTTTGGTGCAAACAACATAGGTGATTTATTAGATTTAGGGTGGATAGGACGTTACAACAACGGTGTTGTTAACGATGCTCACGTAGGATTTATAAGAAGTGCTGCAGATAAAGAATGGAAACTCTTTAGTAATATTACTGCAGAACCGACTACTACTGTAGACTTAACAGGAGCTACATACGATAATTTAAGGATTGGAAAACTAACAACTACTGGTGTTAATAAGGTAGCAATAACTGCCCCAACTACAAGTGCAACATTGACTATTGCAGACGGCGCAACGTTTGCAACATCAGGTGCATTTACTACTACAATTACATCAACTGCTAATACTGCAGTAACATTACCCACTTCTGGAATATTAGTTAATACATCTGTAACAACACTCTCATCATTAGCATCAGTTGGTACTATTACTTCGGGTACTTGGTCAGGATCATTCGGCATAGTATCAGGTTCAAATCTTACAAGTTTAACTGCAGGAAATTTAAGTGGAACTATTCCAAGTGCAGTGTTAGCTAATTCAACACAGTATATTGGAACAACTGCTATTACGCTATCGAGAGCATCATTAGCACAAACCCTAACCGGTGTTAGTATTGACGGTAATGCTGCTACAGTTACCAGTGGAGTTTACACAACTGGAAGTTATGCAGATCCAGCATGGCTTACAAGTTTAGCTTATTCAAAAATAACTGGAACTCCGAGTGCATATTCATTACTAGCAGCTACTACAACTACATTAGGTGGGGTAAAAGTAGACGGTTCTAGTATTACAATAAATGGGTCAGGTGTAATTAGTACTCCTGGACCAACACTTAAAACTATAAACAGTAGTTCACTTTTAGGATCAGGAGACATTGCAGTAGTATCATCATTGTCAGTTACATCAGCTAACGGGTTTGCAGGTTCTATTTCTGGAACTTCTTCATCAGCAATTACAATTTCTACTTCTATAACAGGATTATTAAAAGGTAATGGAACTGCAATTTCAGCCGCTACTGTTAACACAGATTATTTACCTGCAACCAGTCCAGCTGTTACTACATCGTTAACTACTCCGTCGACGTCTTTTGATTTAATTAATACTACTGCAACTACTGTAAATTTTGCCAAAGCAGCTACTACCTTGAGTATTGGTGCAGCAACTGGTACTACTACAATTAATAATGCAATTTCGTCAATATTTGATGCAACATTTAACTCGTGTGTGGTTGGCTCTGGATCGTATTCAACAAATATAAGAGTCGGATTTGGCACATTAGCTAACGTTACTGCAGCCGGTGTTAGAAACACTAGTGTAGGATATGCTCCGTTATCGTATACTACTTCTGGTACAAAAAATACTGCAATAGGGTATGGCGTATTAAATGTTAATTCAACTGGCAGTTCAAATACCGCAATTGGTTCATCGGCATTAATAAAAAATTCAATAGGTAACTATAATGTTGCGCTTGGTTCAGAATCATTAATAAATCTAACTACATCAGTTGCTACTATTACATTTACTGCCGGATCTGGATATACTGCTAATTCTACATTTACTGCAGCACAATTAGTGTATTCATCAGGTACAGTTGCAGGATCGTATCCAACTGCTACTATTGTTACCAATGCTAGCGGAGTAGTTACAAGCGTAACGTTAGTAACGTATGGAACTGGATTTACTGACGCAACTACTGTTATGACGTATGCAAGTATGGGCGCCGGTACCGGATTTACTGTAACCGCAGCAACATTATCAGCTACTGGAAGCAGCAATATTGCAATTGGCTATCAAACATTACTTAGCACAACTACTAGCGGCACTAATATTGCAATTGGGACACAATCGTTAGCATTAAATACAACCGGTAGTAGCAATACTGCAATTGGGCATGCAGCAGGGTATGCAGGTAGTTCAAATGCAAATGCTACCGGATCAAACAATGTATATGTTGGTTATTATGCCATAGGATCTGGAACAGCTAACACAAATGAAATTGTAATTGGATCATCTGCTATTGGTTTAGGAAGTAATTCTACTGTAATTGGTAACAGTACTACAACTTCGGCTAAAATATTTGGTGCATTAACATTAGCAGGTTCTTCGTCAACGTTGGCTGCTATTCTTACAAATATGGCAGAGGTAACAACTGTAATTGCAACTGCTGCAGCAACTTCAGTTACTTACTACACGTCGTCACAGGCAGTTCTATATTATACAACTGCAGCATCATCAAACTGGGCTATAAACATAACACATTCAGCAGGTACTACACTAAACACCGCGTTAGGGATTGGGCAATCAATCACTGTTGCATTTTTAGTAACTCAAGGAGCTACTGCATATTATAATACCGCAGTTCAAATAGACGGAACAGCAGTAACTCCAAAATGGCAAGGTGGATCAGCGCCAACTTCCGGTAATACTAACGCTCTTGATGTATATTCGTACACTGTAATTAAAACTGCAGCTTCAACATTTACTGTGTTAGCATCAATAACTAAATTTGCATAGGAAACACAACATGCCATCATTAATATCTTTTGGAACTGCAGCAGGACGTGCATATGGGTTAACTAATAAAAAGGGTTCGTCTATAGGTGATCCGTATTGGGATAATGTTACTATTATGTTACATTTTAATGGAACAAGCGGGTCTACTGTTGCTACTGATACAAGTAATAATCAGTTAACAATGACTAATATATCGTCGTTAAACAGTATTAATACATCTACCTTAAAATTTGGAACTGGATCAATGTATTTTCCAGGAACTTCTAATTTAACTAATCCAAGTACTGCAACTACATTAGTTGGTTTAAATAACAATTTTACAATTGAATTTTGGGTATATCTTAATGGCACGCAAGGTGCATGGAAAGGATTTTGCGGAAACTATTTAGATTCGAGCTACGGATCAAGAAGCTGTTGGGCAATTGGGCTTGACGGCACCGGTAGTGGCTTAAGCTCGAGTATTGCAACCAGTACCAACGGAACATATCAAGGTACATCTTTAGGTACATCAACTTATACAGTATCGCCAAACACATGGTATCATGTTGCATTTGTTCGATCAGGCAGCACGTTTACTCAATATGTTAATGGATCAAGTACTGGAAGTTTTACATATTCTGGTTCAATATATGATGGCGGTTCTAATCTTGAAGTCGGATCGTACATTAACGGAGGGTATCGATTTACTGGATATATGGATGAATTTCGTATTACTAAAGGTGTTGCAAGATACACTGCAAACTTTGTTCCTCAATCATTTGAATTTTTAGATTTTAGTACCAGTAGTACTGCCCCTGTAATTACTGCCATTGGCATATCATCTTCATCTGGTATACAAAATAATTATATGAATGAAACTGATTCATTAATTGCTGTAGTGTCGTTTAACAAAGCAGTTACTATAACAGGAACTCCGAGATTGGCAGCAAATATCGGTGGAAGTATTTTATATCTAAATTATGTAAGTATATCTGGATTAAACGTTTATTTTTCATATGGATCATTACCTGCAGGATATAACGACTCTGATGGTATTAGTTTTGATGCAAATGCAGTATCATTAAATGGCGGAACAATAATTGATATAGCAGGTAATAGTGCTGATCTAACTAGTCTTGCAGTAGCAGCAAATCCATCGTATAAAGTAGACACTACCGCCCCAACTGGAGGATCGATAAGTGTAGATGCAAATGGATTAGTTACAGTAAGTGGATTAGAGTCTGGAGCAACTTGGCAATTCAGTACTAATTCTGGTAGTTCATGGACGACTGGTACCGGTACTACATTTTCTTTAGCTACGGGTTCATACGCAATAGGTTCAGTTCAAGTACGACAAACTGACTTAGCAGGTAACGTGCAAACATCTGGAATTGCATATAATTCATCACTTATAACAGTAGCATCTACTTATGATGTAACAAAATTAAGCTTATTAATGAACTGTGACGGTGCAAATGGTTCAGCAATCTTTTTAGATCATTCATTAAACAACGTAACTTTATCTAACGGAGGCGGTGCACCGCAACTAAGCACAGCTACCTATAAGTTCGGTACTTCGTCGTTGTATGTTAACGGATCAAGTAGCAGGGTGAGCGCACCAAATAACGCTTTATTTAACTTTGATTCAGGTGATTTAACTATTGAATTTTGGATGTACACTCCAATTGCATGGACAAGTCAAGCGTATAGTGCAGGAATACTTGGACAAAAGGCAAATGATTCTACTAACGGGTGGGTACTTTATATTGATGGAGGTTATCCATCTAAAATAAATGCAAGACTTGCATTAGAAAACAATTTTCCAACGGGAAGTACACCAACACAAAATACATGGGAACATTGGGCATTAGTAAGATCTGGTACAACATTAAAATGGTATAAAAATGGAGTTTTAGATGCAACAGGTACATCCTTTGCTGCTGTTTCAGATTCAACTGGAACGTTTTATATTGGACACGCTCAAACATGGGGCGGATATTTAAACGCGTATTTAGACGATATTCGAATTACTAAACAAGCATTGTATCTTTCAAACTTTACACCTCCTACATCAAAATTGTTAACTTATCCGGACATATACTATAACAATGTAAGTTTACTTTTAGTAGGCGATGGTGCTAATGGGGTAAACACGTTTACCGATCTAAGTCCTACACCTAAAGCAATTACTGCTGCCGGTAACGCTATTAACAGCACTACTACTTATAAAACTGGCACATCATCGATGTACTTTGACGGTACCGGCGATTATCTGTATGTAACAACTGCAAATTCTGCATTTAATTACGACATAAGCAATTTTACTATTGAATTTTGGGTATATCCGCAAGCAGGTCCTGCGTCAACTTATAACCCAACATTCTTTACAAATCATGGTGACAACGATTGGAATTCAGTAGGTACTGGTGTTCGTATTCATCATCAAAATGTGTTAATTGGAAGCTCTCAAATAACATTCAGTAGTCCTATAACTAATAACGTGTGGACGCATGTTGCTCTAGTACGAAATGATAACATAATTACTGCATATAAAAACGGTGCAAGTGTTGGTAGTGTTTCGTACACCGGATCAGTCGGCGCCAATTCGGATCGTCCTGCATTAGCAACATCAGACAGTGTTGGTAGTGGAGGTAGAGAATTCTTACAAGGGTTTATCGACGACCTTCGTATTACTAAAGGTATTGCTCGATATACATCAAACTTTACTGCACCTGGACGATTAGGGGTGTTACGTATAGGAGCTTCTGCGCCGCTTACTATGACGTTAGCAGGTGGTACTAATGTAACTATTAACAAAGCATGGTTAATGACAAACGGATGGGATGGAAATTCAATACTTTCTACAACTATTACTAATACTGCAGATATTCGATCTTCAACTACTTCAGTTGCAGCATTAACATTTGCAGCTGATTTGTCAACACTACCATCTGGATCTTCTATTACTTTTACTAATAGCTCCGGAATTTATATTGCAGGACGAGGAGGAGATGGCGGTGTATGGGGAGGCGCAGGCGGCGCAGGCGGCACTGCAATAGCAGTAAACGCGGCAATTACATTTAACAATAATGGAATTATTGGCGGTGGCGGTGGCGGTGGCAGCAGTTATTGGGGATGTGGTGGCGGTGGCTGGGGAGGCGGCAACGGCGGATCAACAGCCGACACAAGATCAGGCGGTGGAGGTGGTGGCGCCGGGGGTGGTGCAGCTGGTACCGGCCCGATGGGCAATGGCACAGCTGGTAGTACAAGTCTTGCAGGTGCAGGTGGTAGCGGTGGATATTCGGGCGCAAGTGGAGGTAGCTCACTTGGTGGAGGTGGCGGTGCCGGGTCAACACAAAGTGCAACAACAGGCGGTGCAGGTGGTGCTAACGGTAATGCAGGATCAGGTTCCGGTTACGGCGGTGCAGGTGGTGGTTCTGCTGGAGCTTCCGGTGGTATAAATACTGGCAGTGGTGCCGGCGGTGCAGCTGGTGCAGCGGTTGTTGGTAATTCTTATATTACCTGGGGAACTACTGGCACAAGATACGGAACTCCGTTTAGTGTAGTTATACCTACTCCATTAAACTTAGTTAGTTCAAATCGATCGCCATTGTATGGTGCATCAAGCGCCGGTTCATGGCCTCCAAGTGGATGGACATCACAAATAAATAGTAGCCAAGACGATGCTAACTTTGGTCTTACCCTACCGTTTACTTTTTACTTTAACGGAACTGCATATACTACCGTGTATGTAGGATCAAACGCTTATATAACTTTTGGAAGTGGTTCGAGTAACTACTCTGGGTTATCAGCTTCAAATCCAGCAATTGATAAAATCATGATGAATTCAGGTGACAGAAGTTGGCAACGGGTTGCCACTTATTCAACAAGTTCTTATGTAAGAATTAGATATGAAGGCAGTGCATCTACTTCAGGAACAGTCGGCGCATCAACAGTAATTTACGAATGTACAATATTTAATCCAAGTGTTCAAAGTGGAAACTCGGTAATTGAATGGATTATAGGATCTAGTAACATTATTAGTAGTACTAATATTGCGGGAATATATTCAAGTTCTGCATTAATAACAGCTTGGAGTCCGGCTGCAAATACATCATATGTATTTGCAAGTAATTCAACTGGAACAGCTTGGCAAGTGTACAGTGCATACATTAGCGGGTATTATTAACTCTAATTTTTAAACTAAATACTGCATATTAGCAGGAAAAGGAGATCTAATGGCTATAGCAGATTTTGTCGTTAAACACGGAGCAACCGTTAACGAAATTGCAACATTTACATCACAAACTGAAGCAACATCTACATCAAATGCAGCACTAATTGTTGCAGGTGGTGTAGGTATTGCAAAAAAACTTATTGTTGCATCAACAATATCCGGAACACAATTAATTTCAACTATTGCAACTGGTACTGCACCGTTTTCTGTAACGTCAACTACTACAGTTGCTAATTTAACTGCAGCAACCGTTGCAACTAACGCAAATTTAACCGGACCAATTACATCGACAGGTAATGCTACTGCTATTGCAAGCCAAACTGGCACTGGTTCTAAATTTGTTATGGACACAAGTCCAACATTAGTTACACCTGCGCTAGGAGTTGCAACTGCTACTTCAATTAACGGGTTAACAATTTCATCGTCAACTGGTACTTTAAGTATTGCAAATACCAAAACATTTGCAGTTAACAATACAATAACATTAGCCGGTACTGACTCTACTACTATTACATTACCAGCCACTACTGGAACAGTTGCACTTAATAATCAAATACATTATATTGGTACAACGTCAATTGCAATTAATAGGGCGTCGTTAGCACAAACATTAACCGGTGTTAGTATTGACGGAAATGCAGCCACTGTTACAACTAATGCAAATTTAACTGGTGTTATTACGTCAACTGGTAATGCCACAGTTATTGCAAGCCAAACTGGTACTGGTTCTAAATTTGTAGTTGATACAAGTCCAACATTAGTAACTCCAATATTAGGCGTAGCAACTGCAACATCTATCAATAAAGTAGCAATTAGCACAATTGGTACTACTAATAATGCATCTATTGTAATAGGTGATACAAAAACTCTTACAGTTAACAATACATTAACTTTTAATGGAACGGATGCATCATCTGTAGCATTTGGCACAGGTGGCACAGTAGTTTATGCATCTAGCGGGCTGAGTCAATTTACATCAGCATCTACTACATCTGCTCAATTAGCAACTGTTATATCAGATGAAACCGGATCTGGATTATTAGTATTTGGTACTAGCCCAAACATCATTACTTCGTTAACTACTACTTCAACTAGTTTTGATTTAATTAACGCTAATGCAACGACTGTAAATTTTGCTAAAGCGGCTACTGTATTAAGTATAGGAGCAACGACTGGCACTACTACAATTAACAATGATCTAACGGTATCAGGTGCATTAACTGTAAACGGAACAATTACTACTGTAAATTCAACTACAGTAACCGTTGACGACAAGAACCTTGAATTAGGATCAGTTACTACACCAACTGATGTAACTGCAGACGGCGGCGGTATTACATTAAAAGCAGCTGCTGATAAAACATTCCAATGGGCATCTGCATCAAATACATGGGTAAGTAATATTGGGTTAACTGCAGCAACATCATTAGTATCATCGTCTGCATCATTTAACTTAATTAATACTACTGCAACTACTATAAACTTTGCAGGAGCAGCTACTACGTTAGCTATTGGTGTAGCTGGTACTGCTACTACGTTAAATGGATCAGTAAATTTACCAAATGTTGGCACTTCTGGTTTTGTAAAATTAGGCGCAAGTGGTGCGTTAAGTGCTGATACAAATTCATATGCACTAACTAATCAAACAATGTATATTGGTACTACTGCAATTAATATTAATAGAGCGTCAGGTGCATTAACGTTAACAGGCATAACAAGTATTGACGGAGCACTTGCAAGTCAAGGTGCAGTGGCAAATAATACAACTGGAACAGGATTAGCTCCAGGATTAAGTCACGCGCAAGTTTATAATAATGGATATCCTACAAGTTACGGTAACGTAATGACAATGTACGGCACAGGCGCATCTCAATTATTATTAGGGTGGTCTGGGACAACTGGTGCAACTGCTGACAACTATATAAGATCATTACGTGATTCAGCAGTAGGAACTAATGGTTGGTCAACATGGGATAAGATATTAACAAGTGCAAACTATAATACGTATTCTCCAACATTAACTGGTACTGGTGCAAGCGGAAATTGGGGTATTAATATTACTGGTACTGCTACTGGATTATCGTCATCACCAACAGTAACTGGAACGTTAACATTAGATTACGCACAAGCTGTTGGAACAGGAGCAATTGGACAATACGATGCAGTATACGGTTCAAGCACATCTTGGTATAATGCTGGGTTTAGAAATGATGGCGGAAACGTTTACTTATTAAGTTCAAATGTTCAAACTACACAGGCATTAGCTAAAGCTGCATCTTGGAATACATATAGACCACTGTCGTGGAATTTAAGTACTGGCATATTATCGTTATGTGCTTCGGGACAATCTATTAATATTGCAGGAGGTACAGGTAGTTCTCAAGTAAACATTGCATCGTCAAATGCATACGGCGGCGCTGGATATGCTGGGTTCTTTACTCTAACTAATACTAATGCCGGTGCTACTAATACTAACAAATATATTCGCACTAATATAGCAGGCGGACTTGAAGTAATTAACAATGCATATAACGCAGTAATTTTTGCAATATCCGATGCTGGAAATGTAAATATTTCTGGATCATTTAATGGTAGCGGCGCCGGTATATCAACTAATACTATTCCAGTTGCGTCAATTTCTGCCACCGGCACTAAAGATTCAACTACATACTTAGCAGGTGATGGAACTTGGAAATCGACGTTACTTGAACCAACATACACTCCTTCTATTACAGGTAGTGGTGCAATTACATTAACTATAGACTTTGCAACAGTGAACTCAACTACTATTTTAATTCCGTTACCAACAGGCATTACAGGAGCTACTATTACATTTACTAATTTAAGCAGTAAAGCAATATCAAATACTGTATTTTCATATAATGTAGTGTTGTCGCATGTTTCTGCATTATCCGCAACAACATCAATTGTTTGGAAATTTGGATCAGCTCTTAATCCAAAATGGACTGGGAATATTATACCTCCAAGTACTGTTACTGCAGGTGCTATTGACATATGGTCGTTCTTTACATATGATGCAGGTGCAAGTTTAGTTGGCAGTCTATCAATGGCTGACGTTAGAAATGCATAAGGATTAGTAATGTTTTCAAGATTAATTAAAAAAGTATTTACAGAAACTACAAACATTTCCGATATTACACCTGTTACATTTAATGCAACCGGTAATTATAATCCAAGATACGGAAAGTCTCGCCAATACGTAAGTGGAAAAGGAGCCGCCGGTTCGTATATAGCCGGCACTGCAAATTATAATGTAGTTGCTGGGACTGCAAATTATACAACAGTTACTGGTACTGCAAATTACACAACAGTTACTGGGAATGCAAATTATAATACTGTTAATGGATTTGATGTTTATTATACTGCTACTGGGAATGCAGAATATTATAATACTGGAGGCAATGCAATTTATAGCACAGTTACTGGGACTGCAAATTACTATGCGCCGACTGCAGTTGCTGCAACAAGTAACTCTACCGCTAATTATACTAATAACTCTGGTGGGACTATTTACGGTAGTTATGTTAATGAAACTAGTTTTTCATCAAACAATTACTCAACATACGGTCAAGGTCCAGTTAATGCAGGATCGGCGTATAGTGCAGGATATAATACATGGTATCGTACAACTACGTATCAGTACTATAGTGCAATTGCATTTAGCCCAGGTAATAATGCAAATTATAATGCATCTAATCTAAATGCAACAACCTATAATGCATCTAATCTAAATGCAACAACCTATAATGCTGCAACTCCCGGTACTATTGGATATATGTCGTACGTTGCCCAAGGATGGAATGTAAATTATGCAAAAGGTGCACCAAACACATATTTCAATACAACGCTGTATAGGACAGTAGGTGTAAATTATTATTATACATTGTATTATGCATTGTACACAACACCATTACCTTCACCATCATATATTTACAGCGGCGCATATACTGAAAATCAAGGACCGGTACCTAAGGCAAGTGCGCTACCGGCTAACTATGCAAATACAAATTATTACTCTCTTACTGCGGTTGACGGAGTTATACCTATACAATCTATACCAGGAACTTATAATACACAAAATGCAATTCCAGGAACTTATAATACACAAACTGTTGCAAGCTATAATACCCCAAATGCGTATTCAGCATTTAGAATTTGGTATAATGTTCAATATTTAACTGTATACGACAGTAATGCGTTTACTCAACTTGGAAATGTGTCTGGTAATAATAATCCAAGTTTTCCGCATAATGGTAATAACGCAATAACTCCAGTGCTTTGGTATTATAATACAAACTATCCATACTGGTATACTAATAATACAAATTATCCGTATGCAAATACTAATGCAACAAATTATCCGTATGCAAATACTAATGCAACAAATTATCCGTATGCAAATACTAATGCAACAAATTATCCGTATGCAAATACTAATGCAAATATTACAAATACCGGCGGTTCGTCTAGCGTACTTGGAATAACATTACCTGGCGGATACGGTGGGCCAAGTACAGTAGTACCTGCTACATTAGCATCATCTATACCAAAATACGGAACTACAACACCAGTAACTGTACCCTCCGGTGGGTATGTTACAATTACATTTACACTATGAGAACCTAATATGTTTACAATACCAGATATCCATTCTGCGTTAGAACCATGCGTTTGCTGGTCAGGCGCATTTTCAGAAGAAGAACTTGATGCAATCATCGAACTAGGTGATGCTCAAGAATTTCATCAAGGCAAGACAGGCTCAGGCGACGGCATAGACGATATAGCTGTTCGAAACAGCAATATATCGTGGATACAGCCGGCGGAAGATACTGCTTGGTTGTTTAATAAAATGGTTGAAGTAGTTGCAAGAATGAATACCGATAAGTATCAATTTGATTTAACATCAATCGACGAGTTTCAATATACTACTTATACTACCGGAGGGTTTTATTCGTGGCACATTGACGGCATGGCAGAAGATACGTTTGGACCTAGACATAGAAAACTTGGTATTATTTTAGTGTTATCTGACCCTACTACTGAATTTGCAGGAGGTGAATTCCAGATTATCCCAGACGGCAATCCCGAACATGTAAATACAATAGAAATTAAGAAAGGAGATGTATTAGCATTTCCTGCATTTGTTCCTCATCAAGTTGCAGAAGTTACTTCAGGTAAACGCAGAAGTTTAGTATGCTGGGTGCTTGGGCCAAAATTTAAATAATCAAAGGATTTATGTCATTATTATCATTTTTTAAAGATCCTCTTATAGAGTTTTTAACTACCGAAGAATATTACGATATTCTAATACCCCCTGCACCTGCAAATAAATTTATACCTGATTGGTATAAAGTAATTCCATCCCACAGCAAGAAAAATAGAGATGCAAAAGGTGGATTTGCAATGACTGCAAAGAAATGTTTACCAATGATTGATGCAATGACTCACGGCTATATTATTCCGCTAGCAGGTGATGTACATATACGAACAAACGATGATGCAACTAGAATTGATATTACTGAAAACCATTATGTTAAACTTACAGATGAACACAGCGAAGAACAAGTAGGACCGCAGTTCCCGTTTCCAGGTAGGCATTTAGTTAAATTTATAAATCATTTTGTTATAAAAACTCCTCCTGGCTATTCGTGTTTGTTTGTAGCACCAATTAATCATTTAGAAACTAGATTTCATACATTAGGTGCAGTTGTTGATACTGACAAATACGACAGAGAAATAAATTTTCCAACATGCTGGTTAGCAGCTAATTATGACGATATATTACCTGCCGGTACACCTATTATACAATGCATTCCTTTTAAACGTAGTACAAGTATTAATGAATGTGACGTTCGTCCATTTACAGATACAGAATTTAAAAAACGAGAAATTACTAGATTAAAACAAGACAATCAAAATAGTTATTATGTAAATAATCTTCGAGTAAAAAAATAATGTCGGTATTTTCAAAAATTAAATCATCAGTATCTGAAATGTTTAGTCCACAACCAATAATTAGGTTTAAGTGTTGTATTCCGGGATATGAAATTGGACAACCAGTGAAACGTGCAATGGATGTAAAACCAGACTGGATGATCAAACAATTAAAAGACTCCGAAAAAAATAATACCCCTAAATTTTCGTCATGTCCGGGTATGCACGACTATTATAGAACAGGATATATTATTCCTGCATGGGAAGATTTTGAAATTGTAGTAAATGATAAAACTGCAAATATTAAAATTGGCATAACTGATCAAATAAGTTGTGCTCCTTTTGAAAGAATGGGATATAGTGTTCTTGCAGGCGCTGCTAATATTGATGAGAATATTAAACCACATGCCCTAAAATTACCGTGCCCGTGGAAAGTATTTACTAAACCGGGATATTCTGCATTTGTTATGCCTGCGTTATATCATTCTCCATTTTTAAGAGATTTATTTTTATATCCGGGAATAAACGATTATGATCATTACCATACAATTAATGTTATGTTTTCACCATTAAGAGAAATGCGTGTTAAAATATATGCAGGTACTCCAATGTTGCATGTTATTCCGTACAAACGAGAAGACATTACAGCCGAAGTTGGATTAATAAATCAGAAAGAGGCCGGGTTAGCTAACTTTACTTACCGAACAAAATCTCCCGGCTTTTATAGAAAATGGTTACACCAAAAGAAAACAACTGATATAACTTACCTTTAATCTTATAACCATACCTGACTAATTGTATAAATACTACAATATAGTTGGGTATCGGTCAAATTTGCAGATTGTATCAACCAACTCACAATCGGATAATATAATGGCAACACTCTTAAAAAATAAACTTCTTGCTAATATTGGTGCTACAGAAGCACTAATACTTACAACCGATTCTACCACAAGGGTTACGGTAATTGGATTAAGTTTAACAAATATTACTGATGCTATGGTTCTTGCATCTGTTCGTATTCTTGATACTACTACTTTAGATACTGCATACTACATAAAAAATGTAATTATACCACCTCATCAAAGTTTACGAGTTGTAAATGGAGGTGAGAAATTAGTGTTAAGTCAAGGTATGAGCGTGTACGTACAAACAAATACAGAATTAAGCATAGATCTCGTAATGAGCTATGTTGAACTTACATAAGGGAATAAACTATGGCATATTATGTTGGCGGAGACATCGACCAAAGAGAATTATTAGGAACTAATTCTAGATATTTCTATGCATTACGCAGAACAGACGACGGGGAATTATATTTTACCCGTGTAAATCAATTAACAGATAACGAAATTGTAGCAATCAATTATTCAGGTGCTATGGACGAAAACTACAACGAATTTGCACAAGGTGTGGATTTTTTTGAAGGACGAGATGTACATCACGAATTAGTGTTTGATAATTTACAATATGAACAATACAGATGGGATGATTGCAACTTGTTTTACTTTATTGATGACACTGGAAATTTAGTAGTAAGAATGTATTCGGCATATCAGTATCCAACCGGTATATAACAAATGAATTTACATAATTATGAGGTAAAAAATGGCTGAGTTTAAATTAGAAAGAATTAGATTTTCATGGGTAGGAGATTGGATAGCTGCTACTTTATTTAGAAAGGACGATATTGTCCGATACGGCGGCAAATCATATGTCTGTTTAGTTGGCCACACTTCAAGTTCTAATTTTTATACAGACCTTAACTACGTAGATACTGCATCAGAACCAGATATTCCTAAACCAAAATGGGTACTATGGTTTGACGGTTATGAATTTAGAAATAACTGGACTGGAAGCACGTTGTATAATTTAGGTGACATTGTTAGATACGGAAGTTTAATCTATGTATGTAACGAATCACATACTAGTGATCCATTAGGATTAGAATACACATTAAGCAAATGGGTAATATACGCAATTGCTGAAAAATGGGGGAATGCGTGGCTACCATTAACTAACTATAAAGTTAATGATATTGTAAAAATATCAGGAAATTTATATCGGTGTAATACTACGCATGTGTCAGCATCTACTATTTCAACCGGTGTTACACCAGATATTGCTAAATGGGATGTTGTATCAACCTCAGAAAATTGGCAATCAAATTGGATACCCGGAGCACGATATGAAATTAATAGTACTGTTAGATATGGCGGTATTGTTTACTCTTGTGTTACCGGTCATGCTGCAGCTGCAACAGATGCGTTAGGTCTTGAAGCTGATATAGAAAAATGGACTGTTATTCATGCTGGTATTGATCATAAAGGTATTTTTGCATTAGCAGTTCGATATAAATTAAACGACACTGTAAAATATGGTGCAAATGTATGGATTTGTACAGCAGGCCATACTTCAGTTTCTACATTTGATCCAAATAACTGGGCAATTTATATCCCAGGTAACGAATATGTTGATCAATGGACTGATATTACACAATATGTTCCGGGAGATATTGTAAGATACGGCGGATATAGTTATACTTGTCTTAATCACAATCTTAATGTTATCCCATACGGTCATCTACTTGACTGGAGATTATTAACAATTGGATTTAAAGTTGTTGGTAATTGGGATAATGTTACTACATTTAAAACTGGTGATCTTGTTCGTCGTAACGGTAGATTATATGTAGCAAATGCTAACACTTCCTCGCAAGAACCCACAACTAATTCAGTGTGGACATTAGTTGTACCGGGGGACGAATGGCATAAAGTATGGGTAGTGTCAACAGCTTATGCAGTCGGTGACATTGTTGATTATGCATCTACATTGTACCGTTGCATTTTAGCGCATATTGCATTAAATTTAATCAAACCGTCAATTGATAACACTTATTGGGAACGAGTAATAGATGGTGATCCACGCAATCCATTAACATACGCAGGCGATACAGTTTCTTATAACTTAGATGAAAATATAAGAACAGGAATTGGCCAAACAAGTCAATTGTTTAAATCAGAAATATTACCATATTTTGGCGGTTTTGGAGAAATTGGTTACATATACTACGTATCACCATCAGGAGTTGATGATCCATCTTATGGTAAAACGTTAGATCTACCATTTAAGACTATTAAATATGCTTGTGATTTTGTTAAAGCTGGTACACAAAATCAAAATGCAAATTTTTTATTAACTTCAAATAGAGCATGGGTACTTGCAGAGATGTATCAATGGATGTTATATCAAAAAGCTAATAATATTAGTCCATTTACTGTTAGTTCTGTAATTGATCAATCTAAAACAATTCGAGATGCAAGTATTATCTTTAATGCATTATCTTATGATATATCTCGCGGCGGTAATAGCCAACTAGTTACTAATACATACGCATATTTTCAACCAGGTACTAATTTATTCTTTAATACAGACGTTGCAAATGACATGCCGTATATTATTGCAGCATTAACAAAAATGATATCATTGATTCAAGACGCAGTTTCAAACTCTGCACCTTTGCAAAGTTATCAATTGTTAAACGGAGTAACTGTTCCTGCATTACAAGTTATTAATCCATCATATCCTCCTGAACTAGGAATTAACAACTTAATAACAACATTATCAAACATATTAATTAACGCACTAACTACACAAACAACTTCAAATATACCTAAAATTACCGGCGGGTTAGATGCAACTATTTTTATTAAAACTGGTACATATTATGAAAATACACCAATTATTGTTCCTGCTGATACTGCATTAGTAGGTGATGAACTTCATAGTACCATTGTACATCCGGCTATTGGCAATGAATTAGTTGATATGTTTAGAGTACGAAATGGCACTGGTATAAGAAATATGTCATTAAAAGGATTATCTGGAACATTAGGACCAGCTAATCAATATTTAACAAAACGTCCATCTGCAGGTGCTTATGTTAGTTTAGATGGTGGTGCAGGACCGGCTGATTCATCAACTTGGATTACTACAAGATCGCCGTATATTCAAAATGTTACAAACTTTGGTGTGGGTTGTGTTGGTTTAAAAATTGATGGAAATTTACACGGTGGTGGGAATAAATCTATTGTAGCAAACGATTTTACACAAGTATTAAGTGACGGAATTGGCGTTTGGTGTACCGGATCTAACGCATTAGTTGAATTAGTATCTGTGTTTTCATATTATGGACATATTGGATATTTAGCAGAAAATGGTGGTAGAATCCGTGCTACTAATGGTAATAGTTCATATGGTAACTACGGTACGGTTGCGGAAGGGTACGATTTATCAGAAACTCCTCAATTAGGAACTATTAATAATAGAACACAAGAAGCACAAGTTGCGTCAGTAGTTGCAGGTGAATCTCAAAATAAAATTATATTATTAGAATATTTAACAGCTGGGCAAAATTATACAGCAGCGGCATATTCGTTTGCAGGTTCCGGTACTGGAGCAATTGCAGTTGCTGATGAATTTAGAGATCGCGCAATCTTTGAAAATAAAATATATGGAACAGAAATATCTGCAGGTGGCGACGGGTATTCTACAGCAAGCAACCATGCACAAACCGGTGATGCAACTACAATTACAATTGCGTCAAATGACACTAATCTTGCTGTAAATTATATAGGCATGCGAATTGTATTAACTAGCGGAACCGGTGTTGGACAATACGGGTATATTCAGGCATATGACGAAATTGGAAAAGTTGCAACGGTATATAACGAACAAACGGGATTAATTGGGTGGAATCACATGATTCCGGGTACTGTAATTTTATCAGAACTTGATGCTACTACTGTATACAATATTGAACCTCGTGTTACATTTTCAACACCGTTATACTCATCAACTGCAGTTACTTTACCGGCTGCATCTTGGACAGGTGTGGTATATGGCAATGGCAAATTTGTAAGCGTTGCATCGTTTTCAAATGCAGCATATTCAACTGACGGTACAACATGGTCTGTAGGATCAAATTTCCCAAGTTTAATATCCCCAACGGTAGCATATACAAATGGAATATTTGTCTCTGTAAATGCAACTACTACATCATACGCATTCTCAAATGACGGTATTACATGGGACTCGGGTACTTTTTCAACAGGCGCATCGTATTCAAATGTAATTGCAGTTGGTACTACATTTGTAGTTGTGAGTTATAGTACTACTGAATTATTAGTATCATCTAATGGTGTATCATGGGCTCCTGTAGCTGCTACTGGCATACAATCTGGAAAAATTGCATACGGTGCTAGCACGTATGTATCGTTTGCTAGTGGTAGTACAAATGCAGCTGCATATTCAACTAATGGAACAACTTGGACTAGCGTAACATTACCAACAACTGCAACATGGGCAAGCATTACATATGGTAATGGTAGATTTATTGCTATTGCAACTTCAGGAACATCAGTTGTTTATTCATTAGATGGTATTACTTGGGTAGCATCTGCTGTGTTAACTGCAGCAGCGTGGACATCTATTGCATACGGGCAAGGTGTGTTTGTTGCAGTTGCAACCGGAACAAATACAATTGCTACAACACAAGACGGAATAGTATGGATTACTCGAAGTATTTTAGCATCTAATCAATGGTCAGCGGTTGCATTTGGAAATCCATCATCATTAAGACAATTCATTGCAGTAGCAACCGCCGGTTCATCTGCAGGTAGACAAATACTAGCAGGTGCTCAATCGTTTGGTAGAGCAGTAATTGCATCCGGAAAAATTGGTAGCATTAATATTTGGGAACCTGGCAGCGGATATTCACTAACTCCAACTGTAGTGCAATTTGTTGGTTCTATCTCTAATACAACATTATCTGTTACTTATGTAATATCAGGTGCTCTTGCTGCAGGCTTGTTTTTAGGCGGCGGTCGAGGTAATATATCTGCTAATACGTCTATTACTACAGTAAATAATGCAGTATTTACTGGGTTTATATCAAATACATCTTTAACTATTGTTTCAATAGTTTCAGGAACTGTTACGTTTGGCATGGTAATCGATAACGGAGCAGCAAGTTCCGGTACAACTATTACAGGAACAATCACTGCAGTATTTACTGGATCAATAACCGGAACTACGCTAACTGTAACTGGAATGACTTCTGGAGTTATTTCTGCAGGCATGGTGTTAACCGGTGGCGCTATACCTGCAGAAGTGTTTATTGTTTCAAATATAGCAGGAGCAGGGATCAATAGTACATGGTTAATCAATACAACTGTTAGTCAATCTTCTACATTGATAACTGGAACAAAATACACAGTTGAAAATGGACAAATTAATGGTTCGCCAAGTCTAACAGTTACATTTAATGCAGTTAACTACACTATAAGTTTAACTCAAACGGTTGCGTCTGCTAATATGTTTGCGTACACATTAGGATCTGCAGTAGTAACTCTTACTGCACCAGATGCCATAACAACAGTAATTGTAAATTGTAGAACTGCAGACGGTGTCTTAGGGAATCCTTCTTTTACAAATCGAGGAAATAATTATCAAACTTCAACTACAAGTTGTACAATTAGCGGTAACGGATTTGCAGATATTCCAAGTATTTCTAAATATGTTTATGTTAGCGGGTTGGACGCAGCACCTAGTCCAGGAGCTAGTATTGCAATTTCCGGAAACTCAACACAATTTAAAATTGTTAACATTACTCTAATTTCAACAGGTACTTATTATTTTCAAATTGCACCTGCACTTACTAGAATGACTGCTCCGGTTCATGCCACTGCAGTTGAAATTAGACAAAAATACAGTCAAGTTCGGTTAACTGGTCACGACTTTTTGTTAATTGGAACCGGTAATAAAGAATCGACTAATTTTCCTAATACTGATATTACGTTAGCATTACAGGCATATCAAGTTCAAGAAAATAATCAAGGACGGGTATTTGTAACTGCAACTGATCAAGACGGTAACTTTAAAGTAGGTGGGCAATTTGCAGTACAACAAGCAACTGGTATTGTTACAATTTCGGCAGATTTATTTAACCTAGCAGGATTAAATCAAATTACATTAGGCGGCGTGCAAATTGGACAAAACACTGTTACAATTACGCAATTTTCAACCGACTCTTACTTTACTGCAAATAGTGATAACATTGTCCCTACACAAAAAGCTATTAAATCTTATTTGGCTAGACTAATTAGTAGCGGTGGTGCAAATGCAATGACGTCTATTTTAACTGCTGGTACAGTCGGTATCGGCCCGCAACGCATTTTTTCATCGTCAAACGATACTATTGTAATGAATAACAATGTTAATTTCACAGGCGGGATTGCCGGTACTATGTTAGCATTGCAATATTTTATGCAATCACCTGGATCTACTGACTAAATATTGAAAATTAGTAATATCAAATGAATAAATATAATAAAGAATTTTGGAGCATTGAATGGCTGAATTTAAACTAGGTAGAATACGATTCATATGGAAAGATGAGTGGACTCCATCCACATCTTATCTACGAGATGATGTTGTTAGAAACGGTGGTAAAGCATACGTTTGTATAGCAGGGCATACTAGCTCTGTTTTGTTTACAACTGATTTAACCGGTATTCCTACAAAATGGAATCAAGTATCTGACGGTACTACATGGAGATCAAACTGGACAGTTAACACATATTACAATTTAAATGATTTAGTAAAATATGGTGGAATTGTATATATCTGTAATAATAGTCACAACTCTGCAGCAACTCTTGTATTAGGCCTTGAAGCAAATCAAAGCAATTGGACATTATATGCAACTAGCTTTGATTGGAAATCAACTTGGACAGTATCAACAAGATATAAAAAGAATGATGTTGTAAAATATAGTGGTAGAAATTATGTGTGTAATGCTGGTCATACTTCTGCAGCAACATCTGCGCTGGGTCTTGAAAATGATCAAGGTAAATGGGATTTATTTACTGATGGTTTTACATGGTTAACTGATTGGACAGTATCAACAAGATATAAAGTAAATGATGTTGTAAAGTATGGAGGACAGACATATGTGTGTAATGCTGGTCATACTTCTGCAGCAACCGCTACGTTAGGTCTTGAAAATGATCAAGGTAAATGGGATTATTTCCATAAAGGTGTTAATTATTTAGGTCAATGGAGTGGAAGTTCTGTTCGTTATACAGTTAATGACTTAGTAAACTACGGTGCCGATGTTTGGATATGTACAACATACCATACATCATCTACACTATTTGAAGAATCAAACTGGGCAAGATTTGTTGAAGGGTTAACTTATGAAGATTCATGGGATAACGCAACACTTTATCAGCCTGGAGATATTGTTGGGTACGGTGGTTATTCATATATTAGTAAAACTAATAATTCAAATAAAACTCCTACTGCTAACGCAAGTGATTGGTCTTTATTTACAACCGGATTTTCGTTTATTGGAGATTGGGCATCTGGGCAATCATATTTAGTTGGTGATGTTTTACGAAATGGTGCGTACACTTACGTAGTTACAGCTGATCACACTTCTGCATCTAACAATCAACCACCAAATGTTACTTATTGGTCAAGATTAAACTCAGGGGTAAAATGGGCAAATACTAATAAGACATATACTGCATTAGCAGGTACAAACATAACAGCTGCTGGCAGCTCTGCAACATTTGATGTTAGTACAATTGGTACTTCTTACACTGTTACTAAAAATGCAGGTGGTACTGGATATGCTGCAAATACAACCATTAAGATATTAGGTACACAAGTTGGCGGGTTATCACCGTTTAATGACGTGTTAATTACTGTTGCTACTGTTTCGGGTAATGCAATTGCTACTATTACAGCAACTGGCTATGCAGCAACATGGGATACTAGTGTTAACTATGTGTTAGGCGATACTATAAGTGTTGGACCAAACAGTTATATTTGTATTTTAGCACATACAAGTGCAAGTGGTAACAGACCGGATGTTGATGTATCAGGACAGTACTGGAATGTGATTGCTGCGGGTGCGCAAGACTCGGTGTTAACAACAGCTGGTGATATACCATACATGAGTCAAAGTGGTCCTACACGATTAGCAATCGGTGACCCTGGTCAGGTGTTAAAAGTTTCACCAACGTTACTACCATCGTGGGGATATTTTGGTGTTATTGATCAAATTTATTATGTTGGGCAGACTGGCTTAAATAATCCAGCACCAAGTTATGGCGCAACTTTAGATCGTCCGTGGTTAACTGTTAGATATGCAGCTGAACAAGTTACAAACGGACCATTAAATCCAAATGCAAAATATTTCTTAACAAATAACCGGGCATATATTCAAAAAGAAGTTATTGGATGGATTAATTCACAAATAACTAATAATACACTACCATTTACATCAGCATTTACTTATAATGAAAGTAAATGTGAGCGTGATATTGGCTATGTAGTTGATGCGTTAGCTTATGACTTATCGCATGGTGGCAATGCTAAAGTTGTAGAAGTTGCTCAATCGTATGTATCCGGAAGTTACACTGTATTAGGTACCCAATCAAGCCAAGATGTTGCTGGATATAACTATATGTTGTCTGTTATTAATTCAGTAATTGCAAGTACTTCACCAAATACTTCATATCAAGCAACAGTAACAAGAGTTTCAAATAATCTTAAACCTGTTGAACCTGGCGTAGTTACATTGTTATCAAATTTAGTAGGTGTTATCACAGCAGCAATTACTGCCGGTGTAAGTACAAATATTCCGGCGGTTGTTAGTACAACTTATTCTATTTTTGTTAAAACAGGGATTTACTATGAAACACTTCCAATTATTGTTCCAGATAATACGTCAATTATTGGAGACGAATTACGATCAACAAATATTAGACCGTCCCCGTCGTTAATTGCAAGTAACGATATTGCAAAATCAATTTCAGCAGTTACATATATTCAATCAATTACGTCAGATATTATATCAAACACTACAGTTGCATCGCCGTATCAGGTTACAGTTTCTCAAGATGTGCATTTGCCAGCAGGATCTGTCGGTAGTACGTCTGCAGTAACTGCAGTATCGGAAAATGCCGATGTAATGTACACAATTCTCAATGGCGGTACAGTGTCAGCACCTCCTTATACATACACCGACCCAACAAGTTATAATACTGGATTTTTAAATGCTAGACGATTAATTAATGCTAACAAACAATTTTTAAAAGATGAAGTTACTGCATTTATGGTACTTAATTACAGTTCAATATGGACTATGTTAGGTCCAGCAGGTCAAGCATCATGTACGCGTGATATTGGCTATATTGTTGATGCAGTATACTACGATTTAACATACGGGACTACTCTTATTCCTTGTAATTTAGCTACAACAATTGTTGCAAGATCATATTATAGCAATAATAATTTTGTTGAATTAATTACTGAAAAACCTGCAGCATTGGCTGTTCAAGATAGAATTAAAACAATTATCGCAAGCATTGCACAAGGCACTGCGATTACTAGAACTACCGGAAACACTACTACGCAAGATGTTAGTGGTTCGGGAGGTTCGACGAATGCTGGTACATTTGCACAAGATCGTATTCAAGAAATTTATAATACTATAAACACCGGAATTACACCAACATTACTTGCACCAACAACAAGTTGGGTTGCTAGCGGTCTAGTTGCAGCAAATACTGCATTACAAGCAGCAAAATCACAAATACAACTTGATTGTCTAGCGTATGTTAAAGCGCATAATGCAACATTATTGTTTAATCAAACTACGTGTTCGCGAGATGTTGGATATATGATTGACGCAATTGGGTATGATATGATGTTTGGAAGTAATTTCTTATCATGTCAAACTGGCATGTCGTATTACAGAGCAGTAGCGTCGGCACAAATTGTATTATCAGGACAAAAATCTGCAACTTTAGGAATGATAACGTTCTTAAAATATACTGCAAAATATATTGCAGCATCGGGATCAGCAGCACTTGCTAATGCATTGTGGACAGATGTTATTGCAAATATGAGCGGAACAAGTGTTCCAAATGCAGGCAGCAACTTTACAAATGCAAGTAATGACGCAATTAATGGCGCATATCAGTTGCTTGCAAATGCTGATTTTCTTGCAGCTGAATCAGTTGCGTATATTAATACATTTAATACTACTGTTACTGCAAGTTCAACTACTACATTCACATGTACAAGCACCAGTTGGATGGTAGCCGGAGACAAAATTACATTTACTGGATCAATATTTGGTGGAATTAATTTAAGTGTTAACTATTATATTCATACAGTAGTTAACGGAGTTTCGTTTAAAATTTCATCTACAGTAGGTGGATCTGCAGAAACCTTAACTACTGGTACTGGATCTATGATTGTTTCTTATGTTTATGATCCAATTTCGTGTGCAAGAGATATGAAAATTTTAGTAACTTCAGTTGCTAATGACATTATTAATATTGGAAATTATTCATCTCAATGGAGTGCAGCGTGTTATTCAACTGCAGTATCTGGTTCTCTGTTATCTGATATGTTCTATGTTAGAAATTCAACAGGTATTAGGAATTTAACAGTACAGGGATTAACTGGCACTTTAGGACCTGTAAATAGCTATGGTACAAAACGTCCAACTGCTGGCGCATATGTTAGTTTAGACCCAGGTTGGGGACCAAATGATAGACGTACCTGGATTACATCACGGTCACCGTATATTCAAAATGTTACAACATTTGGTACAGGGTGTATTGGGTTAAAGATTGATGGAACTATACACAGTGGCGGAAACCGTTCTGTTGTAGCAAACGACTTTACTCAAATTTTAAGTGACGGTATTGGTGTTTGGTGTACTGGTTCACAATCATTAACTGAATTAGTATCTGTGTTTTCGTACTACGGATATATGGGATACTTAGCTGAGAACGGCGGTAAAATTCGTGCTACTAATGGTAACAGCTCGTATGGTACGTATGGCACAGTTGCTGAAGGTGTTGATATTTATGAAACTCCATTGATTGCAACGGTTAACAATTATGCTAACCAAGCACTTATTACTAATGTAATAACTAACGCAGTTGATAGAATTTACAGAGTTGAATTCTTAAATGCTGGTACAAAGTACAATACTGCTACATTTTCATTTAGTGGAACAGGTTACGGTGCAGTATCAGTTGCTAACGAATTTAGAGATAACGCAGTGTTTGAAACAAAATTGTTATCAAATGGTGAAAATTATGTAACATCTGCTAACACTGGACAGTCAGGCAATACTACATCAATAACCATTGCTGCAGTTGATTTGGCAATTAATTCAACATATATTGGAATGAGCATTCAAATAACTAGTGGTTTAGGAACAGGACAATACGGCTATATTGTAAGATATAATTCAGGATCTAAAGTAGCAATGGTTGCAAAAGAAAGTTTCAGTGCAATAGTTGCAACCGGAACGACTGTTACTTCAAATCTAATCACAGTTCCGAGTACTGCTACATTATATGTTAACATGCCGGTTATATTTACCGGAACTGCAATTGGTGGATTAGCAGTTGGAACAGTGTACTATGTAATTTCTACAGGATTTACATCAACTCAATTTTCAGTTAGCACAAGCGTTGGAGGATCAGCAGTTACTTTATCGACAATAACTGCAAGTACAATGACTTTAAATGCTGCAGGATGGGATCATGTGGTATCAGGTACTCCAATTCTAGCAGCGTTAGATACTACCTCATCGTATATAATTGAACCAAGAGTACAATTTGCAAGTCCTGGTTATTCTGCAACGTCAGTAACACAACAAAATGCTGCATGGATTGATTCAATTTACGGGGATATTAATACTACGTATACAGCAGTATCACCGACTGGGGGTGCTGGTACAAGTGCAACATTTAATATAGTTAAAACTGGTGTATCATATGCAGTTACTTTAAATGCAGGCGGTATTAATTATGTTAAAGACAATGTATTAACTATATTAGGTACGAGTTTAGGCGGAGCTGCTCCATTAAACAACTTAACGATTACTGTAAATAACGTTGTAAACGGTGTTATTAGTAACTTTACATATAACGGTTTAGGAGCTGGCGGTAATTATGTTGCAATCGCAGGTTCAGGTACATTAACTCAATATAGTGTTGATGGTACTAATTGGGTCACAGGAGGAGCTCTTCCAGTTAGTTCGTCATGGACTGCAGTAACTTATGGTACATTAAGCGGAGTAGGTACATGGGTTGCAGTACAAAACGGATCATTAAATACTGCAAAAAGTGTAGATGGCGGCGCAACATGGTCAAGTGCAGGATCGTTATCAACAACAGGTAATTGGTCAGATGTTGCATACGGCAATAATAGATACATTGCAGTGTTATCCGGATCAGCTACTGCTAATATTACATCAAATGCTACTGTATGGACATCAACTGGTGCATTACCTACGCCTACTACGTGGACTAGTGTTGCATATGGAGCAGGTACATGGGTAGCAATTGCAAGTGGTGGCACATCTGCTGCATATTCAATTAATGACGGAACTTCATGGACACCTGCAGCATTACCAGTTGCTGCAACGTGGAAAAGTGTTACGTATGGTAATGGTAAATTTGTAGCAATTGCAAGTGGAAGTACTATTGCTGCATATTCGTTAAATGGTATCACATGGTACTCAAGTCAGCCGTTGCCAGCATCGCAAGCATGGACACAAGTAAAATACGGACAAGGTGTATTCTTTGCAGTAGCAACCGGTACTACAACTATTGCTGCATCGTCAGAAGATGGAATTGCATGGATTAGCAGAACGTTATTAACATCAACATCTTGGCCTACTGTATCATTTGGTAATCCAAATAGTACTCCAATTTGGGCAGCGTTATCAAGTGCAACTACGACTGCTAACAATATTGTTACTGGTGCAACGGCTCAAGGTCGTGTTAAAGTATCGTCAGGTTCTATATCAGAATTTAGAATTGTTGAACCTGGAAGCGGTTACAATGCAATACCAATTGTAACTGTAACTGACTCAAACGTAACCTCTCCATTTACATGGCAAGTAAGAACAGGGGTAGGTGTATTAGCAAACCCGACATTTAATAATAGAGGAACCCAGTATTCAGTTGCATCTGCAAGCGTAATTGGTAACGGATATGCTGATATGTTCCAACCAGGAAATTATGTTAATATTTCAGGTTTAGCATCAGCTCCGATTCCAGGTTCAAATGTTGTATTTACTGGGGATCCAACTTATTATAAATTGGTTGCAGTATTGAATTATATGGGGACTGGCGGAGGGCAATCCCCATATAACGCCACACTACAGCTAAGTCCTGCAGTACCAATTGCAAATGCGCCAGCACACGGAGTTATTGTAACTATGCGAATTCAATATAGTCAAGTTCGATTAACAGGACACGACTTTTTAAATATTGGAACTGGTAATTTTCCAAGCACTAACTTCCCTGGTGCACCTGCATTAGCAGTTGATTCAGAAAAACAAACTGTGGCATTTGGCGGCGGACGGGTATTCTATACAAGCACTGACCAAGATGGTAACTTTACGGTAGGTAATTTGTTCTCAGTACAACAATCAACTGGTGTTGCAACATTGAATGCAGATGCATTTAACATCGCAGGGTTAAATCAGTTAACATTAGGTTCAGTAACATTAGGCGGCACAAGTGCTACTATTACTTCATTTTCAACTGATCCGTATTTTACAGCAAATAGCGATAATGTAATACCAACACAAAAAGCTATTAAATCATATATTAGTAGCCAAATCGGTGGAGGTGGTAGTTCTCTGAACGTAAATACAATAACCGCAGGTGTTGTGTATATTGCAGGCAACACTATTTCAACAACAACGGGTGTACAGATCAATGTAGCAAACACTATGAATTTCATAGGCGGTGTATCTGGATCACCGCTAGCAATGAACTTCTTATTATCTTAACAAGGAAAAACAAATATGGCAACAGGAAGATTAGGCGCAGTGAATCTTGTAGCAGGAACAGATACGTTATTGTATACTGTTCCTGCTGGGACTTTCACAGTAGCAACAGTATCGATAGTAAATAGAAGTAACGTTTCGGTTACTGTGAGAATTGGTTTATCTACATCAACAACAACAATCGGTGCTTCTGAATTTATTGAGTATGACACTGAATTGCTACCAAAGGGTGTACTTGAACGAACAGGGTTAGTACTTGATGCAACTAAAACTATTTTAGTTAGATCAAGTACAGCAAACGTAAATGCAGTTGCATACGGAATTGAGACCCCAACGTCATAAATACACTAACGAGGACATTTAAATGGGAAGATATATAACAACAACAGGGACCGCAGGTGCAGTAAATAGATCAGTAAGTACTACATACACTGCACAGGTAAATGATAGAATTATCTGTACAGCCGGCGGTTTTACAATTACATTACCAAATAGTGCAACTTGCATTGATGGTGATACAATTCAAATACTCGATGTTACTGGAGTATTTGGATCAAGTAACGTTACTGTAGCACGAAGCGGTGCTGCAAATATACAAAATTTAGCAGAAAATTTAATATTAAACATTAATAATGCATCCATTACACTACTTTATACAGTATCAAATGGTTGGATTATTGCTGGCAAGTAAGGAGCAGTGAATGGCAAATTTACGAGATTTATCGTTAATTGTTCCACCAGTTTTTGCATCGTATGCGCCTAAACAATTAATGATTATGAACGGCAGAGAAGGGGTTGGTGTTACAACCGGAAACACTTGCTGTTGCTGGATAGTGCCGTCAGGTACAACTTGGGCTACATTTGAAGTATACGGGTCCGGCGGAGACGGCGCTGGTGGGTGTTGTTGTATGGGATCATGCATGGCATCCGGCAATGGTATGTACGTAGTAAAAACTATTCAAACATGCGGCTGCGCATTTTATAATATTTGTGTTGGTATGTCAGGTTGTTGTTCACCAAACTGTTGCGGCACATGTGGGTTTCCTAGTTATGTTACAAACACTGCAGGTTCTATGGTTGCGTGTGCTAGTGGAGGAGTAGGCGGTACTACCGGTTGTTGGATGATGTCACAAGCAAGCTATCAAGGAATTAACTGTGGTGGTAGAGTTTGCGGGTGTTGTGGTCTTGGAGATATGCAATATCCAAGTATGACTCAAGGATCCAAACATAGTAGCTATTGTGCAAACCATAATTTTCCATTTTTGTCGGGTACTTATCAATATGCACCAAATACTAGACACGGGCAAGATGACTGTTCGGTTGGGTATGCAGGATCAGGTTGTATGAAATGGTGTGCATCACCGTCTAATGCAACATCATGGCCCGGCGGCGGCGGTGCAAACGGTCTCGGATGTGGTGGCGCTTGTTGTTGGGGAAGTTGGGGTACACCTGGAATGGTTTTAATTACATACGGATAAAGAGGATATAGTATGGCAGAAAATACAAATATAGAAAAAACGTTTACATATGATATTGCCGACCAATATTTATACCAAACAAATAAATTAAAAAGAAAAGCAGAATGGACGTATAAAGGTCCTGACAAGCTTTGGATTTTTATTGACAGTTCTACTAATAAAATTAGTAGTAGATTTCATTATACTGAACGAGATGAGGGTGCAGATGTACCTACCCCAGACGGACAAATTAAAGTGTTAGTAGATGCAACAGTAAATCCAGATATTGCAAGTTTAATTCATAACGAATGGGATTACGGATCATTGCCGCATACTACCGAAGAATTACCTAACGGTGCAGTGTATGGTCATCCGGATCCGATTCCGCCTGATCATACATACGAGTTAACTGAAATTACGTATGATACTAAAAAAAGTAAATTTGTTAAACCGTATCCATGGAAACAACCACATGTATCGTGGGATGACATTAGTGATCAACGTAATAATTGCTTATCATGGTCAGATCTTCAATATGTACAAGCACCTGAAAATAAAAAAATTGAATGGGAAGAATTTCGTCAAACGTTAAGAGACTTGCCAACAGTGTTTAAAGATATTGATCCATGGAAAGTTCCATTTCCACATCATCCGGGATCAGAGCCTCCTGTTTTTAGAGTTGGAGAACCAACTACTGGGAGTACATAATGGCAAGTTTAACTACATTATTTCCCGATAGTAGGTATTCTATTTCAATTGGTGGTGTAACACAGTTATCTGTATTGTATGTGTACAATACTAATACAACATCTGTTACAAACGGTGGCATTTGTTGCGGATGGACAGTGCCCACAGGCGCTACGTGGGCACTGTTTGACGTATGGGGAGGCGGCGGCAGCGGCGCCGGGGCATGTTGTTGTCAACAGCCTTTTCAAGCAGGAGCATCGGGATCATATACAAGAAAATATACTCGAGTAAATCCTGGTGAGGTTTATACAATCTGTGCAGCCGGATCTGGATGTTGTTCAACAACGTGTTGTGGCGTATGTGGGTATCCGTCGTACGTATGTAATGCATCTGCAACGTATCCAGTATGTTTGTGTGCAAGCGGCGGATGTGGTGGTCAGTCTCAGTGCTTTATAGCTAATGGAGGATGCTATCCATCATTAAGTTGTGTAACTGGTACAACGTGCGGCGGCTCATTAAGTATGTGTGGACATTTTGCAAGCGACCACGGCGGAGGTTCATGTGCATTTGAGCACTGGCATTATGTTCCAGGTGCTCCTTATAAATCAAGCGGTGTTCGAGTGTCACGTGACAGCTGCGGTCTGCTTAGTGGATGTCAGATGATGGGAGACACTCCTCCATTATTTCCAGCCGGCGCTGGAGCAACTTCATCAGTACATGGTGGCGCCTGTTGTTGGGGACAATGGGGAGCCGGTGGCATGATAAAAATAACATACAGATAAAGGAATAATATGTCAAATTTAAGATCACTAGCATATACTGCAACAACTACCCTTGTACCAAATTACCCAATTGAACTATTAGTGTATAATACATCAATGTCAGGGGCAAATGGCGGATGCTGCTGTTTATGGACAGCACCAGCTGGTACTACTAATATAATATTTGAATTATGGGGTGGAGGAGGCGGTGGCGGTATGGCATGTTGTTGTCAATACGGACCAGGCGGTGGCGCCGGTGGGTATGCGAAAAAAACAATTTCTGGTAAGTTAGCCGGTTGCCAATATACTATATGCGCTGCTAGCAGTACCGGATGTTCTCAATCACTAACAGGTTGTACTGGATCAACTTCGTATGTGACAGGATACGGCTTATCAAATTTCTGCGGTGCAGGGGGTAGCGGCGGATGTACACAATGTTTTGCATTTGGAAGTTGTTATATTTGTAATGTATCCGGATGTTGTGCAATAGCAACTGGTGGAGATGTGTGTGCTGCTGGTTATACTGGTTCGGCAATACAAAATACATTTTGTTATTTCAAATCACAGCAATTTTCTGCTCTTGCGGCATCAACCGGATCCGGTGCGTGGGCAGGACCGGGAGGTTGCGGACCAATGGGGGGTGGTGGCACATGGACTCCGTATTTTCCAGGCGGCGGCGGATGGAACGCAAATGTTTCTGGAAACGTTTGCTGTTACGGCGGATGGGGCGCAGGCGGGCTAGTATCAATTACTTACGGATAATAATATGAATAAAATTACACATACATTTACATACGACTTACCGGATGATTACTTAGCACAAACTAATATACTCGGTAAAGTTGCAACTTGGACATATAATGGTCCAGATAAAATTTGGATTTTTTTAGACAAAGAAACTAATAAAATTGTTGGAAATTTTTTAACTGAAGATGATAAAGGCGGAGAAATACCAGTTCCATTAGATCAATATCGAATAGAAATTGATCCTACAGTTGATCCAATTATAGCAACATTAGTTGGTGCAGATGAACTGCCCGATTATGCAACTTTAGAACAATATACCGAAGAATTGCCGTGTGGTAATACGTATACTCGTCCATTATGTCCACCACCTGACCATACATATGAATTATTAGACATTACGTACGATGTTGAAAATTCTACGTTTGTAACTCCACTTCCGTGGAAACAACCACATATAACATGGGATGGTATTAGACAATGGCGGAATCATTTATTAGATGGTTCTGATTATAATGAATTGCCAGATATGCCAGCTGCGGTGTTATCTAACTGGGTAGCGTATCGACAAGGATTGCGTGATTTACCGCAAACATACGGTGCGTCAAGTGGTTCAACTATTCCACCGGTTGATCCGTGGAAAATCCAACCAATTAATCCACCAAATTAACAGTCATTAAAAAAGGAGCTAATAGCTCCTTTTTTATTAGTTAGCAACTTTGATTATTTTTTGTAATTCTGGAAGATAAACATATTCAATTTTACTATGGTATAACGTATGCACTGCATCGTCTAAAGTTTCTACTAAGGGATCTCCACCTAGATTAAAACTAGTGTTAAATAATATTGGAACTCCTGTCTTTTCATAAAAGTCATTAATTAAATTGTAATAATGATAATTTTGTTCAGAAGTTACTGTTTGAATTCTGCAAGTATCATCAACATGAATAATACTTGGAATTTTTTCTTTAACACCCGGTTGGCAATTTACAGCATACATCATATAAGGACTGTCTTCCATTCCTTTTAAATCAAACCATTCATGAACATGCTCTTGTAAGATTGAACCGGCAAACGGTCTAAAGTATTCTCTGTTTTTAATTTGATTAACAAAGTCTTTTCCATCTTCATATGTTGGATTAAACATTAATGATCTGTTACCTAATGCACGAGGTCCATTTTCAGATCTTCCTTGGAACATTGCAACGATATTTTTATTTAAAAGCAAATCAACTACTGTACTATTATCGGCATCTAATATTTCAGCTCCATACCAGTTAACATATTTTTGCAAATCGTCATCTGTATAATTGTATTCAAATCCAAGATATAATCTGTTTTTAGTATGATCAACATGCATGTGAGGATATTTTCTGTTAAACACTAATAATGCTGCACCTATTGCAGTTCCTGCATCATTACTAATTGGTTCAACATATAATTTAATACCTTCTTCTGCTAATTGGTCTAAGTATGAATAATTTGCTACGCAATTTAATCCATAACCCCCACTTAACACTACTTGCTTTTGACCAGTTTTCTTAACAGCTGATCGAATTAAATCTAATACTTGCTGTTGTGTTTCAGACTGGCATGCCCATGCTAAATCTCTTCTATTATCATTTAATGTAACATCAGTTTCTGGCAAATCATTAAGATAATCGTACAACATATAGTTTACAGATGCGCCATTTGGATATGTTGGAACAATAATATTTCTATTTGCTAATGCTGCAATAGAAGTATCATCAAATAATTTAGGAATTTTATCAGTTGCTTTACCATACGGAGCTAATCCCATAGTTTTACCAGCTTCAATAGATGACCATCCGCAATATTGTGTTACTGCTTCATAAACTTTTGTAATGCCTGCTCGATCAGTAATTAATGCTTCATGGGTAGATTCCGGTTCTTCATACATTCCGCTATCAAACTCTGTAACTAATGCACCTGGTAACGGACCTCTAACACCAATATGTTTATACACAGTTTTAAACCATGTAGGATATGCACAGTCAAAAACTGATTCAGTTTCCCAACCAGTCATTTGTTCACCATTGTTTGAAGTTAATGTAATAAACGTACCTGCACCGTCTACAATTACTGCAGTTGCTTCTCTAAATCCAGATCTATAAAATGCACATGCAGCATGCAATTTATGATGATAATGACTTAGATCAATCACTTGAGGGTGTTGATACATATTCTCAGTACGACTAATTAATCCTAACTTTCTTGCAAGACCAGTATAAATATCTTCACCAGTAAAATCAACTCTTCCAGCAGTATCTGATAATTTTTGAGTATGTGCAATTACAATAAAATCTAATCTATCGGTATAATCTAAAATTTTTAAAAATGCAGCAAACGGCCCGCCGTCATACTTATTACGACTAACTCGTTCTTCTTCAATACTAAAAACAATTTCACCGTTTTTAGTTAAGCATACACTACTATTATGTCCTCTAGCGATGCCTGCAATCCAAATATCTTTGTTTATTAAATTCATTTTTTAAAATCCTTGCGGTGATCCGGGCCACGTTAATTTAGCAGCTTCGGGTGGAAATTTTTCTTTATTTGCAAGTGAAAAATCAAATGCATATCGATTAGTTCTATATTTTTGGTGTTGCTGATCAATGTAGTCAACTAATAAACCTACAGAATTAAAAAAGTTTTCTGATAACGATATTTTTTCTGATAATTCACTTTTTAACCATAACAAATGTTGCCTTGCTGACGGGTGTAAGTCAGGAAATTTAGAACCATCGGATGCAACGAACTCATAAGTTAATTCTAAGCAGGTTTGACAAAATTCTTCAAATGGCATTAACCAATGATCTTTGTGATCTTCCCATATTGGTTTTTCATATACCTGTAAATCAGGTAAAATTGCCCATCCAACGTACCCTGTTGCATGTTTAAGAGCGTTTTTAGTTAACTCAGTTTTTTCACCATAATCTTCTTTATCTCTCATATTAGAACCTAAATTACGAATATCACTAATACTTGTCATATACCATTGGCATCCTGTTGATTTTAGTAACCCTTGAGTCATTGAAATAAAGTTTAAAGTATGCATAAAATATGCAGGTTCGTAAAAAAACGTGTTAACCCATTTTTTATCATATAATTTTACATTATGATAATTGAAGATACTACCGTATGTTTTCCAGCCGTCAACTCGTTCTGGCATACTTTCTTGATGCCACCAATCGTTTCTTAAATGAGATGACCATTGGACAATTACAATATCATCTTTTGTAAATTGAAATTTAGCATTTGCTTCTGAAATTCGTTCAGCAATTGCTTGGTTTCCAATACCGGATAACCCCCAATTATGCACTTCGTCAAATTCTAAGTCTAAAAAATTAGCCCATGTAGGCCAGGAGTAGCAAGTATAACTACATCCAAATGCAAATATTCTTTTCATATTATTTTGGGCAGCAAGCTGAAGTTGGAGCAGCAGATGATTCAATTGCTACTGTTGTATTAACTGGATTTTTAAATTTTCTACTACCTTTTATTACAGAATCAACAATTGCATCTTCAATTTTATCATTCATTATCATAATACCGTCATTACCTCGATCAGCAACTTCATCCATTGTTATTCTAATCGGACTGTATCGTCTAATATCTCCACCCATATCTAAAACATCAAACTTATCATAATCCGGATAGGAAACGTTAATTGAGAATGTTGATCCTACTACAATAGTAGCTGGTTTATCTAACGAATATGCTAAATGTTGTCCTACAGAATCACAACCTAAGAAGTAGTCTGCATTTGCAATAATGCCTGCCCATTTACGTAGATCAATGTTTTGTGGCATTGCAACTACGTCTTTACAACCATGTTTAGCAAATTCAATACCAAATTCTGCCATTACTACTACTGCAAAATTTTTCTGTAATTTTTTAACAATATTCAGTAAATGAGTACTTTCAAAACTACGTCCAGATGCATCATATATAACACCGTCCTTGTTAGTTACGCCACGACCAAATGGTTGAAACACAACTACTTTGTCTTTTTTAGTTTTTTCTTTAACTTCTTTAATTGCAAAATAACCTGTAAGCATTTCGTCATTTGATAACCGCATTGTTGGTTTTTGTAATGTTCTAACGCCTTTATTGTTAATTGCAATATCATATGCTTGCGCAATTGAACATTTTTGATTATAATATTCCCAAATACGATATGGTTCTGGAGATACTAAATCCATATTAATAAGTTTATCTTCAAATAAATTTTTGTGCCAATGATCGTACGCACGTTCGTGTAATAACGGATGGCCTTTATAAAAGTCAGTGCCGCCTTCGCATACTATAATAAAATCTTTACTAACTTCTTCTGCGTATTTTTCTAATGCTGGTATAGAACAGATTACTCTACCTGCTCCTCCATTGATAAAAAACGCTTTTGCTCTTTCTGTCATGTGTACTCCTTATTTTTGATTACTATAGTATTTTAGCAGAAAACAAACCATAAGTCAATAGTTTTGAGTTAGATAAATATACAAAACGAGAACTATTATGACAGATTTTTTAAGAGGTCCAAACAACACATTTCGATTAAATCATCGGTATCCATCTTTTGGTAGACCATGGACGCGAGTGTATGCCGATACGTTAATTGACAGTTGGTTTGTTGGCGATTTTTCAAGTGCTAACTACCTCATCACTGTGGAATTTGATTCAAATCAGAAAGAAACAATGCAGGTATTAGTAATAGCACGACCGGAACATGCAAGTTTTACAATCTACGGTCGTACAAGTATACAAGACGAACTTATAACCTTATCAGCTACTGTAACAGCTAGTAAATTATATTTAACTGCGTCTTCTGCAAGTAGTGCATTTGACGGAGCAAAAGTAATTTTTACAGCAACTTATGCCGAAACAATTAGTCAACTTGGTAAACCTACTGTAGTTCCTGGAACATCGTCCGGCGGAAGTGCGTTAGATCCGATTGATAATGCTCATTCATTTGGAACTATTGCAGTACTTTCGCAAGAAAATGTAACAGCAGCTGCAGCATCTGATGAAATCACATTTTTAACTGGTAACGGTATTAATATTACTACTAATAATACATCAAAGTCAATAACATTTAGTTCAGTTGTTGATCTTTTTAAAACTGTTACTGTTGGTAGTACAGTTATAACCGCATCAGATCCAAATGATTCTATAAGATTTTCTGCAAGTAACGGCGTTGCAATAACTGCATCTACATTAACTAATACAATTTCATTATCAGCTACAGGTATACTAAGTAGTTTAGATGTGTCTGGTGATAGTACACTTAATACGTTAACTGTTTCCGGAAATACTATATTATCAAATTTAACAGTTAATGGTAATTTAATAATTAACGGGTCTACTACATCTGTAAATTCTACTGCATTAACTATTGCTGATTACAATATTACATTAGCACAAGGTGCAACAACATCTCAACTTGCAAATGGATCAGGTATTACTATTGCAGGCGCTCTTGCATCATTGAACTGGGATCATTCTACATCAAGTTGGCAATCAAATAAGATCATTACACCATCAGTAAACAATGCGCTAACATTAGGCACATCTGGAATGTTATGGCAGAATGTATATGCTACTACATTAACTGGTACATTAGCTGCCGGAGCTCAACCTAATATTACTGCGTTAGGTTCATTGAGTACACTAACTGTAAATGGATTAGCATCATTTAATGGGACATCAACATTTACCGGCAGTGTATCTGCAGCTACAGTATCAGTTAGTGGAATATTAGATGTAACTTCAACAAGAGAAACTGTAGTTGATGTTACTAGTGCATCGACTGTTAATTACGATTATGCAGCATCATCAATATTTTATCATTCTACTAGTCCAGCTGTAGATTGGATTGCAAATTTTGCAAATTTACCTAATACAGTAAATGGTAAATCGATTACACTTAATATTATTGTGCCACAAGGCAGTACTGCTTATAAAATTTCATCGGTTACAATAGCCGGCGTATCGCAAACAATATTATGGTCGGGATCTTCATTGCCAGCTGGCACTGCAAGTAAAACTGATATATGGGCTTTTACATTTATAAGACGAAGTAATGCATGGACATTGTTTGGTTCACGTTCGGCAAATTTTGGATAAACTATGACATTATTGTGTTCATTAAAATCAACTACGTTTTGGGTTTCTACTACTGGTTCGTTACCGTCTGCTGTTGGCCAACAGGCATATGCATCTGCCGGCACGTATTTTTGGACAGCGCCAATTGGCGTTACATCTGTATGTGTTGTGTGTGTCGGGGGCGGTGGCGGTGGAGGGTACGGTAATTCTGCTAATTGGAATGGGTCTGCAGGCGGCAATTTAAGATATGCTAACAATATACCAGTAGTTCCAGGTAATGCGTATACTGTTGTAGTCGGCGCAGGCGGAACTAACTACTTAACTACTGGTAACCCAAACGGAGGAGCTGGTGGTACTAGTTCATTCAACGTATCATCTGTAATAGCAACTGGCGGTGGCGGTGGTGGAGCAGTAGCCGGTGTTTCAACATCTTCCGGTAACGTTGGATTCGGCGGTAATGGCGGTAATGGACTTGTAACTGTTGACGGCGGTGGTGGAGGGGCAGGCGGTTATTCCGGTAACGGCGGTGCCGGTGGCTCGGTTGCCCCTCCGGGAGGAGGCGGCGCAGGTGGTCGAAACGGGAGCGGTGGCCCAGGTGGGGGTGGGGTTGGAATTTACGGCGAAGGCCCGTCGGGGTCAGTTACAGGCGGCGGAGGGTCAGGCGGCGGTTCTACAGTCGACGGAAGCGGAGGCGGATCGTATCAAGCAGGCGGCTTGTTTGGTGGAGGCGGCGGTTCTGGATACAGCGGCGGACCAGGCGCAAGCGGCGCAGTTAGAATAATTTGGGGACCAAACAGATCATTCCCTTCAACTAATACTGGTAATTTATAACAACATGGAAAAAATATGTCAATAAGTCAAAAACCTTTACGCTCTGAATTAGGATTTGTAAGTCCTGGTTTTGCAGTCGATGTATACGGAAATGTTAACATTGCCGGTGCATTTAAAATAAACGGTGTGTCTATATCATCGTCATCTGGTACATTACCAAGCATGTATGTAAACAGTAGTTTAACAAGAGTAGGTACATTAACACAATTAACAGTTAACGGGAACACATCGGTATCTGGCGGTACATTATCTGTATCATCGACTGGAACAGTTAGTATAACTGCAGGCACGACTGGAACCTTAAATAATATTACAATTGGTAACAATGTTGCAGCAGCTGGATCATTTACAGATTTAGCAGCTGACAATGCATCTTTTACTGCGTTAACTACATTAACTTTATCAGCAACGAGTGTATCAGCAACTAATCTAACAAATACAGGAACGTTAAATATCAATCCCACTACTGTAGGTGCAATTAATCATGTAAATATAGGGTATACAACTCCTGGTACAGGAAAATTTACCACCTTATCAATTACAACAACTCCATCTAATAACACAGATGCAACAACAAAACAATATGTCGATACAAGAATTTCAGCAATGGCTATTGCTCTTGGATCATAACGGAGATATAAATGGCAAAACAAAGAATACAAAATTACGTTTTTTTACCCGGTGTTTCGAGTAGCAGTAATGCTTATCCAAATGCGTATTCTCTATTATCAACAAATAAAGAATTTTTAAAAGCAGAAACAAAAGCATATATTAATGCACAGATTGCAGTAGATACTGCATCAAACTTATACCCAAATGCAGTTACATTATTAACTAATAATAAAGCATTTATTATTGATGAAATTATTGCGTGGGTTGCATATCGTGTAACTAATAATATTTCTCCATTTGTAGGATATACTTATAGCGTGGCATCTTGTAGACGTGATACTAGTTATCTCATAGATGCGCTTATTTATGACATTAGATACGGTGGCAATGAACAAACTATTGATATTTGTAAAAATATGTGGCAAGGTGGTGCAGCTCAGTTAATATCTCCTACACAAGAGATTGCAGGGTTTACTCAAATATTTACAATAATTACAAACTTTATTTTACCAAAGACTGCGTACACAAGCCAACAAAGTCCAGTAACTTCTACACAAAACATAACAGGTACTGCAGGCGAAGCAGCTGTTCCAAATCGTATAAATTCATTACGAGATTTGTTAACTAATTCAATTCCAAATGGCTTATCTGTATTACCACCAATAACTTATTCGTTAAGAAAGTTTGCAGGATATGCATACAATCAGTCACGTTGCGATCGTGATATTGGTATGTTATTAGATGCCTATCTATATGATTTAAGATACGGCGGCAATTTTAAAACTAGATACGTGTCGTCTAAATTTTGGAATGGAGTTATTCCTCAAATTGTAGGCGATAGACAACCTGAGATTACTGCACAGACCTTTTTAAGAGATTTAGTAATTAACACTGTGTTTACTCAAACTGCGTATACACCGTTGCAAACGACTATTGATATAGTAACTAACGGATTAACTATTGCAGAATCAGGTAGTTCGGCAAGAATAACGTCATTATCAAACGAATTTTTAGGTGTGCTTACTAACGGATTAACAAGTATGCCAGCGTTAACTACTGGTGTAACTACTATTAAACTACAAGGCAAGTATAAATTAGATTCGATATTGTTAATCACAAATACAACGTCTAATCAAATTTTATATAACTTTAGTGATCCGTCAATAGGCGGCAGTGTGTTTATTGACGATGGATATGTTAGTAACGATTTTTATACAGAAGAAGATTTTCCATCATTTAGACAAACTACTGACCATGTAACTACCTTAATTTTAGGCGTAGACACATCAACCGGATCGGTTGCAGATGACATTCAAATTTTTGTAGAAGCTAAAGAACAACGAACTCGTCCGTATGATTATGGTACTGATGCGATTGAACGTCAACGTGTTGCTCAACCGCAATCTATGCTTGACGCTGACTTTGAATACGGATTACAACCTACTAAATGGCAAGCTATTGGTATTAGTAGAGGGTATCCATCAGTATACGAAGTGCCTGGCACCGATACTCCGGTATTAAATGTTACAACAGACGCTAGTGCAGGAACAGGCGGAACTGGCGAATCAACAATTACGGTAACAACAAGCTCACCTCATGGTTTTACTGTAGGAATGCCATTTACAATTAAAGCATTAGCAAATAGTATTTCTGGTTTTTCGAGAGCAGAAGGCACGTTTTTAATTAACACAGTTCCAACAACTACAAGCTTTACATATTATGCCGTATCTAAAGTTGGGTCAACTAATGGTCAAGTTCTTGCAACAACATATACACAATTAAGAAAAGGAAGTTTCTATACAGGCTCAGCAATCGGAACTCCGACATTTGCTGTATATAGTAACGGATCAACTACTACATTAACTACTCAATTCATAACTACAGTAGGATCTGATCAGCTTGCATTTACCGGAACTCCGCCGGCTGTAGGCGCGCCACTATCAGGGTCAGCATCTCTTACATCCGGATCTCAAGTCGCAGGTGTTGTAGGTCCAGGTGGCATTGCATTAACTGCAAACATAGAAACAAGTGTTAGTATAAACGATACGGTAGTTGTGTTAACGTCGGCATCTGGTGTATTAGAAGGAATGGCAATTGATAACGGCGCAGGTACTGCAATCTTTGTTAGTAATGTATCCGCAAACACAGTTAGTCTTACTGGTCCAATTGTTACTGCACGGTTAGGGAATACTGCAACTTACTCAAATATATCCGGCACTAATATACTAGTTACTACAGCAAGTGCTACATTTAACGTAAGCCGTGTAGACGGTGAATATCAAGCTACTGTTATCGACGGCGGAACTGGTTACATTGAAGGAAATCGAATTGTAATTTTAGGTACATCAGTAGGAGGTGCTACTCCTTTAAACGATTTAACTATTACAGTATCAACAATATTAGCAGGGGTTATTCAAACAATTTCTGTATCTGGAACTAGTATCTCAGGCAACGGATCATATACAAATGTTACTCCAAATACTACTACTTCAGTGTCTGGAGCAGGAGCAACTTTTGATGTAACACGGTCAAATGCAGGTTACGGATTGCTAATAAATCAATCAGGAACTGGGTTTTTAGTTAGCGAAACTTTAACTATTTTAGGTATAAGCTTAGACGGACTAAGTCCGGATAATGATTTAGTTATTACTGTTGATAGTATTAATGTAGATGGGGGGATTGTTACATATTCACTTATTGGCGTTCCTGTTACTAGTAATGCAGTGTTTGGTACGTTGAGCGGGACAAATGTTGCTGCTGCGGGTACAAATGCGCAATTTAATATTACTAGATCAAATAGTGCATATTCATTAACTATTAATGATCCAGGTATTGGGTACTTTGTTGGAGATCAAATACTAATACTAGGAACCAGTATTGGCGGAGCAACTTCTGCAAACGATGCAACTATACTTGTTACAGGAGTAACTAACAACACAATTACCTCAGCTACTATTTTAGGTACCTCGGTTACCGGTGTTACGTTACCGTTCTATTCAGCAATAACTATTAGTGAGTTAACGTCTAATACTATTGCAAACGGAGTTACTCTTTCTGCATCAGCAATCGGAGTTATCGAAGTTACGTTTTTATATAATCACGGATTAGTACCAGGAGCTTCGATATCAGTTGATATTACTAGTACCGGTACAAATCATTCGTTTGCTAAAGGTCCATCTTATGTTGAATCTGTGCCAACACCGACAAGCCTACGATTTACTTCTCGTGCTTCTGGAACAATCGATACCGGTACTGCATTAACTGGCATTATATACACTCGATCAGATAGTTATTTTATTCATAGACCATACGACGGCGGCGTAATGTTAAGCACAGGCGGTCCGCAACACGGTGCTCAAGCAATTCGTATGAGTAAGAAGTATATTCGTTACCAATCAGGTAAAGGTATTAACTATTGTACAGGTGCATTATTTGCTCCAAGTTTTAATATTCAAACTGCAGTATCGACTGGAATTACTATCGGTTCAGTTATCACAATTACTATGGATGATGTTGATCATGGTTGCCAAATTGGTGGTGTTGTTAAAATTTCAAATATTGACACAATGGGATTTAATGGGGTATACACAGTTACTGACGTAATATCAGAACGTGTATTTAGAGTACAAGCCCAAACTGTATTAGCAAGAGCAACTGCTGAGATTACTACTGCGGCAGTTATGTCAATTTTAAAATGGCACGGTTCTACAGTAAGAGCAGGGACATTTGATGATCAGAATGGCATTTTTATGCAGTATGATGGACAAACTTTTGCAGTTGGTAAACGGACAAGTACGTTACAATTAGCAGGGGTTGCTAACCTTGCACGTGATACTAATTTAATTATTGGAACAAATTCTCGATATAGAGATCAAGTAATTGCAGGCGATCGTATTGTTATTAAAGGTATGACCCATATTGTTACAAAAGTTATTAGTCAGACTCAAATGACAGTTAATCCGGATTATCGTGGTGCATCAAACGCAGTACAAGCTAAATTATGTTTAGTTCAGGAATATATTACTCCTCAATCGCAATTTAACATTGACAAATTAGATGGGACTGGTCCAAGCGGATTTAACCTTGATATTACAAAAATGCAAATGATTGGTATGCAATGGTCATGGTACGCTGTGGGTTTTATTGATTATATGTTAAGAGGAAGTGACGGTAACTTTATTTTCTTCCACAGAATTAGAAACTCAAACGTTAATACCGAAGCATATATGCGTACAGGTAACCAAGCAGTTCGATATGAAGTTGTTAATGAAAGCGCAAAAAGTAAATTGCTTTCTTCAATCACAGCAAGCCAAACTACTATACCATTAGCCGATGCAACTAATTTTCCTAATGAAGCAGGATTAGTTTATATTGATAACGAGTTAATTAACTTTAGTGGAAAATCAAACAATAATTTAATTGGGTGTACGCGTGCAGCACCTCAGGTATTATTTACTGGGGGGGCACAACGTACATTTACAGCAGGACCTGCAGCAACACATGAATACAATACTGGAGTAATATTAGTAAGTACGTCAATTAGTCCTATTATTAGTCATTGGGGGTCGGCTATGATGACCGACGGTAACTTTGATACTGATCGCGGGTACATTTTTAACTACGCATCTACTGGTATTAGCGTATCTACTACTAAAGCAACTGCGTTTTTAATTCGATTAGCACCGAGCGTATCAAACGCTATTATAGGCGACTTAGGTGATAGAGAATTATTAAATCGTGCGCAGTTATTATTACAAACGCTTGAAGTAACATCTGATACAGGAACCGGTGGTATTGTTGTTGAAGGCGTATTAAATCCTCAAAACTATCCAACTGATCCTGCTAACATTACATGGGGTGGTTTAGCCGGTCTTGCACAAGGTGGACAACCGAGTTTTGCTCAGATTGCACCGGGTGGTTCTGTAAGTTGGTCAACAGGCGCTACTCAAACTACTGCAACTGCAACTACTAGTGCAACAATGACTACAACAATAACTACACTATATGGTACAGGTAGCCAGTCATTTATGTATATTACATCGGCATCGTGGACAAGTTCTGGAGCAATTGTTGGAGCAACCTTAACTACTAATTTTCCTGCAGGTACGACTATCACTGGCGCAACTAATCAAGGACAATATTATTTCGTTACTACTTCACAGCAATCATCTGGAAATATCAATCCAAATATAAGCATTGGGATATCACTAGGGGGCACATTAACAAACACTAACTTCTTATATTTTACACAAGCATCGTGGGTTGCATTAGGTGCAACTGTTGGCCAATCTGTATCAGCTACTGATACCAAGTTCCCAGCTGGTACAAGGATTCAAACCATATCAACTCTATTAACATTTGGTGTAACAAATTATTATAAAGTAACATTTACCCAAACTTCAAATACTGGTGTTACTACAGGTGCAACAATTGCGTTTACATTTGGGCAACCGCCGTACGCATTGCCGGGTGAAACTGTATTTTCATTTATTGCAGCACCGGGTGCTACTGCAGCGTTAGATTTAAGAGATTTGAAAGAGTTGACTAATACTACACTGGGCGGAAGAGGAACATATCCAAATGGCCCAGACGTGTTAGCTATTAATGTGTACAAGGTATCTGGTACACCAATTACAGCTAACTTAGTATTACGTTGGGGTGAAGCGCAGGCTTAGATACTATCGATAATATCGATGAGTGTTTGAATCTTAGTTTGAATGACTTTGTTACGCAAGCTAAGATTTAAGCCGCGGTGTATAGGTTTAGGAAGAACGTTAATATCAAACCAACCCCAAGCAATATGTTCATCGCTTAAAGTTGGTACAAATTCATTTTCAACTAAACAAAAATATGTATGAAAATTAAAGACACTATCGTTAGATACAAACTTTTCTAACGGTAGTGTTTTTTTAATGTCTGGAAGAAATCCAATTTCTTCTTCAATTTCTCTTGTAAGACCTTGCCACGGATTTTCGTTAACAAGGTTAGTTCCGCCTACTAACCCCCAAGTTCCTTGATGTTTACCTGAAGACTTTTGTATCAGTAAGAAGCGGTGTGTAGCACGAGAATACATTAACGCACCACTACAGATGATTTGATCTTTTACAGTTCCAATCGCCATTTACCCACCTTATAAATTCCTTCAAAACTCTTAACCCATGCAACTCCATTCCACCTGTATTGTATACCTGTGTACGTGTTAGTTTGCCAAATTATAGTATCAAATTCATTTTGAGAATCAAAAATTACGTTCCATCTAGTTCCAGACCATTCAATAATATCATTTGCATGTGCAACTAACTCGGCGTCGTTAATACCTTTCCATGCATCTGCACCGTCTTCGTTTACAATACTTCCAATATCTTCTATTAACAAATATCTTAACCCAATTGAAGGTAGTTGATCAGTTCCTTTGTTTAACGGATCACGCGGATTATGTGTTAACGGATTTATGATTGCATCAAACGACCCTGGACTATTTGATCTATTATTGTTTGGATTATACGCAACATCAGTATCTAAGTTTCCAACACTGTCAATTCCTGTATTTGAATTGAGCGTATCTCTATCCCAATTTACATGTAAAATTGTTTCATCAAACTCGTCTGTAGACACAGTACCGTTAATTTCATTTCCGTTGTCTTGAATTAAGAATACTCTACTTACTCCTGAAATAAACTTATCAGGGAACATATCTAATAACTGCGGCCACTTTAATGGCGGCGATGCGGGCTCTGGCATATCGTACGACGTATTGTTGTTTAAATCGGATACATTAGAATCATATAACGTTAATTGACTGTTATATGCTTCAATTGTAAAATCTTCTAACACAGTAACTATTTCAGTTAGTAATGTTGACGGCTGATTATCTGCAACATCGTAGTCAGACCCAAATCCTGAAATATACGGTGAATTTGCATCGTGTATACCTGTAATAATTTTTGTAATAACGCCAAGCTGTTTAACTTTTACTGGAGGACTAATCCATATTGGAGTATCAACTGTTAGCGTACCAATGTCAATTGGTGTATCAGTACCAACAGGCACTGCCTTACTTGACCAATTGATGCTAGTTAAATTTAATACAGTTATACTAGTCCAATCTACATAATTGTCAGTAGTTTGTAGTTCTATACTTGGATTAAAGAACATTAAAATCTGTTCCATAATTTGTAATTTTTGGTCAGTATTTGCAGTCCATATATCAACTTTCATAGTTAATTTAAAAGGAGTTGGCATTAACCGTTCAATTGTATAATTACGACCTGGTCCGGAATTATATTCAGATCCAACTATATCCCGTTCTCTAATATTCTTTTTACTAACAAATGTTGAATCTGATAGTCGATCTTTGTCTAATTCTAATCCATGGATGTAAACACTAATTCGTGGTATTGAATTAACTGTATTCTCTGAATTTTGTCTAATTATAGTTGCAGCTTGTCTATCAGCATCGCCATACGCTACTGGTATACGATGCAATGTGCCGTCACTGTATCTTACAGTAAATTCACTAAAAAATCTAATTGTCTGTGTGACGTACCGTCTTATGGCACCGTCATAAAAATGTTGCATACATTCTCCTGTTCCAGTATTTATTGCAGTATAAAATTACAAATCTGCTTTTGGTTTAAGTGCCGTTGATAAACTTTGACGTTCTGATTCTCTATGATTATACAAACTAACTCGCCATGCACCACTATACGGTATTACAACTTGCTCATCATTTACAATAGGTAAGTTAATTTTAATCTTTGCAACGCCATCTACATCATACGACTCGACTATATTAGTATATTCTGCAACCGCAAAGTCTAATCTAACAGTTTCTAATTTTAATACAACATAAATTGCAGGAATACTAAAATCAATATTTGTATTAATTACCGCTGCATCGTTAGTTAATCGTACATAATCAGTACCAACTTCGTCTGTGTACATAAATTTAGTATTGTTAACAAAACTAGTTTTTAATGTTTGTCTAGTATTGGTATTAGTCATAGTCATGCGTACATTATCTTCAACCTTTAACCATCGTTGGCCATTAAACTTAAATAATCTGTTTGGTAAAAAGTCAAGTCTTAAAAAGTAATCATCTTTTGCAACTTCTTGCGGAAAACGAATCCCTTGTCCAAATACATAGCCATTTGGTGGAAATCCGTCACCGAACAAATAACCAGTATACCCGGTGCGCAATGGCATTGCATTACGACTAGATGCGTTTAAATTTGTTAAACCGTCAATTACTTGACCAGAATGACTTGCAGTAATTTCGTCTGAATCTACTGTAGTCAACAGTGTATGACCTGTATCGGGATCAATTGCTAATGTATAGAAATGTCTAACTTGAAATCCGCTCATTGGAGAATCAAGTTCTGCTTGTTTTACAATTGCATCGCTAATTTCAAGTTCTTTAGTTCGGGTACTTAACAATTCACGCAATGCATAATTAGCATCTTCGCCCGCAGGTTGATCAAGGATATCGGCATATTGTTGACTATCTGTAAGTTTTTTAAGTTTTAATCTATATAAATGAGGATACCACGTGGCACTGTAGCCTTCACTAGGACGATCAACCTCTTCAATAACAAAGAACCTAGGCATGCTTAAATCTAAGTCGTTTAATGCAAAATCATCTTTTAGATGTGGCAATTCCATAACATCGCCGGCAAGTGGTTTACGACCAATTGTAGTGATTATGTCATTAATGTGTACAGTCATAAACACTGTATCGTTATCAATAAATAGACCAAACTGACTTAGGTTAAAATTAAGATTTTGAAGTTGATAATGACCACGAATACGATAAATTTCTTGCTCGTACTTACGATCACGGTTTTCTAAGAATAATAAATCTTGAATATTTGTTTCTTTTATTACATCATATATTGGTTGATCAGCAGTTCCTTCTAACGGATTTTTAGGTCCTAAATATTTATGAACGTGAACATCTGTGCAACCGACTTGGAACATCATTGATATTTGACGATCGATAAATCTGTAGTTATTGCCTTTCTCGGGTTTATAAAGACTAAGCCTCGGCATATTACTTCTCCTTGAGTGTTATCATATTTATCGTAAGATAAATATAGTAGGAGAACTATTATGTCTGACGAAACCACATCATTGATAGAAAGAAATAAAGTATTTGAATATGTAAGCACTATGTTAGGTGCGGGAATGATTGATTTGGACCTCGACCCAATTCATTACGAAACTGCATTAGATAGAGCGTTAACTCGCTTTAGACAACGCAGTCCAAATGCAGTAGAAGAAAGTTATAGCTTTTTAGAACTAGTACAAGATCAAAACGATTACAGATTACCTGACGAAATTATAGAAGTACAGAGTGTATTTAGACGTGCTATTGGTTCACGTTCCGGTATGGGTGCAGGTGGAACATTGTTTGAACCATTTAACTTGGCGTATACTAATACATACATGATGAGTGGTAGTATGATGGGCGGACTTGCAACTTATGAATTGTTTGCAGGTTACCAAAAACTAGTTGGTAAAATGTTTGGTAGTTATATTGAGTTTAAATGGAAACCTACTAGTCATGTGTTGACAATCTTACAACGTCCATTTGCACAAGGTGAACAGATTTTAATTAAGTCACATAATTATCGACCTGACTTTGTATTATTAACTGACATCTATGCTAAACAATGGTTGCGTGACTATACACTTGCAACTTGTAAAATTATGTTAGGAGAAGCACGTAGTTTATTTTCAACTATTGCAGGACCAGGTGGCGGAATTACACTAAACGGTAATGATATGAAATCTGCAGGTAAAGAAGAACTTGTTGCACTTGATAAAGAACTTGAAACACAAATATCTGGCGGTCAAGGCTATCATTTTATAATTGGTTAACTTGACATTTTCCTAAGATGAGCGTATAATGCGTTTTTAGGAGAATAAAATGATAATTGGAATCGTAGGAAATATAGGCGAAGGTAAAGACACTGTTGCAGAGTATTTAGAAACACAACATAGCTTTAACCGTGAAAGTTTTGCAGGTACTTTAAAAGATGCAGTGTCTGCAGTGTTTGGATGGGACAGAGAATTACTAGAAGGTAAAACTCTTGAGTCTAGAGAATGGCGAGAACAGATTGATCAATGGTGGGCAGATAAATTAAACATGGCTAACCTAACACCTCGTTTAGTTTTACAACTTTGGGGGACTGAAGTAGGTAGAAAGGGCTTTCATAATGACATTTGGGTCACTAGTTTAGAAAATAAACTAAGAAATATTAATACTAATATAGTAATAAGCGATTGTAGATTTCCAAACGAATTTACTGCTATTAAGAATTCCGGCGGTATTATTGTTCGTGTAAAACGCGGTCCAGAACCAGAATGGCAACAATATGTCACAGGCGCATTGGCAGGTAATATAGACGATATACTAATGTTAACTCACAGTGGTGTTCATGAAAGTGAATGGGCATGGTACGGGTTAACGGTTGATCATACATTAGATAATAATGGAACTTTGGACGAGTTGTATAGCAAAATAGCAGGAATTATTAAAGTATAAGGCTATAAAATTACAATTTCCTATAAATACAGTTAGAACTTGTATATATGGAGATTATAATATGGCTCAACTTAGTTCACCAGGCGTTAGTGTATCTGTTATCGACGAAAGTTTTTACACAGCAGCAGGCGCTGGTACAATACCTTTAATTATTGTTGCTTCGGCTTCGAATAAATTAACCGGGTCTGGAACAGGTATTGCTCCAGGCACAATATCAAAAAATGACGGTAAATTATGGTTGCTTACTAGTCAGAAAGATTTATCAGATACTTTTGGAACCCCGGTTTTCAAAACTGATACAAACAACAACCCAATACATGCTGGCGAGCAAAACGAATATGGTTTGCAAGCTGCATATAGTTATTTAGGTGTAAGTAATCGTGCATACGTTGCTCGCGCACCTATTGACTTAAATCAGTTAGATGGAAAAACTGCAATTCCGGGCGGACAACCAGAAGATGGAACAATGTGGTTAGAAACACATAGTACACATTGGGGTGTTTTTGTGTGGAATTCAGATGTATCTACTAATCCATCTGGTCAAACATTTACAAACATTGTTCCTACAGTTATTACTGATTCTACCAAAGTAGTAAACTTTTCTGCACGAGATTATGCACCAAAATCAAGTATTGGTTCAGCAGGAACTTATGCAATAGTTGCAGTATCTAGTCTTACTAAATTATGGTATAAAAAATTCCAAACTCAGACAGCAGCAGGGTTATGGGTAGAAGTAGGGTCAGCTGAGTGGAAAGCTAGTTTCCCGACAGTACAATCTACAATAGTTGAAAGTGCATTTGCAAAACCGTTGTATAACTTAGCAACTCCAGTTCAAACACGTAACGGTGATCCAGTTGATGCAATTACTATCAACGATATTACGTTTACTGATTTTGACACATTGCAAGACTTGGTTGATAAAATTAATGCAGCTACTGAATTAGTTGATTATTTAGGCGACGTTGCAATTACTGCAGCAGTAATTAAAAATAAATTAGAACTATATTCAACCGGTATTGACATTGATTTAGCTGGTACACTTGAAGAAACTGCTGAAAAAATTGGGTTGTCTATTGATCCAGTTACACTTTATAAAGCACCTACGTTGCAAATATCATCACACACACAAGTTCCGTTATTTAAACGTAAAGATTTATCAACTACAAATAATGGTAGACCAACAGGTTCTGTTTGGATTAAAACTTCAAATGTAAATAGAGGTGCAGACTTTGTTGTAAGTAAATATAATGCAAAAACACAAACATGGGTTAGCACAAAATCACCGTTGTATGCAAACGGTCAATCTGCATTAGCTGATCTTGACCCAACTGGTGGTGGTTTAAATTTAGCTGCAAATACATTGTATGTTAAATATAATGATCCTGAATCAGTGTATGAAATTCGTAGCGGTAACGACGGTGAAGTTTTGGTTGAATCATCTCCATCATCGGCATCATTCAAATTGTATCGTCGTAGTGATGTTACTGCAACTGTCATCGAATCAGCACCAATTACTACTACTTTGTTTGCAAGCGGAACATACACATTTAACATTACAGAAAGTTTAATTGGTTCTACTGAATTATCTAGTCATGATATATCATTTGTGGTTAACGCAGGCGATTCATCTAGTACAATTATTGATACTATATTAGAAGCATTTAACAGCTTATCTTCTCTATCAAACATCGAAGCTGCACCAGTTGGCGACACTAAAATTAGCATTAGCCATAAAGCAGGTGGTGAACTTTTATTTGTTGACGCACCGCCTTACGCAATCCGTAAAATGTTTGATCCAACTAATACAACTAATTTCTATCACCAACAAACTAATAGTACGAATGCTGCTAACATGTACATTGCAAGTTTGTGGACTGAATACAACATTGATCGGTCTGCATCGTTTGTAGTGTCAAGTGAAAATGCACCATTAGGTAATCCAGTTGATGGTCAATTATGGTATGATGCTAACAGAGATGATGTTGATATTATGATAAATGACGGGAATAAACGTTGGAAAGCGTATCGTAACTTTGATCACGGTCAAGGTGAAGGTGCAACTGATCCAAAAGGTCCAATCATTAGCGCAACAAAACCAACATTACAATCTGATAAAACTGCATTAGTAGAAGGTGATTTATGGATTGATTCTTCAGATACTGAAAATTATCCACAAATTTACAAATACATTAACTTTACTAAACAGTGGGAATTAGTTGACAAAACTGATCAAACTACTGAAAACGGTATTTTATTCGACGATGCAAGATGGAACACAAATGGTGTTTCACCAAATCCATCAACAATTGTTGAATTGTTAGGCGGGTCTGGTTTAAGTGACGAAGCTCGCGTAGCTGCAGATTTCTTAGACTTTGATGCTCCAAATCCTGCATTATATCCAAAAGGTATGTTGTTGTGGAACTTGCGTAGAAGCGGATTTAACGTAAAACGTTATGCAAAAAAATATGTTAACAAATTAGATCGTAACTTGAGAACCGGTAGCGAATCAATGATTAACTACAACGAAAATGTTTGGGTTAGTGAAGCTGCTAACAATGAAGATGGTTCAGGCGCATTTGGCCGTCATGCACAGCGCAAAGTAGTTGTTCAATCTATGCAAGCGTTAGTAAACAAAAACCAAGCAATTCGTGAAGAAGAGTTAAATGTATTCAACTTAATTGCATGTCCGGGTTATCCAGAATTAGTAGGCGAAATGAAAATTTTAAACTACGATCGCGGAATTACTGCATTTGTTGTTGCTGATACACCTGCTCGTTTAACAGCAGATGCAACTTCATTAAGCAACTGGGGTAAAAACGTTGCACTAGCAGTTGAGGACAACGATTACGGTTTAGCATCAAGTGACGAATACATGGCGTTCTTTTATCCATGGGGTTACACAAGTGACAACATTGGAAATAACATTGTAGTTCCGCCAAGTTACATGATCTTACGTACTATTGCATTAAGTGATAATATTAGCTATCCTTGGTTTGCACCTGCGGGTACTTCAAGAGGTGTTATTAATAACGCAACTGCAGTTGGGTATGTTGATGCCGGTGGTGAATTTAAAACAGTTGCATTAAATGCCGGTCAACGTGATACATTAGCAGAAGTTAAAGTTAATCCAATTACATTTATTGCAGGTTCTGGATTAGTAAACTTTGGCCAATATACTCGTGCATCAAATGCAAGTTCATTAGATCGTATTAATGTTGCTCGTTTAGTAGTATTTTTACGTAGACAATTTAGTTTGCTAGCTAGACCGTACTTGTTTGAACCAAACGACGAAGCAACTCGTAAACAAATCAAACATGCTGCTGAAGCTATGTTACTTGAATTGATGGGACAACGTGCATTGTATGACTATGTTGTAGTATGTGATAGTTCTAATAATACACCTGCAAGAATCGATCGCAGCGAATTGTACCTTGATATCGCAATTGAACCGACAAAAGCAGTGGAATTCATTTACATTCCATTACGTTTGAAAAACACCGGTGAAATTAAAGGTCTTGGATAAACGGAGAAAATAAATGTCAATTGCATCATTATCAAACTTTTCAGTTCCAATTAATGGGAGTGATAATACAGGCTTATTAATGCCTAAACTTAAATATAGATTCAAAGTATCTTTTGACGGCTTAGGCGTGTCTCAAGATACTACTGAGTTGACAAAACAAATTGTAAAAGCTGCAAGACCACAAGTTGAATTTGAAAACAAAGTAATCGAAGTTTACAACAGTAAAATTAACTATGCAGGGAAACCTACATGGAAACCAATTTCGATTAACATACGTGACGATTCATCAGGTGTTGTTAACAAAGTTATTGGCGAACAAAATCAGAAACAATTTGACTTTTTTGAACAAAGTTCAGCTGCTGCTGCAGGTGATTATAAATTCAAAATGACCATTAGTGTTTTAGATGGTGGTAACGCAGGTAACTTTACAGAAGCTAACATCTTAGAAACTTGGGAATGTTACGGTTGTTATTTGCAATCAAGTAACTTTAACGAGTTAATTTATTCTGATGCTGGCGCAGTAGAAATTACAATTTCTGTACAACCAGATAACTGTATTCAAACTGCAGGTGGTGCTATCGGTGATCCAAACACTGCGCGTGTTCCCGGAACAAGCCTTATGGGCGGTGGTGGCAGCGGTACTTAATAAGCAACCAATTAAAAAGCCCGTGCAAACGGGCTTTTTTATGACTAGTATATTAAGTATGCAGTTTATCAAATAGATAAATATATGTATGTCATTCATCGAAACCAAATACTTAACAGCCGATCCTGTTGAACAGATCAGATGCCAGCAACATGCATCACGGACGTTTGTTGACGACCAGTTCAGATTATTACCTAAAAACAAGTTCTTATTCCATGTTGCATTTAATATCAACTGGCCTGCACTTTCGGCTAAGAATATTAATATAAAAGTATTAAAAACATTAAAAGAAGAAATAAATCTGTTAGTTAAATCTGCAGATTTGCCTGGGTATACTGTTAGTTCAGAAGTACTTAATCAGTATAACCGAAAAAAAGTAGTCCAATATCAACATAAGTATAATGATGTTAACATTTTATTTCATGACGATAATATGGGATTAATAAACCAAGTTTGGCAAGCATACTATCGATATCATTATGCTGATCCGTCGGTTGCAACAGCAAAGGGCGCATATAGTAAAAATGCTACAAAAGCATCGTCGGCTATAACTAGTCCATATGGTTACAACGGTCGAGTTGCTCCGTTCTTTAATTACATCACTATATATCAAATGGCTAGACATGAATATGTTAGTTATAGATTAGTTAATCCAATTATCGTAGGTTGGATGGGTAATAAATTAGAATATTCTCAAAATATAGCACACAATTTTGATATGAAAATTGCATACGAAGCAGTGCATTACGATACTGGGTTTGTTGATAGTGGACAGATGGAAGGGTTTGGTGCAGTTCATTATGATTGGGTTCCGTCACCATTAACTTCAGAATACCCTCGCAACCTTAGTACGTCACCTACTTTTAGTAGATCGCCTGGGTTTTCAGCATCTACTGATAATGTAGCGGCTACTAATGTTGTTAAAACTACAGCAACTACAGCAGTAAATCCTACGTTATATCAAAATGTAGCAACTAATACTAATGGTGTTAATGTGCCACAGACTGGGTCAACTGCAACTACTGCAACTCAAACAAATACTACAACTACTGTTGCACCAACAACTACACCAACAGGAAGATCTCCGGGGTATGCAAACGTTATATGATTACAAATTTACCATTAGACACTACTAAAGAAATAGAAATTAAACAATTCTTTGATAGGTACTATCAAACAGAAGTTACGTTTCCTGCAGGGGAAATCGATGCAGTTGTTGGCTTTTTCCAACGCAGAGATTTTGATATAACTAGTGCAAGAACTACTGCGATTGTGTTATTAAACCAAGCAAGGCTTGATAATGTAAACGTATTTGAGTTACTTGATACACTTAAATCATTTCCGGCACTTCAACTAAATCAGATTGTAGCACAGGTTATTAATGCATACCGACAAAAGACAAGTTTAATTGGTTTTCGAATTGCAGTACCTGAAAATACTTATGAAATAAGAAATGTATTAGTATGAGTAGTCGTAAATTTGCTAAAGGTAAATATACTCCGAAGAATCCAGGAAAATATGTAGGAACTAAAATTCCATACTATCGAAGTTCTTGGGAAATGAGCTTTATGCAAATGTGTGACACTAATCCTGCTATACAAAAGTGGGCAAGTGAAGCAATAACTATACCATATAGAGATCCATTAACTAATCGTAACACAATCTATCTCCCAGATTTCTTTATTCAATATGTAGATAAAAATCATATAATACACAACGAAGTAATTGAAATAAAACCTGCAAGCCAGCATATTTTAGAACGAGTTGGTAAAAACAGATACAATCAAGCACAATATATCAAAAATCAAGCCAAGTGGGCTGCAGCAATGATATATTGCAAACAACATGGATTAGTATTTAGAGTTATAAATGAAAATGATATTTTTCATAACGGTTCTAAATAACTTAAATAGTATACTATATGAGGATAATTCATGACACGCAAATTGGAAGAGCTCCTAAATTTACCAGAAAGTAAGACTATTATAAAAGAAGCCGACGCACCCCCACCTCCAGCAACTGCAGTACCATTATTTAGAGACATTGATGAGTTTGATAAAATTTCAGCAGCCTTACCACAAGTAAAAGGATTAGGTGATGTAAGTGACTCAGAATTTGATGCGTTAGCACAACGTGCAACTGATGCATATGACGACTTAATGGATTTAGGTATGAACGTTGAAGCTCGATATAGTGGTCGGGTTTTTGAAGTAGCAGCAAGTATGCTTAAAAATGCAATTGATGCTAAATCAGCAAAAATTGATAAAAAACTTAAAATGATCGAACTTCAACTTAAAAAACAAAAGATGGATAACGATAGCCATCCGGAAGACAACGGCGTTAATATTTCAGGCGAAGGATTTATTGTTACAGACCGTAATAGTCTTATCGAAAAATTAAAGAATATGAAATAAATATAATATCAAGGATACATTATGAAATCATTTAGACAATATTTATTAGAATCAAAACAAGTGTACGAGTTTAAAATTAAAGTCGTTGAAGAACTTGATGATTCAAAAATTAGTAAACTTAAAGGTGCTTTAGAAAGATTTACTGTAGAATCATTCTCTACAGGATCACGCACACCTATTCAGGAAACACAAGTTGACTTTCCTGATCACAAAAATATTGGCACTACAACATATGATGTAGTACTAACTTATCCTGCAACTAGTTTTCAAATAAGACAAATTGCAGCAGACTCATTAGGATTACATGAAAGCTGTATTAGAGTTCGTAATCTTAAAGAACAAGAAGAACAAGATCTTAATCATGCATATGATAACAAATCAGGCGAATCAATATTAGGTAAAGATTACGATAAAGAATGTAATCAAAACTTAGTTGGAGAGGCACAAAAAATGGCGTTGTTAAAAGAACTTGGAAAAGTTAAGCATCAAGGTGATCAATATAAAGGCGTTAACGACAAACTATTAGCAAAAAAAGCACCTGTTGATAAATCAGCAACTGTTAAAGTTGATAAAAAATCTAGCTCATCAAGTGTACTTGGTTCTAGAAGCGTTACATTGCCAACTTCTAAATTAGGGAAATTTTAATGGATTTTAAAAAGTTAATGCAAACAATGCAAGACATTGATGAAGGGTGTGATCCTTCTATTCAAGAATGCGGCGATATGCCGGCAGCTATTATTCAAGGTGGACCTCCTCCTGAAGAATCATTAAACATGAACGTTACTATTAATAGTAAAGGTGCAGACGGCATTCGCGATTTAATGAATATATTAAAAGGCATTGGCGGAGATTCAGATACTGAACCTAAAGACATGCCAGATAATTCCGACGATGCAGAAATTGTAATCGGTGATAGTTTTAAAAATTCTATACCCGGTGATCAAGGATCAAAAGTGTTTGATAGAGACGCAGTAATTTTTACTGGTGATGATTTAGCAAGCAAAAAAGGCGGCGCTCTAAAAACAAATGGTGGAGAAAATCCACAACGTAATCATTTTCATGAATCATTAGTTACTAACTTGTTTTCGTTATATGAAGATGTAAAATCTCGAAAACACTAACAGCTACTTATAATATAATCATAAAGCGGACATATTGTCCGCTTTTTTTTGTAAATACATAATACAAAAAGGATTATTATGGGTAAAAGTCTTGACGGTGTTTTAACAAAAAAAGCACATAAAACTGAACGATTTGAAGAACAACAGATTATTGATTTACAAATGTGCTCTGATCCAGCAGTTGGGTATCTTTATTTCTCAAGACACTTCTTTCACATTCAGCATTCAGTAAAAGGTAAATTATTATTTGAACCATTTGATTATCAAGTTAACTTGTTAAATTGTTATCATGCACATCGGTTTAATATTAATATGTTACCTCGCCAAAGTGGTAAAACAACCTGTGCATCTGCGTACTTGTTATGGTTTGCAATGTTTCATCCAGATCAAACTATTCTAATTGCAGCGCACAAATATACTGGTGCTCAAGAGATTATGCAACGTATACGATACGGATACGAACTATGTCCGGACTTCTTACGTGCAGGGGTAGTAAGTTATAATAAAGGGTCTATGGAGTTTGATAACGGTTCTCGTATTGTAAGTCAAACTACTACTGGTACTACAGGACGAGGTATGTCTATTTCGTTATTGTATTGCGATGAGTTTGCGTTCTTACAACCTAACATTGCTGAAGAATTTTGGACTTCTATATCACCCACACTAGCAACTGGTGGACGTTGTATTATTACATCTACACCAAATAGTGACGAAGATCAATTTGCTACTATATGGAAAGAAAGTCAACAGTTTTTTGACGAGTTTGGCAATGAGAAAGCAGACAAAGTTGGCATTAACGGTTTTTCTGGATTTAGATCAGATTGGTGGGATCATCCAGATCGTGACGATGCATGGAAACAAGAAGAGCTTGGTCGTATAGGTGAGGAAAAATTTAGACGTGAATACGGTTGTATTGTGCATGATTCAGTTGTAACTGTTAAATGGCCATCTGGAAAAATTGAAAAACTAACAATGGGCGATATTATGCGATTATTAAGTTCATAGTATATGACGAAATGATAAATACTAGCATGTATTATGTATATATTTATAAAACCCCAATTAACATCACAGTAAGTTATATGAGTATTTTAGCAAATCAACCGTTTTATATTGGGAAGGGCCACGGTAGGCGATATAAAGATCATTTATCAGAAACTGCAGAAACTACGTGTAATCATTTAAAAGTTGCGGTAATTTCTAGATTAGTCGCGCAAAATCTAACTCCGGTTATAGAAATGTATCAAACTGAGTTAACAGATGCTGCAGCAAAGGCTCTTGAAACTGATCTGATTAACCAGTACGGCCGATTAATTGATCATGCCGGCCCGTTAACAAATAAAACACTAGGCGGAGATGGGTGTACTGGATTTAAACATACTGAAGAAACCAAACAATTAATGAGTATTCAGAGAAAAGGAACTATTCCATATAATAAAGGTATCGCTCGTCCAGGAATTGGTGGACGTACATTAGGTACTAAATGGTCTGAATCTGAAAGAGAAACTCAACTGTTAGTTAGAAGCCAACCAGGTTATTATGAGTTTAACAAATGTCCTATAAGAGCAAAAAAAATAAGTGACTCCAAAAAAGGAAAACCTGGATCAGCAAAAGACAAACAATGGTTTAATAATGGAGTTATTGAGACCTATAAAGATATATGCCCTGACGGATTTGTTAAGGGAAGACTTCCTAGATTACAAATATCAAAGAGAGGCATGTGTTGGTATAATAATGGAGTAATTAACAAACAATTTAAAGAAGGAACAGAACTTGATGGATTTACACGCGGAAGAATTAATAAAAAATAAGTTAGGATTAACAGTGCTAACTGACACCGGCTGGAGCAAGTTTGACGGAATCTTAGTTAAAGGTGTTAAAAAGATACTTCATGTAACTACACAACGTCATTCACTTAAAAGCACTCCTGATCATAAATATTTTCTTAATGGGTTTAAACCGATAGAAGGTAGATTATTATTGCCTAAACAAAAAATTTTAGTTAATGGCAAACTTGATAATGTCGTGTCTGTTAAGTGGCTGTTAGATGAAGAACCAGTATACGATCTGTTTAATGTTGAACAGAATCACAGGTATTATGCAAATAACGTTCTAATCAAAAATTGCGAATTTTTAGTATACGACGAAACTCTTATAAACAGTTTGAAGTTAGTTGAGCTGTATGGTAAAGAACCTATGATGAAAATGGGGCAAGTGCGATGGTATAAAACACCAACTGCAGGTAATTTATATTTAATTGCATTAGATCCTAGTTTAGGTACAGGAGGCGACTATTCGGCTATTACTGTTTTTGAATTACCATCAATGGTGCAAGTTGCAGAATGGCATCATAACATTACTCCTATACAAGGACAGGTAAAGTTATTTAGAGATATATTATTATATGTACAAGACGAAATTGGTGCTGATCAATATAATTCAATATATTGGTCGGTAGAAAATAATACAGTAGGCGAAAGCGCATTAGTAGTAATTGACAACTTAGGAGAAGAAACATTTCCGGGATTATTTGTGAGCGAGCCGGGCAGAAAAGGGCATGTTCGAAAATTCCGCAAAGGATTTAATACAACCTTTAATAATAAAATTGCTGCATGTTCAAAATTAAAATTTTTTGTTGAAGAAGATAAGATGGTAATTAATAGCAAACCGTTAATAACCGAATTAAAATCTTTCATTGCACATGGAATTAGTTTTAAAGGTAAACCGGGACAACACGACGATTTAGTAGCAGCATTATTATTAATAGTAAGAATGATTGATATACTAGCAGAATGGGATCCTTTAGTATTTGAAAAAATGCGGATTGAAGATCGAATTGAGGACTGGGAAGCACCTCTACCAATATTTGTTTCCTCTAATATGTGATAAATATAAACATGGACAATAATTTAGATAAAATTGCTTTAGACCTTTATGGTAAAATACAAACACGTTTTTCAGACATTACGATGGGAGACGAGAACGCAGCAGTACTGAGTAAAAAAGTTGATATTCCAAAAGCACGATTCTTTGAGTTTGAGTATACTGAAGATGACAAACCACTTGGAACTATTACTATTACTTTAGATAAAGACGACGGAGTTGTAGTGCAAGTTAGTGGGGATTTAGTAGACAACGATTCTGATACGACCCACCATAACGCATACAAATTCATTCGATCATTTAGAAACTTTGCTAAACATCGCTTATTAAACTTTGATGTACAAAACATTGGAAAAAGCAACTTAGACAAACGAGACTACCAGTTTCAAGCAAAACCCAAGGAACAACAAATGATGGAAAGTAAAATGTTTGGTACTTCTAGAATAAGTTACCAAGACTTAGGCGAGGCTCGTTTAATAGTTAAACATACTCAACCTGTTAATCCAGAGTTAGCTGCAGGCCGTACAATGCATATTGAATGTATATACATTGAAAATGCAGACGGCGAACGATTCAAATATCCATATAAACACTTACCCGGTGCTCGTGCATTAGCAGAACACATTAAACACGGTGGTATCCCGTATGATGATATTGGTAAACATATTACTAAACTTAGCGAAGAATTAGCAAGTTTACGTAAGTTTAAAGGATATGTTAGTCGCCAATCACAAATATCAGAAGCAATGGGCGACGTTACAACGCGTGTAATTGAACGCATTGATGCAGTTAAAAAAGAAATTGTTAGCTTACAACGTCCGGCTTACTATCAACAATTTGCAGAATCATTTACTACAACAGAAGAAAGAGTAATACCGGAAACTGTTATGAACGATTGGATTGAACGCCTAACTGTTCGCACATTTAATGAAGAAATGAAAACAGTATTTCCGTTCTTATATAACATTGTAGACGAAAGTGAGTTGCCAGTTTGTGAATTATCTTCAGATTACTTTATGGATGAAGCTGCACCTAAAGGATGGGAAGGTACTGTTAAAGCAATGAAAAAACACAAGGAAATTGATAATCCTTGGGCATTAGCACACTCAATGAAAAACAAAGGCTATAAAAGTCATAAGAAAGAAGAACTTGATCCAGAGCTTGCATTTGAGTCATTTATTAATCATCTTATGAATGAAGACAAAGATGAATTGTTTAGTCAGTCGTTAACATCTAAGCATGCTGCAATTGAAAAGTTGAATGATCTACTAGCACAACCGTTGCTTAACGGTGCGTATGGAGAAGGTGCAGCCGAAGAATTAGAAGGGTTAATTAATGATCCTGCTTTTTTTGATTCTCTCAAAACAGTTGACGCAGATTTAGATATACGTGCAATACTTCAAAATTATATTACGCAACGAGATCCAGACGTAGCAATTCAATTAAAAATTGGTCCTGATGCAGACAGCACCCCTGCGGTACCGACTGAACCTAGTGCTCCAATGCCGGATGCAGGTGCTCCGATGCCAGATGCAGGTGCTCCAATGCCGGATGCAGGTGGCGGGTTAGGTGGCGGGTTAGGTGGTATGCCTCCAGACTTAGGTGGCGGTATGCCTCCAGAAGGTGAATTAGGCGCAGAAGGTGAAGTGCCTCCAGCAGCACCGGGTGAAGAAGGTGAAGTACCTCCAGCAGCACCGGGTGAAGAACCACCAGCAGCACCGGTTGCAGAAGGAATTAATCCTAAAAAATCTAAAATGAAAGCTAAGTTTATTAAAGCTAAAGCTGCGGGTGCTAACTTAGATACTCCAATTGCAGAAGGTATGACAATCCGTGATCTTATTAGAGAAAGTGGAATGACACCTAGTGAAGCGGGATTTGGCGAGTATGAAGTAGAAGATAATGATCAAGAAGGTGGTGAACCGGAAGAAGAAAACATTTCAGGTGTTAATCAAATTTTAAGATCAATTATAGGATTTTGGAATGCAGAAGACCGTAACTTTACAGTTGGCGGAACACGCGTTAAAATTATTATTAAGAAAAACTATGAAGATGACGAATACAGCAATGCATCAGACGACGATGTAAAATATGTAATGCAAAAAGTTAATAAATTAGATCCAAGTTCAGACGATCAAGAACAGACTGATGTATTAAGACTAGCCGGATTAGGCAACCAAGAACCTGAAGATGATGACGGTCAAGACATTGCAATGTTGATGAAAGAGCTACAGGGATTTGGTGGCAGACGTAAATTTGATAGCATTGATAAACATAAAATGCACAAAACAATGAGAAATAATTATGAAAAAAACTTTAGAAACCGCTCTTCTAAATTCCGTTAAGTCGTTATTAGAATCGATACACATACATGAAGGTGAACGCGTAGGGTCACAGGCTGAATTGAAACAGTTATTCGGTCGATCTCAAAATCAACCAGCTAACGGTGTAGCTCCAAATGGACGAGCAGCTACACCTGCTGATATAGACACAATACGTCGAGCGTTTGGTAATGCTCCGCCTGCAACATCGCAACCAGCACCACAGCAATTAGATGAACCAGAAAGTCTAGACGATACTGCAAAGCAACGTGCATTCGAACGTCCATTTATGCCTCCTAATCCTAAAGGTGAAAGACCTTTCCAACCAAGTAAAGAAGATGCATTCTACGACCCGTATTACAGCCCTGAAACATTCAATGGAGACTTTACTAACAATCCACAAGATTCTGATCGTACATCACAGTTTAGACGTAAATTTAATGGAGAACCGGCATATCCGAGACAGTTCTTTCAAACACCGCATGGACCACGTAGCACTGTTCTTAAGCCGACTGATAGCGTAGCAGAGGATGTTACATTTAAACAAGAAGAAAGTTTAGCTAGAATCATTCAGCTAGCACGAGGATAACAGATGAAAAAGATTACAGAAAACTCGCTCTTATCAAGGGTTAATAAATTAAACGAATCATTAGCGTTGTATGAACTTGCACGTACAGACGCAAATGGAAACGAATACAAAAGTAGAGAAGATGACATTAGAGGTAGAGAAAATGACCTTAGAGGTAGAGAAAACGAGTTTAAATCCAAATGGCCGCAAACTGATGCAGAAGTTAGCGCATTCCAGACAAGCCATAAACAACTTGACGGACAGCCATTAGTTGTCGACGGTGACATTGGACCGCAAACTATGCAGGCACTGGCTGCTGCAGGAATTCAACCCCCGCCTGGTTGGACTGGTTTAAAACCAGCTGCGCCAAAAGTTACTCCGCCAACTGGAAATACTGCTCCAAAAGTTACTCCGCCAACTGGAAATACTGCTCCAAAAGTAACTCCGCCGACAATGCAGCGTCAACAATCAGATCCTAAAGTAGTTGCTATTCAGCAAGCGTTAATGGCAAAAGGTTGGCCGTTGCAACCGACTGGAATTATGGATCAAAATACTAGTGATGCATATGAAGCACAATTTAAAACCGATTCAATGAATAATTCGTTAAATCAATCGGTTGCTACTAATAGACAAACTGAACCGGCACCTAATTTAAATAACCCAACTGCACAGCCATTTAACAACGTATTGTCACCTACTACGACTGCACAGGCATATGACAAGGTGTTACCAACTTCACCGGATGCATATGCTCCAAAAACAGATTACTTAAATAATCCACCTGCTTCATTAACAACACCTGTAAAAGAATCTGTTACATTTGGTGAAGACGAAAGTTTAGCTAGAATAGTACAATTAGTGAATTGGTAAAATAAATTGAAAAAGTGAAAGATTTCACTTGCTCATATAAATAATAGAGTATATAATATGCACATACTTTAAAAGTAAGGTATTATATATTAAAGTATAAAACATAAAAAAATATTAGTAATAAAACACATAGGCTATATAACACACAGGGTAAAACCTGTGTGTTAACTCAAAACACAATAGGAAATTATAATATGGCAACTTTAGCAGAAATCAGAGCAAAATTAAAAGCGGCAGAAACACGTAGCACAGATAGCAACACAGGCGGTGATAAATCAATTTATCCTTTCTGGACTATTAAAAATGGCGGTGAAGCAGTTTTTAGATTCTTACCAGACGGCAACCCAAACAATACTTTTTTCTGGGCTGAACGTTCTGTAATCAAATTACCTTTCGCAGGTATCAAAGGTCGTACCGATAGCAAACCAGTAGTAGTAAATGTTCCATGCGTTGAAATGTACAACGACGGTGCAGTATGTCCAATTCTTTCAGAAGTTCGTCCTTGGTTTAAAGATCCTTCATTAGAAGAAATGGGCCGTAAATACTGGAAAAAGAAGTCATATATCTTCCACGGCTTTGTTCCTGAAGATGGCTTAGACGAAAAAGAAAAACCAGAAAATCCAATCCGCAGATTTGTTATTGGACCACAAATTTATAAATTAATTCATGCAGCATTACTTGATGACGAGTTTACAGAATTACCTACAGACTACGTTAACGGCTTTGACTTCCGTTTAAAAGTTGGTTCTAAAGGTGGTTATGCAGATTACTCTACATCAACATGGAGCAGACGCACACGTCCATTGAGTGAAGAAGAACGTGCAGCAATTGATAAATTTGGTTTAACTGACTTATCAGAATACTTACCTAAAAAACCAAATGAAGTTGAACTCAAAGTTATGATGGAAATGTTTGAAGCATCAGTAAATGGTGAAGCATATGATGTCGAACGTTGGGGCAAATACTTTAGACCGTATGGTATTTCAGCAGACGAATCTACATCATCTGCAACTCCTACTGCTACAGTAGCTCCAGTTGTTGCACCCGTAGTACATGCACCCGAAGAAGCTATGCCTTGGGATGAACCTGCTACTACCTATACTCCACAGCCTGCAGTAGCTGAATCAGCACCTGCAAGTGATTCAAGAGCAGCTGATATCTTAGCAAAAATTAGAAATCGCGGCGCTTAACACAACAGTGATTAACGTAGCAAGGGGTCTTGCTACGTTACATTATTAGGAGTATAACCATGGCAACAAAACCCTTTGATTTAACAAAATTTCGAAAAACTCTAACAAAAAGTATTGACGGCTTAGGCGTAGGCTTTAATGATCCTACTGATTGGGTTGGTACCGGCAATTATGCACTTAACTACCTTATTAGTTCAGACTTCCATAAAGGCATTCCACTAGGTAAAGTAACTGTGTTTGCAGGCGAGTCAGGTGCAGGCAAAAGTTATATTTGTTCAGGTAACATTGTTAAAAATGCACAAGAACAAGGAATATACGTAGTACTAATTGATTCAGAAAACGCACTTGACGAATCATGGCTACACGCATTAGGTGTAGATACTACTGAAGAAAAACTTCTTAAACTTAATATGGCTATGATTGACGATGTAGCTAAAACTATTAGTGAGTTTATGAAAGAATACAAAGCAATGGAAGACAAACCAAAAGTATTATTTGTAGTAGATTCTTTAGGTATGTTACTAACTCCGACTGATATTAATCAATTTGAAGCAGGTGATTTAAAAGGTGATATGGGTCGTAAACCTAAAGCACTTACTGCACTTGTTCGTAATTGTGTTAATATGTTTGGTAGTCACAACGTTGGATTAGTATGTACTAATCATACGTATGCAAGTCAAGATATGTTTGATCCTGATGATAAAATATCAGGTGGTCAAGGATTTGTTTATGCATCAAGCATTGTAGTAGCAATGAAAAAACTTAAACTAAAAGAAGACGAAGACGGTAACAAAGTTAGTGAAGTAAATGGTATTCGTGCCTCTTGTAAGATTATGAAAACACGTTATGCTAAACCATTTGAAACACTACAAATTAAAATTCCATATACAACCGGTATGAATCCATTTAGCGGATTAGTTGATTTATTTGAAAAAAAGAACATTTTGAAAAAAGATGGTAATAGACTTAAATACGTGGCTACTGACGGTACTGAAATTAAACAATACCGTAAAGAGTGGGAAAGTAATGCTAACGGCGCCCTTGAACGAGCAATGGCCGAATTTACTGACGAACCTGTATTATTAGATATTATTGATGATGCAGACGATATTGACAATTACGTTACGGAGGACGATAATGTTGAATGAAACACAAATTGCTGATGTATGGTTATTATTTGCAGATTACATTGATAAGAAACAAGCAGAAATTGCTGCTGAAAGATTTATTGAATTATTAGCAGACTTTGGATCAACTGATCGCACCTTTTTAGGTGCTACTGGAATTGATCCTACGTTAGACCAAGCAATTAACTATTATTTAGAAGACAATGAAGACGAAGATGACGGCTACAATGACTTGGAGTTTTAATGAGTTGGTACGGTATAATTACTAGAGACATTACTAGACTACCGGATGGTATTTTGCACTTTGAATCAGAATTGACAGATGCCAAAAAAGAATGTAAAATAGCAGGAAACGTAGAAAAGGCATCTGCAGCAATGCCTGGCATTGTAGAACACAGATATGGACAGCTTCAAGAAATTGAAGCTATCCTAGAGTTCCTTAATATTGAACTTAAACGATTAAAGAGTTATCACTTTAGAAAGTATTTAGAAACATACGCAAGGGCATTAAGCAGTCGTGATTGTGAAAAATATGTAGAAGGCGAAGATGAAGTAATCGAGTATGAAAAAATTATAAATGAATTTGCGTTAATAAGAAATCAATGGTTGGGTATTACAAAAGCCTTAGATCAAAAATCGTATGCATTAAGTAATATTATACGATTAAGATGTGCAGGCATGGAAGACGCAACCCTTTAAACTAACATGACGGGCTTAGTGCCCGTCACTACTTTAGGTGTATAACACATGAACACAATTGACAATCTGCTTCATTTTGTATTTCTCGAAGCTATGACAACCCCTCTTCCGTTCTCATCAAGAGATAGCCGTACATTGCAAAGTTTACATACTGCAATGCAAACTGATACATACATTACCGAAAAACAAGGTAATTTATTACTTCAAATAATAAGCAATGAAATTTACGCGCCATTTATGCTGTTAGCTAATGAACACTATGCAGATTATATCAATAACCCGGTATGGAAGAAATCATTTCGTATATTACCAGAGGTAAAACGCATATATCATATTCCTGCAGGATCTGACCAAATTAACATTAATGTGTTAAAAGAAAACTATACTGGTGTAATTGCAATTGATTTTACGTTTTCAAGTACGATTCGTAATGAATTAAAACCGCTGTCTGATGTGTTATGGCAAGTTAAATCCGGATCGTTATACTATGCAGATTTTACTGAATCTAATCTTGTAACTATTATACAACTATTAGATCCTTATAAGTTTGAAGTTGAATTAGAGTTACGAGATTACTACAACACAATTAGACTATGGGATAAACAAGATTTTAAAGATATGTACGATGTACACAAATTAGAACATACTAGATTTCAAACCCTTATTTCAAAAGATTTAGAATCTAATGATCCTACCATCATAGTTGATAGACGACTAAGATATCAATATTCAACAACTGTTGAATGCCAGACTACTAATGAATTAACTAAACAAATTGCAACCCGTGAAAAATCTAAAGTTTGGATTGATAGTAATACATATTCAATATCCAATGTAGTTGCATCATTAGTAGAGCTACAACGATTTCCGTTATTAGTAGTATTTGAACAATCAACTGATTTTACAACCATAACACAGTTTAACGAGTTATCTCAGGCGCTAACTGATCACGGCATCACTGATAACATTGGATTCCATTTTAGATTAGATAATACACCCGATGGAAAAATGTTTAATGACGGGATTGGAAAAAGACAGTATAATAGTGTACTAAACAATAATACAAAGGTTGCAGCAGTGCTTGGTGGTAAATTACCAAAATTCTTCCTTAAAGAAACTTGGAGACCAATGAGTGTTCTTTGTATTAAAAATACACTAAGACATAGCAAAACTGCAGTGTATGCGAATAGCAGTGATTTAATCATATCGTATACGCACGTAGAACCAATTATAGAAACGAGGAACAAATGGGAGTCAAACTAATTATAAAAGATGAAGTTAATATTAAGTTTGAACATTTACCATTAGATGCAAGGAAGAAGCTAGCAAGTGCATTCAAATATGAAGTGCCGTATGCTAGATATCAACCTTCGTTTAAGTTGGGCAGATGGGATGGTACAGTTAGCTTATTTGGTATAGGCGGTACCGGTTACTTAAACAACTTAGAATCGATACTTGCAATACTTAATAAGATGGGAGTTGCAATAGACGACATTGAAGATTTGCGTAAACCATTTAATTTAGATTTTACACCAATTACTGAAACATATTGGGCAGACTTAGGCAAAGTATGGCCAGTAGGACATAATGATGTTGGTAAACCTATTATGTTAAGAGATTATCAAGTAGACGCCGTTAACAAGTTTTTACAACAACCGCAGGCATTACAAGAAATTGCAACAGGTGCAGGTAAGACAATTACAACTGCTACACTGGCACATATATGCGAGTCACAAGGTCGTACAATAGTCATTGTACCAAACAAAAGTTTAGTTGAACAAACTCATGAAGATTTTGTAAACGTTGATTTAGATGTAGGTATGTATTATGGCGATAAAAAAGATTTAAACAAAACACATACTATATGCACCTGGCAAAGTCTTAATATATTAGATAAGAAAAGTAAAAACTTAGAACACGATATTATAACATTAGCAGAATTTTTAGACGGTGTTTGTGCAGTAATTGTAGACGAAGTGCATATGGCAAAAGCTGATGTGTTAAAGAATTTACTTACTCACAACTTATGTAATGCACCAATCCGGTGGGGATTAACTGGTACTATACCTAAAGAAAAGTTTGAATACGAACAAATATTTGCAAGTATAGGTCCTGTCATTGGAGGCATTAAAGCACACGAATTACAAGATGCAGGTGTGCTATCAGCGTGCCATGTTAAGGTATTACAACTGATCGACTTGCCATCATTTAGATCTTATTCGGATGAAATAACATATCAAGTTACTAATAAAGATCGAATGATGTTTATTAGCGATACTATTAAGACTATTGCAGAAACTGGCAATACGTTAGTGTTAGTTGGTAGAATTGAAAGTGGCAAGTTGTTAATTGAAAATATCCCAGATGCAGTATTTGTATCAGGTAATGTAAAAACAAAAGATAGAAAAACAGAGTACGACGAAATTAAAACATCAACAAACAAAATTATCGTAGCAACGTATGGGGTAGCAGCAGTAGGTATTAACATTCCAAGAATTTTTAATTTGGTGTTAATTGAATCGGGTAAAAGTTTTACACGAGTTATTCAAAGTATTGGTAGAGGAATTAGAAAGGCACATGATAAAGATTTTGTGCAAATTTATGATATTACTAGTACCTGCAAGTATGCTAAAAAACACTTAACAGAAAGAAAGAAATTCTATAAAGATGCAAAATATGAATTTGAAATTAATAAGGTAGATTGGAAATGAATATACTCACAGTAAATAATCAATCGTTTTCTTTAAATAACCTGCCTGACGAAGTAGACGACAGTATGCGATTTGGCATTTTAGATAATAGCAATCCGCAAGAACCGGATTTCTTTTTTATGCCGCTAATATATTTAGAATCGTTTAACGCTCCGGCTATTGTATTAAAGATTGGTGACAGCGAAGTAACTATGCCAATTGATTGGTGCATTGCAGTAGGTGATGGTAGTAGTGCAACTCACATTGAAATATTACCATTAACTAGTTTAAATGATAGAGGATTTGATGCACTTGTGTTTAATCCAATATCTGATTTTAGAATTGAATTTAAAAAAATTGAAATTATAAATTTTTACAATGATGTTAAATGGTACTTTCCAAAAATGAAAGTTGGCCATTTATTAGCAACTCCTTTACAGAATAAAGATCAACCAGAATGTGTATATTTTGTTAAAGAAGTTTCTCGTCAGAGTGAGATGATACATTTAGATAAATTATTATAGGATTATATATGGCATTTAAAGTAGCGTATTTTGCCCCAACTATTATTGCAGCGGATCAAGTTCCGCCTGTTGAATTTAGCAAGTTATTTAATTTAACCAATCAATTACATTTGCATCCCGAGTTACACGAAGCTGATAATCCATTTGTTAGTTTAGTGGGCGGATCTCATATTCAAATGTACCCTGCAAAAGTTGAACTTGATATTAATTGGCTTATTGTTTGGTTAGAGACAGTGTGTCAAGAGTACATGGATTTAGTAACTGTGCAAACTGGTACAACTGATTTGAAAATATGTAAACCAGTAATTACAAATGTATGGACTACCCAGCAAACATCAGGAAATTATCAAACCATGCATAGCCATCTAGGTAGTAATATTAGTGGCAACATTTATATTAGCACACCTAGTCTTGATGCTAACAGTAACCCTTCCGACGGTCAATTTGTTTTAAAAATGCCGCAAATTAAAGATATATCTAGATTTGTTATGCAAGATACATGGAAAACTGATACATCGCCTGGTACCCTTGTAGTGTTTCCAAGTTGTTTAGCACATCTTACATATCCATGGAACGGAACCGGTACTAGGACCGTTGTGTCTTTTGAAGCGGCAATAGTACCAATTATTGATGACGAGGATGCAGCATGAGTGATAAAGTAGAACTAAAAGAAAAGATTCAAGCAGTAGATATGAACATTCGCGAGTTATGGGACGAACTTGATGAAGTAAATCAAAAAGGCCTTAAGGGTGAATTGTTTATTTTAAATAGATACATTAGCAATGTTAAAGGTCAATCATCGGAAATACAAAAACACTTTGTAATATCAGTAAACGAATACTATAACAAAAATTGGTTCTTGTTGTCAAAAGAACATTCAAAATTATTATGGTTATTGTTATGTATGTGTAGTTTTAACGGAGAGAAAACATTCTTTCATGAATGGCTTGGCAACAAAAAGAAAGACGGTAACGATAATAAGAAAGTACAGTTTTTAGCCGAGCTTAATCCTGCTATGAAGATGCAAGAAGTTGAAATGTTAGCAAAACTAACACCGACTAAAGAAATAACTAAGTTAGCTAAAGACTACGGATTTGAAGATAAAGATATTAAAAAGAAACTTAAATGATGAGTTTACAGCCTAAACCATTTGAATGCCAGTACTGCAAGAGTAAATTTGTAAAAGAATCTACTCTTATGGTTCATGTATGTGAATCAAAGCGTAGAGCATTGGCACAAAAAGAAAAACATGTAGTGATAGGGTTCGAAACATACAACATATTTTTTCAAAAAACACAAAGCTTTCATGGTGTAAAGACATACGAAAACTTTTGCAAAAGTCCGTATTATAATGCGTTTGTTAAGTTTGGAAGTTTTGTTAGTAACGTAAAACCGTTGTATCCTGACAAGTTTATTGTGTTTGTAGTAACTAGTGGCACTAAGTTAGATCATTGGTGTAGAGATGAGTTATACGACAAGTATGTTGTAGATTTAATTAAAACTGAATCAGTAGAAACTGCGTTAGAACGTAGCATTAATCACATGTTAGATTGGGGTGATGCAAATAACGCACAATGGAATCATTACTTTTCATATGTAAGTTTAAATAGAGCAATGTATGATATTAAAGATGGAAAGATTAGTCCGTGGATTGTGTTAAATTCAAATACTGGCAAATTAATGATAAAACGATTTAACGATGAACAACTTGCAGCAGTGAGCAGTGTATTAGATATACCGTTTTGGTTTAACAAGTTTAAACATAGATCAGCTGACGTAGAGCTTGTAAAAACTGTAGTTAAGGAGAGTAATCTATGAGCATAAATATTGCGATTGAAACAAAACCAGATTATCATTGGAGGTTCATCACCTATGCCGGATATTGACATTGACTTTGCTAATAGAGATCTAGCACTGTCAAAATTAAAACATGTTACGGCAGCTATTAGTATTCAAAAAAAACACAATACAGGCATCTACTGTCACAATATACCACACAATCCAGTAACTGGGGTGAGTACAATTGACTATAAAGAAGCTGAAGACAGAGGTTATTTTAAAATTGATTTTCTCAATGTTATGATATATAAAGACATTCGAGATAACGACCATCTACTACATTTAATGGGAACTGAACCAATATGGGAACTATTACTTCAAGAAGACTTTGTAAATCTACTATTTCATATAAACGGGCACATAGATATTCTGAAACAGATGCAGCCGACTTCCGTGGAACAATTAGCTGCAGTCCTGGCGATGATAAGGCCAGCGAAACGCTATTTGATTGGGAAAGAATGGACTACGGTGATGACAGACATATGGGAACACTCAGACGCTGACGCCGGGTATGCATTCCGTAAATCGCATGCAATTGCTTATGCAATGGCGATTGTAGTGCAGATGAATTTAATTTGTGAAGAGGTTTAAGGTTTTCGGACGAGTTGAACAGATTTACGTTTAACTCGTTTAACTGTTAGGTTCATTAAATTAACTACTGGACCTAATATTATACGAGTATCTTTGCTATTAAATGTTTTAATTGCATAACTAAATGGTTGCAGTTCTTCTCTGCAAAATATAGATATTGGAAATTGTCGATTAGATTCCCACCACCATATCTCGCCTATCTCTAAAAACGTTACTTTATCGTCAGCTGATAGTATTGCGTTTAAGTCGTAGAAACTTGTTACGTACTGATCTTGGTTGGTAATTATACCAACATATTCATCGTTGCCGTAAGTAATCACACTAATAAACGGTAAATTTTGTTCTATGTTATCTCTTAAGTTTGCCATAAATATATATAAAGGATATTGCCAATGCAAAAAATATCAAGTTATTTATACCCAAACCGAATCGAACTTATCGCCGATCTGGTTGGATTTACAGTGGAGTTCACATCAGTGTATCAAAGAAATGTAAAAATTTATAATGGTATTGATAATACCATTGAGTTCGATATTAAGAACGCAGATCAAAAACGAATTGACTTAACTACGTTAAGTGTAATTGAACTAAACCTTATGGATGTTTCTGGCAATGCCCTACCTAACAGTCCATACGCAGTTGCTCCAATTGTTGATAAAAAAGGAATTGCTAAAGTTACTATACCACAAGAAGATCTTGTTGATCTTACTCCCCAATTTTTAACATATAGTGTTAGTGCAGTTAAGGATGGCGCCGATGTTATGCTGTATGCTGATACTAAGTTTGGCGCAGTTGGTACAGTTGAACTTATTGGCAACGCAATGCCAACTTTCCGAAATGAAAAAATTTATAATACGTTTAGCGGCGAAATTGATTATATGGGCAATGTTGTAAAACATACTAGTTCAATTCCTGCTACGTTTTACGAAGCAGTGCCAACTACACAATTATCATTTGAAATTTCAATAACTGGGTTTATTGGTAAAGTATGGTTAGAAGCTACTACTGCATCAACTATTAGTGTTAATTCGTACCTACACGCAGTTAAGTTAGCAGAACGAACTATTGTTGCACCAAGCTCAACTCCTATCACATTTGACAACGTTGATGTTGCAGATTTTAAATATTTTAGAGTATTATACCAAGGCAATAGTCCAATCAATCCAACCGGTACTGTTGACAAAGTAACCGTTTGGTAGTATAATATACTTTTAAACTAAACATACCTATTATGAACCTTATTACAGATACATTGTTAATGTACTGGCAATCTGGTAGACGAACTAAAAAAACTCCAAGTGGATGGATAACTGGCAACGCTCCGTGTTGCCAGGATACCCGGTATCGTGGCGGATTTATTGTAAACGATGGCGATGCAGTTACATTTCACTGCTTCAATTGTAGCTTTAAAGCTAGTTGGCAACCAGGTCGGCACATTAGTAAAAATATGAAAGACTTTATGCGGTACTTGCATATGAGCGATTCAGAAATTTCTAAACTTAGTTTAGAAGCTTTTAGACTAGAAGCATCTGAAACTGTACTACTAGAAACAATGTTACCTAAGTTTGAAAATCGCACACTGCCAATTGATGCAGCACCGATTGGGTCATTCTTAAATAACATTCCTAAACCATTATTTCCGGTGTTAGAATATATGGCCAACCGTAACTTATGTATAGACGATTACCCGTTTCATTGGACTCCTAAAACTGGATTTAATGATCGATTGATTATCCCGTACTACTACGAAAACAGACTAGTAGGATACACTGCAAGACGCATTGGTTCAAATAAGAACCCACGGTACTTCTCAGAGCAACAACCAAATTTTGTTTTTAACTTAGATAGACAATCTTATGAACGTACATTTGTTATTGTATGCGAAGGCCCAATTGATGCAATTAGTATAGACGGCTGTGCTATACTTGGTTCACAAATTAAAGATAAACAAGATTGGCTACTTAAACGATTAAACAAGGAAATTATATTAGTACCAGATAGGGATCACGAAGGCCCAGCTACTGTAGAACAGGCTATTGAATATGGTTGGTCTGTTAGTATGCCAGAATGGCCTGTAGGGATTAAAGATGTAAATGACGCTGTCATTAAACTAGGTAGACTAACTACACTGTGGCTAATTATTAATGCAAAACAAAGCTACGCACTTAAGATTCAATTAAGAGCAAAACAATTTTTTAAAGAGGTAACACTATGAAAAAACTTTTAGAGATTATACTACGACCATACACTAAGTGGAAAGAAGATCGTGCATACAATAAACGTATTGAAGAACTCCGTAAACGAGACCCGTTTATATACAAATGATTAGTTGGGGCATAAACGCATTAAATCATGGCTCTAGCATAGCAGTTATTACTGATAAGCTAGAGTTCTTCCAAATTGATAATTCTAACGATATACTTGAATCAAGTATAGATCTTGCACTAATGCACGGAAGACCTGATCGTATCTATTGGTACGAAAATCCATGGATTAAGAAAGGTCGACAACTATATGCAGGACAATACAGTACAGCATTTGATATGTCATCATTACCGACTGCGCATTTAAAGAAGGTCGGCCTTAGTCATATTCCACTTACGTATACTAAACACCATGCTAGTCATGCTGCAGCCGGTTATTATACCAGTCCGTTTACTGATGCTGCAGTAGTGGTGTTAGATGCAATTGGTGAGTTTGAATGTGCTACTATTTGGCACGGCAAAGGTGATAACTTAACAAAAGTTTGGTCAGCATCTTATCCAAATAGTTTAGGTTTATTCTACTCAGCATTTACACAACTAATTGGGTTTACGCCAATACAACAAGAGCATCTATTACAATTGTCTGCAGAAGTTGGAGACCCGGCTAGATATTATAATACAGTAAAGAGTTATTTTAATGGAACAGTTAAACTTACTCGCAACTTACACAGAGGTGTACTAGATTGGCCACATCCTATAAAGAACTTACAAGATCAAACTGATATCGCAGCAGCAGTACAAAAGGTATTTGAAGAACAACTATATGGAGTTCTTGAGGTTGCATTTCAACTCACAAAGTCGTATAATTTAGTATACATGGGCGGCTGTGCAATGAACAGTTCAGCTAATAAAAAATCGTTACACAATTGGGAAAAAGTTTGGAGTTTACCTAATCCAGGTGACCCTAGTAGTGCAATTGGTGCAATATTGTGGCACACAAAACAACGGCTTGTTTGGGGTAATAATACTTCTAAACATATTGAAATTAAAGGATATTAAATGGCACAAAACGTAGACTATGGTTATGATATACAAAAGTTATATTTAGAAATGATGATAAGTGATGCCGCTACATTTGTTAGATGCCAATCTATTTTTGATCATAGATTATTTGATCGCAAATTACAAAAACCGGCAGACTTTATAAACAGCTATGTTGACGAACATAACGTAATGCCAACACTTGAAATTGTTAATGCTGCTACACAAGGTGACTTTAAACCTGTAGAAGGACTTAAAGAAGAACATTATGATTGGTTACTTAATGACTTTGAAACGTTTATTAGACACAAAGGTCTTGAACGTGCGATTAATGAATCAGCTGACTTACTTGAAAAAGGCGAGTATGGTCCAGTTGAAGACAAAATTAAACAAGCAGTGCAAATTGGTTTGCAAAAAGACTTAGGTACCGATTACTTTGCTAATCCACGTGAACGACTTATGAAGATTAAGGATAAGAATGGCCAAGTATCTACTGGTTGGAAGAACATGGATGACAAACTGTTTGGTGGTATGAACAGAGGTGAGCTTAATATATTTGCAGGTGGTTCAGGTGCAGGTAAAAGTTTATTCCTAGCTAACTTAGGTGTTAACTGGGCACTAGCAGGACTTAATGTAGTTTACCTTACACTAGAGCTTAGTGAAGAACTTGTATCAATGCGTATTGATAGTATGATAACAGGTATTTCAACTAGAGAAGTATTTAAGAACATTGAAGATGTAGAACTTAAAGTTAGAATGATTGGTAAGAAGTCCGGGTCATTACAAGTAAAATATATGCCATCAGGTAAGACTGCTAACGATATTAGATCATACTTAAAAGAGTATGAAATTAAAACAGATAGAAAAGTTGACGTATTGCTAGTAGATTACTTAGACTTGTTAATGCCAATGAGTAAAAAGATTAGCCCGGCAGACTTATTCATTAAAGACAAATATGTATCAGAAGAACTTAGAAACTTAGCAGTAGAAAAACAATGTGTGTTTGTTACTGCGGCACAGCTTAATAGAGGTGCAGTAGAAGAAGTAGAATTTGACCATAGTCATATCTCAGGCGGGTTAAGTAAAATTCAAACTGCAGATAACGTGTTTGGTATCTTTACAAGTAGAGCAATGCGTGAGCGTGGTAGATATCAAATTCAGCTTATGAAAACACGTAGTAGTTCCGGCGTTGGCATGAAGATTGATTTAGAATATGACATCGATACATTGCGCATTACAGACTTAGAAGAAGATCAAGGCTATGGTAATGCTAGTACATTATCAGCGGGTAGTTCACTTTTAAACTCTATTAAAAACAGAAATACAGTAGAAGCAGAAAGCAGTCCAAAAGTAACAGCAGGAATACAAAGCACTGCATTAAGAGACCTAATAAACAATTTAGACGTAGACGATTTTTAGCATAAATACTAAAAATATATTTTAAAGGATTTACGATGCGGTTACGCGAATTATACGAAACAATAAATCTGTTTGAAGCATACGATACTAAAGTTGCTAAACTACATAAAGAATTTGCTCAAATGCGAGCAGGCTTTCCAGAAAAGCCAGAAACACAATGGGGGCCTGCAGTACCTGCAATTCCGGGCGATCCAAGTGTACTTGATGAAACTCAATTAGCAGCATTAGTTGGTTTTGCCGAACAAGCATTTAAGTCGGGTGCAAAACCATCTGAACAAGCAATGCAATGGTACTTGTCATTACTTGAAACTTATTATAAACAGAACGATCCTAAGTTTGCAGGTAAGTTTGCTGCAATGATTGGCCAGTATCAATTTACTGATTTTAATTCATTAAACAATGAACTAGCACATTTCTTTACATCAGAATATGCTGATTCACAGTATATGAAGGATTTAGTTAAAGCAATTAGACCAGCTACTACACAAATTGATAATCTTATTACTAATGCAACTGCAGCTGAACAAAGAATACATGCAGAAAACGAAGCAGCTCGTAAATTAGCAGGTCGTCCGGATATTAAATTAATGGAAGGCGATCAAGTAATATTACCAGTAGATAACAAATATGATTGGTGGTGGTTACCATATAGAACACACGAGTTTGAATCAGCAGCTATGGGACATTGTGGTAACTGTCAAACATCTGATGGGAATATGTTAAGTCTTCGTACTAAAAAACCTATATGGCCTGAATTAACATTTGAATGGAATCCGCAAGATAAAATGTTATATCAAACAAAAGGCCCTCATAATTCAAAACCTGCTCATAGATATCGTCCGGCTATTTTAAAATTAATGCTTAGTGATTTAATAAGCGGCATTGGTAATGATTCATATCAACCAGCTAACGACTTTTCTATATTTGATTTTGAACCAGCAGATGTAAAAACAATTGCAGATCAAAAACCAAATTTGATTACTAGCCAAATAGAAAAGTATCCAATTGACTTTTTAAGAGCTCCTGAATTTATTAGAGCTATTCCTGAATTTAGAGATATTGCAGTACAAAACGCACGCGGATTAGCGGCACTAGTTGACAATACTGGCAAAGTCAACACATCACTAGATGCATGGGAAGATGCAATCGAAGCTGACAGAAGTATTATTATTTACGCTCCAGAAGATCTTAAAGATTATGAAGACCGAATTATTGATGCGTTAAAACGTGATTCATCATTGCTAGGATTTGCAAGTGCTAAGATTCGCGGTAATCACAAAATTATGTCTGAAGTAATTAGATGGAATCCTAACTCAATTGAACTAGTTCCTCTTAGAGCACCCGCATATGAAGAACTAGCACTACAAGCAGTTACAAAAAGAGGTGAGCTGTTAAAGGCTATTCCTGTAGAAAAAAGAACATATGAAATGTGTCTTACAGCTGCAAAAAATCGCCAGCTATGGGATGAAACTCCATTGAGAGAGTTTTACGAATTGTTTAATACACTACCCTTTACTAAAGACCAACATAGTGAATTAGCTTCATTGGTATTACAATACGATACAGAAAATAAATTATTAGATTTACTACCGGCTGAAATTAGAACATTCGTATCCACAATGGCTCGTCTTAAACTCAGTGAGCGTAACTATTATGGTGACGACCGCGCAGCACACGTAAAAGAACTAGTTGATTCAGTTACTCCTGGTTCAGTATCTGATGAAGAATATATGAAAATCTGTTTAAAGGCAGGTGAATTATCATTCCACCGCGCAGTACCAACAGAATTCCAAACATATGAATATTTTAAAAAATATATACTTACTATAGAACCAACTGCAAACCGTATTATTACACCGGTCTTTACTCCCGCTTTTAAACAATTACTACCTGAACAACGAGAAGAATTAGTATCAATTGCTGTAAAGTTATGTCCTGAATCGTATTTTGAATTACCATACGAGTATAAACTTAACTTATCTAGAACACTGAAGCTGATACAAAAAACTGATAGACCGTTAACTCATGGCATCGTTGCTGATATTACACTAGCGGCAATTGAACATGGTGTATCCGACGAAGACTATGATAAGTTAATTGCGTATTACAAACACTCACTTAAAACTAGCAGTGGTTCAACAATAAACCTTTTGAATAACTATGCATTGACGCAAGCTAAAAAATATAATAACGATGATTGGTTTGACGTGTTAGCGTATGGCGCTAAACTTAACTTAACAGAATTTATAAATATGTTAACTCCTGATTTTGTTGATAATAACTTTGAATGGGTTGTTGATATTATATGTAAAGAATTTAGTCAGTCTAGATCAAATTTGCACTTTAGTACATTAACCAACCGATATCCTGAAATTGTTGTTGAATTATTCAAACGCCTACCAACTAGTGAGCTAGGTAAACTACAATACCCGCATTATATAGCTCAGATGTATGAACTTGATCCTCGCAAGTTTAAACGAGTATTAGAGATTATGGTAGATCGAGAACCGCATTTAATTGCAGAAATACAAAATTTAGTACCGGACTATATTCCAGAAACAGAACAATCTTGGGTAGATAGATTGACCTATAAAGGATTTACTAATGGTGGAATTGCGGCATTAATATATAACTTCCCAATGGAGCTACTAACTCCTGAACTATTAAATACTGCAATCCTTGGTGCAAATAGAATGGATGCTAATATTGAAAGAAAAATAGAGGAGTTATACAAATACTATAAAGATAAACCGGAATACGACGCCGTACTAGAAAATATGTTAGATCTTGTACCTAACATCATTACAATGTTATCTCCTCAAGAGATTGAGCTTTTTCATGTAAAACGCTTTATAACGTATTTAGAAAACAAAAAACACTCACCAGAAACTATACTGCTACAGCTTAGAAGAGAACCATTTCCGTCAGCTGCATACCTAAAACCAGACATTGCAGCATATCTAAACAAATATAAAGCAGAGAAAGCACCTAACCTTAGCTCAATCTCTTTTTAAGGAAAATTAATGAAACTAAGAGAATTATACGAAACAATACAACTAGATGAAAACTATAATGGTAAGGTAAACAAACTTAAAAACTCACCGTTGTTTGCACAACACCCTGATCTACTACAAGACTTTGATGCACGCCTTGAATGGGCTAAACAAGTGTTCAGTGATAAGAATCAACCTATGCTTTGGTATATCACACTATACGAAGCTTGGCTGTTGCAAAAACAAGACCCTAATGCAAAAGCAAAATATGAAACGATGTTAGGCGGTTATCCACCGTTTGACTTTGCTGCATTTGAAGAAACATTAAATCACTGGCTGTCTAGTGCATACGCAGAAAGAAATCAGATTAAAGACGTAGTTAAAAAGATTAACGCCCAAACTACAACTGTTGATGCATTAATTAAAAACTTAGAAGCAGCTGAAGCAGTTATTAAAAAAGAAGATGAAGCTAAAGCTAAGAACGCAACTCCGATTGAAATACTCGAAGGCGACCATATCATATTGCCGCTTGGTAATCAAGGAGATTGGTGGTTACTACCTACTAGTTCTCATAAGGCAGAATCTAAGATTATGGGACATTGCGGTACAGCAGGAAACAACAAAAACGTACTATTGAGCTTACGTGATAAAACTCCAATACCTTGGGTTACTATGGAATACAGTGCTGACAACAAAGAACTCCATCAAATGAAAGGAAGATCTAATTCTAAACCTGCAAATAAATTCCATCATGCAATACTTGTATTATTAAAAAGCGATTTAGTTGACGGAATGTTCACTGGTCAAACATACCAACCAGCAAGTGACTTTTCTATATTTGATATGAACCCTGCAATGATAGAAGATATCGCCGCTACTAAACCAAATCTTATAATGACTCAAATTAAAAAGTATCCAATTGACTTCTTAAGAGCACCTCAAACTCTACGTGCAAATCCCGACTATAGAAACTTTGCTATATCATGCTTACCGGGTATTGCTGTAATCTTAGACGAAGCTGGCGTTACTTCAACAGATAACGACACTTGGGAAGAAGCAATTAACCAAGATCCTGGTATGATTATCTATTCACCAACTACATTAAAAGATTGGGAAAACCGTGTTACTAAGTATTTGGTAAAAAATCATAGAAACTTAGGCTATTGCGGTAATCATATCCGTAGTAATTATAATATAATGAAAGAAGTAATTACACACGGAGATGCAGCTGCAATTGAATTAGTACCATATAGAGCACCTCAGTATAAAGAACTAGCATTACTTGCTATTGGACAATCGCCAATATTGATTAAATCAGTAAACACAGAAGGCTGGTCTAAAGAGGAAATGAGAAAAGCATGGATGAATGCAGCTCATAAATATTTAGATACAGAAGATTGGCCAAATGAGTTATTTACACCCGAAGACGACAAAGAAATTTGGCGTACACAGGTTAAAAATAATAGATATTCAATTTCAAAAATTCCACCTGGATTGTTTGATGAACAAGAATTAATTGAGGTATGGAGTGATGCAACTAAAGCACATCCTTCGTTAATAAAGTCATCAGGGTTTATCAACTTAAATATCCCAGCAGAAACAAAAGATCAAATAAGAATTGCTGCAATATTTGAACACCCAGAATATATTGCTGACTGTAGACCTGACTTAATTGAAGATGAAAATGATAGAATTGAACTTTGGACTAAGGCATGTGATAGCTATCCTAACTTAATTACTGTACTTAAGAACGCAGCAATACCTGATGAAGTTAAAATAGAATTAACTGTTAAGACAGTACGTGATAATCCTACATATATTACAAATATTGATCAACGCTTAATACCTGATGAAAACGAAAGAATTGAACTTTGGATTAAAGCATGCAAAGTTCAACCAAAATATAAAAATGATCCGAAATTTCCAACAGACGCATTTGATAGAAACCCTGCAAAACTAAAAGAATTATGGATTAGTATGTTCGAAACCAACTTACCTCATGATTGCCCTCGGTTGAATGAAATTCCAGAAGGACTATTTACTCTAGAAGAATTAACTACATTAGCACGTAAAGTAATTGATAAAGACCCAAGCCAACTAATGTACGCGCCGCCCTCTATGACAACTACTGAAGAAAAATTAACTACTATTAAAGATCTTATGAATAGTGACCCATGGAAGGTGATGAGCTCACCACATAATCCAACTCCGCCTGATCTATATACTAGAGAACAAATTAAAGAAGTTTGGGATTATGCGCTTAGTAATGTTACTGACCCAGAATCAGATAGTAACGATGGATATATCGTAACGTCCGATTGGCTGCCATATCATATCGTTGATCAAGACTTGTTAAAGAGTACTATACAACACGGTGCAATAAACGACTATTTTGAGAACGATTCTATATTAGCTAGAATAAATTATAATTTGCTTGAACGACTATTTACTCCAGCAGAAATAAGAAAGTTACATAAAGATGTGATAGTAAATGCCGATTGCTATAATGAAGTCGGCGGACCGTTTGCTGCTATACCTTTAAAGTATAGAACTTATGAGTTATGTAGATTTGCACTTGATCATGACCCGTCTTATATAAACGTAGTAGTAGCATCAAAAGAAAACTTTACCGAACGTGAATTTGAAGAATTGCGGGCAATGTCTAATGACCCAATTGATGAAGAGTTCGTTAGAGATATACAACAACATACCGCACATAACTCATTCCAAAATTACCGCCCATTGCCATTTGAAGGACAATAAAAAACAATGAGAACATACTGACCCTGCGAAGCAGGCGGTAAAACAATTTTTACAACTTTAACTACATACCAAATGAAAGCCAGCTTAAACACTGGCTTTTATTTTGACTCCGCATATGGCCCCGGCCCATTACTTTCTTATACTATGGAATTCACTGTTTATTCACTGTGCTTATGGATTAGGGGCATAACAGTATATCACCATTTTTTAAGTTTTCTAGACCATCCAAACACCGTAGAACTATTCACTACGGTTGCGTATGGTAGACTTAACTTCACTTATGGATGATTCCAGCCTTGAGATTTGACGCGCTTGACGTTCTACCGTTTCCATTAGACGGTTGACTAGCGTATATAGATGGCTAGAGTCACTGTGTATAAACTTACTGCTACCATTTTCAAACTCTACTCGGCCCGGGACTATGCTGTTCGGGACCGGCTCTTGATTATATTGTTCCATACTAACTCCACTGTGTGTATACTGTATATATCACTGTGACGCCACTGTAGAGGCAGGTGCGGGCGAAAAGGGTCCTAGGGGTCTAAAAAATTTCCCGCGCAAAAAATTAGAGAGAAGTACTTACAGATTCTCACTGGTGATTTAGTACCTATGGGGTTAAATTTAAAGGAGTTTTTAGAGTTTTTAGAGTTTAGGGAAAAAAGGTTGCGTTGTTGTAAAAAAACAACAAATTGTTGTTTTATATGTCCCCCACCCCCCGGGGCATTGTGTATTGCGTTACACTATTATAACATATAAAAAAGCACATTGCAAGCTTTTTTTTTATAAAAAAAATTAAAAAAAGTAAAAATAATTTAAAAAAAAGCTTGCATTTTTTTTAAATGCGCGTATAATACATTGTAAGTTAAGTAATTAACTAGCTTTTTAAAAACTTAGTAGCTGTACAAAACGCGCGTTAAGTGTGCGCATACACACTTAATGTTTATATAACCCGCACAAAAAAGGGGATTACTATGCAAATTGAAAATATTACTGTTAATAGCATTGCTAACAATAGCGCAAAATTAGTGCAATGCGTGGGCGTTAGCACGCACGAAAAAGCGTCAATCGGTATTAAGATACGCTTTAGCGGCAAGCCCGATAGTAGTGCAAGAATTAGCACGCTAATTAACACTAAATTGCATAAGGGTATTACGTTTTGCAATATAAACGTGCAATGCAGTGAATTGCAAGCCGCACTATTATTGCGCGAATACTTGCAAGCAATAAACGTGCAAGAAAAAACACTTGATTTAATACCTACGCACGACATTGATGCAGTAACGGTATTTATAAACAAGTTTAGCACTACTGAACAAGATAACGCACGACAAGCGTGCAATGACAATAACATACAAATTGTGGAAAACAGTTTAAAAACTGAATACGCATAAAGCACAAAAAGAGTGCAATCCGAAAGGGTTGCACTTTTTTATTTATTTATTTTACTTTACATTGCACAATAAACGTGCTATAATATACATATATCCGCTCCGCTATCAGCGGGGCCACCGGCCCATCCGGTACGCTAAAAGCGTTACCCACTTACCTCAGCTTACCAAACCTCTCCATATACAATCAACTCACTCCGTTCGTCTATAAACCTCTAAGCTCTTTCCATCGCTTAACCTTTTGCGCCATACGCGCCGCCTGTTCACCGGGTGTCATCATTACACGCAATTTGGTTGCGCTGGACATATTGTACTTGTGTAATTTGTGTGTTAGCATAGTTATTATATGTTGTTGTTAAAAAAATATATTATAGCATTGCGTGTAACACAATGCAAGCATTTTTTTAATTAATGTATCCGATGGAGGCGAAGCCGACATGTATATTATACCACCTTTCCCCACCACCTGTCAACCCCTAAATAGTTACAGCGGGGCCTGAATCCCCGGGGCTATAGTTATATTATACTACCTCTAAGATGGTATGTCAAGTTCTTTTTTCCATTAAAAAATTTGCGCTGTAAGCGTTTAAAATTTTGTACTGCTATAGTTGCATTGCATTGCTTAGTATATAAACGCGCATTGTGTCCGCGTTAAAACGCAAATTTTAGCATTGCAAATTGTACTTGCTAAACGTATTTTTTAAAAACAAGTAGCAATCCTAAATACCTTACAGCGGGGCCTGCTGATACGCAGGTGGCAGATGGATACAACTATATGTCTCCGGTATCCTGGTGGTTCGGTTATTCAGAGCATTCAAGACCATGATGACCGGTTAACCGATCTAATATGCGAGACAAGGGGAAGCCCGGTCCATCGCATAATGGATTACGGGCTAAGGGACTACCTATGAAAATTGGTCGGTGAGCAAATTCTACAACCATCTGCCCACCTAGGTCTTTAGTCTTTTACAGCGGGGCCTTTCTGCAGGTCTTATTTCTTGTTGCGTCTTAACACTCGGCGACATGCAATTTTTTTGCTAGTGGTAGCGCGGTCGGATCTTCTTGCCATCTTGTTCTCCTGTGTAGTTACTTAACTTGCATATAGTATAACACAATGCTACACTATATGCAAGCGTTATTTATTACTATTTTATCAGCGCGTCAAACGCTCCGCAAAACCCTGCAAACGCTATTGTTATCGGAGTTGCCAAGAGCATCCACATTGTCGCGTCCACCATGAAGTTCATTACTCCATATTGTGTGTTGCGTGCTTGCGCTTGTTTGTTTAAAAAATTAGTAACTGTTTGTTGTTTAGTTTGCATAGTAGTTTGCACGCTGTAGTTGTTTAAGTAGTGCATAGTATAGCACAATGCTATACTATGCGCAAGTGTTATTTTAAGTTATTACAACCCCGAGCCGCATAAGCAGTTATACACAAACTCAGCGTCCTGTAATGCCACGTTGTTTATGTAATCCACTAAGTCCTTATGCTCCTCTACTTCCTCTACAAACGCGTGTACCGCAGCATCATCGTTCCACAAGTCCTCATGTGCATTGTAGTGTGTATTATATATTGTTACTATTTTTGCAATAATGTGCACCGGATGCTCAGTTGTGCCCCACTCCTCCGCATAGCCCTCGTCCGCCAACATAAACACTACACTTGTTATGCTGGGTGTTAGCGGGTACTTGCTTGTGTTAGCGTTATTTGTGTTAATTTTGTTTGTTGTTGCTGTAGTTAAATTTTGCATAATAAGCACGCTGTAGTAGTGTTAACAGTTAAGCGTTATTGCTTAACTTGTGCATAGTATAACAAACTAGTTTGCTATTGTAAAGCGTTTTTTTATTTTATTTTTTGCTTGCATTTTACTTTTATTTGTGTTATACTATATAATAAAGCTCGGGCATGCCTAACACCCGAGCTATCTACAACCAACTACTTCACACTTATCTCATATCACTATCACCGGCTACGTCACAGCGTGTCGCGTAACCAGTAAGTACCGTTTCATTCAATCTATCTAGCAATCTTACTTCAACTGCCCGGGCGGCTTGGCACTCGGCTTCTGTTTGGTATATCAATGTGTTATCAATTTCCTGTGCCCCAATAAACATAAACACCTTTAACACATATAATTTTAACATTTTAAACGCTCCGGCTATTTGTTGTTAGTTAGCGTTATTGCTAACTTGTGCATAGTATAGCAAACTATTAAACTATATGCAAGTGTTTTGTTTTCGGTTAGTCCACTAATGCACTTGCTCTAAGATCCACAAAGTTCGCATACTTCATTGTGTCTTTTGTTTCTCTGCGCTCACGTAACAATGCAGTCCGGGCACGCTCGACTTCTCTGCGGGTCTGTACACCAATTAGTCTTGCGCTCAACACTGCCGTATATTCTTGTACCGGTTTCATTCTATGCTCCTAATGGTTTCGAAAAGTCGTTGTTGTCAGCACGTCCATGTGCTCTGTGTTGCCTTACAGTCCGTACATTTCAGCTACGCTGTTTGCCACACGTCCGTCGTTACCCCATTGTACTTTAATGCAACCCGGATGTTCATTGCCCAGTGCTGCCAACTTAGCAAGTGCCAATTCCCAGTTGTTTAGTTTGTCTACTGTTTTCGGAGCGTCAGCACTTGTAAAGTAGTTAGCTGGTGGTACCTTACGTTCCGGAACATTGCTTTTACTTGTTTTCACTTTACCGCCTGCTTCCAAAAACGCTTGTACTGCATTGTTTGTTGCTGTGTTTTTTGCTTGTTTGTTTGTATTAGTAAACATAATTTGCACGCTGTAGTAGTGTTAACAGTTAGCGTTATTGCTAACTTGTACATATTATAGCAAACTAAGCACAAGTTAGCAAATGGTATTTTTGAGTATTGTTTCCATTGTGTCCGCGCGTGTGTACACATAACAGCGGGGCCTATTCGGCACTTCCCTGTGCCGTTGTATCCGTTATAGTCCCGATCCGCATAAGCAGTTATACACAAACTCAGCATCCTGTAATGCCACATTGTTTATGTAATCCACTAAGTCCTCGTGCTCCTCTACTTCCTCTACAAACGCTTGTACCGCAGCATCATCGTTCCACAAGTCATCATGTGCTTCATAATGTCTGTTGTATATTGTTACCATTTGCGCAATTATATGCACCGGATGTTCAGTAGTGCCCCACTCCTCCGCATAGTTCTCGTCCGCCAACATAAACACTGTACTTGTTACGCTGGGAGTTAGCGGGTACTTGCTTGTGTTTGCGTTTGCTGTGTTAATTTTTGTTGCTGTAGTAGTATTTTGCATAGTTAGCACGCTGTAGTTATAAGTTAGCTTAATTGCTAACTTGTACATATTATAGCACGTTTAAACATTTTGTAAAGCGTTTTTTTAAGTTTTGTTTTCGCTGTTACCATACGCGTGTACACATAGCAGCGGGGCCTTTCCGAGCACGTCCATGTGCTCTGTGTTATCTTACAAGCCCGAGCAACATAAGCAATCATACACAAACACTGTGTTCTGTAATGCCACATTGTTTATGTAATCCACTAACTTCGCATTGTCCTCAACTTCCTCTATACACGCTTGCATCGCAGCATCATCGTTCCACAAGTCATCATGTGCTTCGTAATGTCTGTTGTATATCTCTGCTATCTTTAATACTATGTGTGTCGGATGTGTCGTTGTGCTCCACTCCTCCGCAAAGCTCGCATCCGCCAACAGTGCCAGCACACTTGTTTTGCTCGGATAGTACCCGGGCAATTTGCTTGTGTTTACGTTTTGTGTGTTAATTTTTGTTGCTGTAGTAGTATTAGTTTGCATAATAAGCACGCTGTAGTAGTGTTAACAGTTAAGCGTTATTGCTTAACTTGTACATAGTATAACACGTTTAAACATTTTGTAAAGCGGTATTTTAGAGTATTGTTTCCGACATAACCGGGGGGGGGGGTGGTCGGTCGGTCTGTCAGATTGCTTGGCACTTCCCTGTGCTCGATATATCAGTTATGCCATTATGCTCGCTACTTCAGTGTATCGTTGTTTCAATCTTTCGATCATATGGAGTAAGTCGACATTAAAGACTAAGTCATATACATCGCTTTCCGTTGTACTCACTATACCAATTGCACTCGTGTAATGGAGTTGTTCGACTATAGTCGTTACAGTCGTTACATCTATTTTCAATTGTTTCGATACTTCAGCTAGTAACACTTTCGAAACTGTCTTGCGATCTCTGTCCGCTAGTCTATGAAACCCTTTTGCCAACATCCTTGCAACATCGGTATTTTGGCGTATCGTTGCACCAATGCTATCGTTATGCTCGTGTAACTCGTTTAAAAACTTAATATGGTTTCTCAATACTGTTTGGATAATCATTATGCGCTCCAGTTAATCAGTTAAGTACGCGCATACTCGATATATGCGCGTGTAAACAGCGGGGTCTATTGGCGTGCTTTGATTGCCGATTGCACCTGCTTGTTCAACAGCCCAATTGCCGCTAGCTCCTCTTTAGCTTGTTCCCATGTGTATCGTTGTTTCTCTACTACAACTACGCGGGGAGTATGGACTTGTGATACTGTAGTGCGTCCTCTGCGTCCTGTTTTAGTTGTTTTAATTGCTCCTCCGGTTGCTAAGAACATTGCCACGCGAGCCGCTAACTCCGCTGCTTGTTGTTGTTTAACTTCGTTGTTCATAATACCTGTTGCCATTATACACGCTCCGCTTTATCGTTAATGTCAGTTTCTTCAGTTTGCTCACAATCCCAACATGGTTCAAGCTCATCTGTTTCCATGTTGTATAGTACAGTCAAGTCCCCACACGTAGTGCAATACGCGCGTAGTGGGTAAGTGTTTTTGTATTGTACTTGCATAATTTTTACACGCTGTTTTGTTAATGTGTGCATATTATAGCATTGTAACACGCGCATTGCAAGTAGTTTGTTAACCGCAATGCGCGTGTACATAAGCAGCGGGGCCTATACGGTAGTTACGAGCAACAAGTTGTCCAACACATCCGCTTTAGCTCTGTATACCATGTTGCCGTGTCTCGTATGCTCAATTACAATCCCATTTGCCTCACACCACAAGTCCAAACGCGCTGCTCTTAAGCTCACTTTATCTTTAAACTGTGGTTTGTTGACTTTAACGGCAATAAACTTTTTTCTGTAGTTCAAAAACACGTTGCTCTGTATATACACATCCTCAATGTGTGCTAACAACGCTTCCCCTGCGCTCAATTGCACTAAGCTATACAAGCTCTCATTCTCAGCGTCTCTGCGTTTAATATCCTCTAAGCACACGTAAGCTGGAAGTTTGACGTCATCCGATGTGTGTGATACAGCGTGTACAATAGCAGTAGCTGTGTTTTTGAGTAATTTAGTAGTTGTTGACATATGATACGCTCCGAAAGTTATGTTAAGTTTTAAACAGTTAGCTGTTTTGCTAACTTGTACATATTATAGCAAACTAAGTACAAGTTAGCAAGTGATATTTTTGAACTATAGTTCCACTAGCTCGCCACGTGCTACTGCGTCCGCAGCTTCTAGTTCCTCTTTATAGAACTTGTTGATAGCATTGTTTGTTTCGAGATACGATTTGGAGTTTTTGGCTTGTGTACGCAATTGACGTGTTAATGCGTTGATGTATTTGATACGCGCGGCGCTTGTGATGTAAAGTATTTTTTGCATAATATACACGCTATAGTTATAAGTTAGC